TATTTCCACGAACCTTAGGACTGAATGAAAATTCCAGGGGATGAATAGGTATGTGGGATACAAAAAATCCTTTATACTTCATACATCCTACTACTCTTATTCCTAAACTGCGGACTACATCACAGCATTGTGTTGTATCGTGATTACCTGCTACAAGAAGCTTATTTCCATGAAGTTTCGATAGATACATAGGAATAAGCTCAGGTGCTTCAAAGGTTAGGTCTCCTACCATAATCACAAGATCATTCTTTTTGACAGTCTTATTCCAATTGTCAATGATAAGTTCATTATGATATGTAGGATCCATTCTCCTTCTATTTATAGCTAAGCGATCATGTCCGAAGTGCATATCTGCTGCAAAGAATACTCTACTCATCGAATAAGATTCTTTTACCACCACAGCATTTGCACCTTTCAGCTGAGGGATCAAAGTTCACCTGCCGGCATTTGTCACATACCCATGCACCATTAGATAGGACTATTTTCCCATGAATTCTCGCAAGATCTGTGGAAGGTTTATCCATAACTAATGAAGGCAGGCTAGATTTAGGATTCCGATAGTCTTTAAGGATTTCATCATCCTCCTGGTCAAAAGGGAGCTCTGAGTCCCCAGAATCGTCGATATAAAGCACTTTAGAGCTCTTTTCAACGAGTTTAGGATCTATGACAGTGACTATCTCAGTCCATTCTTTTAAAAAGTCTATAATAGTCCTGTAAGGTACAGAAGTATAATGTTGAGCATAGTCTAAGACAACATTTATCGGATACATTCCTGTTCCTCTGAATTCTACCCTCAATAGATAACTACTTCCTACCTTAAAAGTATGTTCATTTTTACCTATATAGGTAGCAATGATTAAATGATTTGTAAATGATGTCATCTTATTTTTCCTCTGTTATGTAATTCTCGTATCATATAGTCAGGGAATTTGTTACTGAATTTCTTCCAATAGCGTATGCTACAATGATCTAACCAGTAATTATTCCACGCTCTATGGATTTTTGGAGGATCCTCGAATTCACTAACGCTCACCCAACTTAGGCTACAGTTGATGATATCATATAGCCCTGTAGGATGTTTTTTACTTTGTGCAGATATTTCTTTCGACCAGTATCCATGAGGATGCTGTTTCCTTAGTTCCTTCTTATACTCATTAAAAATTTTGTGAGATTTAAGGAATCTCTTAAATGCACAAAGATCTGTATACTCTTTAGCCATTATACATCTAATTTGACAATAATACGAAGCGGCATCTATATTACATTAGTCTTAAAGCTGCCTGTAAGCCTGCTTCTAAGCAATCCTCATAATGTCCACACCAAACTTCATTAGACTGATGATATTCCATGATTGAAGCTCTAGGATGCAAACAAGTAATAGTCCATATATATGATAGTGTTTCATCTAAATAGACTAATACACTTACTCCATGCTCATTTCTCAGCCACTCTTGTAATTCCGCCTGATATGGAGCTGGACAACAATATTCAGGAATAATACCTAAACCATAGTTGTCTATATCTATAATATTTCCATAAATATCATAAACAGAATCACAGTCTTCATCACACCCTTTCTCAGCAGCTAATCTAGCTGTTTCAAAACTAATTCTTTTCATGATAAACCCATTTGTAAGTTGTATCGGAGCCTTTTATAGTATATACCTTCTCAAGCTTCCCTTCCTCATAGGCTCTCATGTGCATGTCACATATCAGATTACTTTTGGCAAAAGCTACTACCGCTATAAGCATACTAATGTATACTATAGATATGAAAACTTTCTCAGAAAAATCTCTCCGATCACTTATAGCTCCAAACCAGACAACTGATAGAACCATAACTACCCAAAATAAATATCCCATTTTATATAGATTAAATTATCAGTTTATAAATTAGTGACTATAGGAGCGATCAAACTCCTATAGTCTAGATATTACTAAAGCGTGTTGTTACACCTAAAGAAGTACTATAAGTATTGCTAGTTATAGTACCGTAAGTCATTAACTTACCTTCATTGTAGGGAATCCAGCTGCGGCTTTTCAGGTTCTTAACTTGACTTCACTAGCTACTTACTCTTATATTTCAGATTCCTGACTTCGAGTCTAGTCTTTCACCATTATTTAAGTATACCTACAGTTTTTATTTGAGGAGTAAACTGTGAAACTTATACCTCACCACATACTGCTACTCATCTACTCATTAAAGATAGCTACCTCCAAGCTCACTACTTTAGTAATAAAAATCTCCTCTCTTACCAAGTCATTGAGGAGATGAAAAATATGACTCTCGATTTGGACAAGTACTTAATGATCCAGGTTATATCATTACAATTCGTAGCATCATCTGTTGTAGGAATTTCACCTAACTCACCTGGTAGCATCGTTACTCATTTAATGCTTTGGCTGAGCTGCTTTGTAATAATCATTACTCATTAAGATTCACTTGGTCTTTTACTTAAGCCTGAAAGCCTATAAAATTAATTTAACTTACTTTTCACATTAGTTACAGAATTTCACTGTTTTTATGCAGTAGTGAGTTTTCCCATCCTCAGTCTGTTGTACATCTCAGTACCCTTATCCCTAATGTGATCCTAATGTGCCGCTTTTGCACCCCTACGTAACTGTAGACCCGATTTGCTCATACGCAGTTACCCCTACACCAGTTAAATTAATGCTTCATAAAACTAGAGTGTGCTAGTAATGGGCTATTATTCAGATCTTTTGTCTGTGCCATACTCTATATGCGACTATACACCAGTCTGACCTTCTTCTCTAGTTAGTGTATCCCTAACAGCGCTCCTATGGAATTACCCAATGGACTGTTGCCTTATACAGTAGAGTACTAGCTGTACCTCTCTATCCTACCATCCAAAGAATGCGTAGTTTTATTAAAGGCTCAAGGGCTCTGGTTTGGATACGGTAATATAGCCCCTTGTTAAATTTTCCCTGGTTTATACCAGTATTTCTTGTTGTTATTGAACTTGATTTTCATTCGCAAATTGGGGTTGTATCAATTACACCTTCAAGACTCTCATCTTCTAATCTTGAGTAATCAAAATCAGGAGATTTAAGAATCTCAGGAACACATCTTTCTTGGAAAGCTTCGATAAGGGCAGGCTTATCAGCTATAGACGCTTGCTTAATTAGAAACACACATAAGTCTATAATAAGGAACAGCTCCTTTGAGACTTCATATTCCTTTCCTTTGTAATGGATTGAGTACATATATAATAGATTGAGTACATACTTATATCCTTTAGCTTAAACAAGCCAATTAAGTTTCCACATCTTAGATAATAGTCACTATGACCAAAGTCATCATAGAAATAGTGACAGTTACACTCACCAGTCTTAGCATACTTTTCTTTAGCTGCTTTGACTTCTTCCTCTGGAACTTCAATACATTTAGTTTCTGGACTTACCCATACTTCTCGGTATAATTATTGTTTCATTATGAAATTCTTTTGATTTTACCAAATTTCTCCTGATTCAGACAACACACCTTTAAGAAATACTTTTCCTACATGACTCGGTTTGTATAGCTTTCTCATATTAGGGAAATTTCCAACAAACATAGTAGTAGTTAGGACATTCCAGTCCGAAGACCATACATGTTCCTCACCATATTTTTCTCTACTTATAGCTTTCAGTGCATTGTATATTTTAATACAATCTCCAGCTTCCTTCTTATGCTCAGTTTTTAACTGATCGTAAAGGGCGTTGTATAATTTGCTCATATAGGTCTGTAGAAAATGTTGTGTGCCCGTATTTTTAATAACCAGAGCTAGAAATCAAATTGAGGAATACTCCTATGAGAAATCCCCATAAAGCACACCATAAATAAGTCTTAGGGTCTGAAACTTTGTCTTTGTTAACAAAGTAACAAATTACACCTACAAAAGGAAATAGAAATGAGCAAATTCTTGCACCTGTTCCTGAAGGTTTTTTAGTGTCTTCCATTATAATTAAAATTAAAACTTAAATTAATATTGTTTTATATTGTTTATAAATATTTCTGTCACAACATCCAAATTCATTGTTTCGACTTATTATATTTAGTATATGGAGGAAAAGTGAGTCTTGGCATGTAAAATCTGCCTCTACCAAATTCTGACTTACTATAGTCATTTAGAAGATTAGTCACCTTTATGTAAAGATCTTTATTGAGACTTCTCAAAAATGGGTTAGCACTGTATATGGTGTCATCACTATATAATTTCTCTCCAGTTTTATAATCGTATATTCCTAACCAAAAAGCACGCGGAATTTCTGATACCCATCTTTGTGTATCTTTACAAAACCAAGTTCTCATAATTAGATCTATTAAAAATTACCCACTCCAGCATTTTCCAACTGGTATATCTCAAGACCTGTAATCTATAGTAGAAGAACTCTCTCTCTGATATAATCTACAATACTTAACGTCTGTGGAATCAGACTTTACTCCTGTTCCAGTACTGAGTAGCCTCTTCCTTAGTTGATTTGTACACAATCAGAGCTAAAGTCATCTACGTTCGTGTAGTAAGCAAGTAGTAAGTATCTTCGAAAGTGGGTAATTATATTATTGGCCGAACTCTTCAAATTCAGGAAAGAACCATAGGAGGAAGAATACGAATGCAGCTAAACCTATAAGTATTAAACCTATACTAAATATAGCTATAAATATCTCATAAGCAGCTTTATCTTCTTTCCAATATTTGTAAATTATATGCTCGTCATTAGCTTTGTAATGTTTCCATTGGATTTTAAGGCTAATGTAGGGGATACCCCAGAGTATAATCCAGAGTAGAATGATTCTTACATATAAATGCATCTTGTGTGTTAGTTAATAATAGTGCGGGTGAGAGGATTCGAACCTCCACGGATTTCTCCACTAGATCCTAAGTCTAGCGTGGCTGCCATTTCACCACACCCGCAGGTAGGACAAGTTATACTCCTGTCCTAAGAGTCTGGTTATTACCAGAGTTGTTTTATCATCTTTTAGTTTGAGACAATGTTACTGTTCCCCAATAGTATGAGATCTCGGAAAGGAAATTTTCATACTTCCTCCCAAGCTCTATACACCGAGGAGAATGTATTACTACTCCTGTCACACGAGACGAAGTTGTGGAAGCAATACACATAAGTATTGCATCTGGTGTCTTATTCCTGCAATAGAGAGTTCCCTGTTCAATTGTAGGATGCTCCTCTACTACAGGTTTCGCGTAAGTCTCTGGCTTCATCAGTGACAAATTTCATCGAAATGACGCTCTTCGACATCCTTCATGCTGGCAAGTTTTGCAAGTTCACTCTTGATTTCGTCGAGATCTTGGGCAGTAACCTTAAGAGCTTTGTTAAGATTCGAGCCAATACGATTGTACATCTTCTGAGTAGCCTTCGACTCTGCAATCATCTGACCTTTCTTAAGGTCAAATTGATCTTCAGGAGCACATCGCGCAATACCACGTACAGTACCTGCACTGTAGTTCAATCCCATGGTCTTTACGTGAGCAGTCATGACACAGACTACTACCTTTCCACTCTGGTGGAATTTGGTCTTTTGATAAATTTTCATAACTTATATAAGTTAAAAAGAGTTTCTGGTTAAAAACCTGGGACAAGCTTCACAGCTAACCCAGGGTAAGAAATTTGAAACGTTGACAGAACTTATAGTACAATAAGTTGTACTCGGAGCGGGGATCGAACCCGCACGATCATTACTGATCAAGGGATTTTCAAGTATTTATTGTGATATATAAATACTCGGACTATGTTATAACCATATCTCTCGACTTAGGTTGTGGGTATATAGTCTCTACACATTTATGAGTTTTACTCAATTTAGCACGGCGTTCTTGTCATTTATAAGGCTGACACATTCACCGTTTTAGCCCACTTCTACTTCAGAAGTTTCCTCCTGAGCACTCTTTACCTTATAGATACTAGGTACTACTCTGTCCACAGTAGTAGGTTTTATTAAACCAAGTTGAATTAACCTTCCATATCGACCTACACATTGTTTTGAACAAAAATAACCACTTTGATTGCGGTCACCTCTGTTATAATCATGTAGTTTAGATCCCTTTAAAAGAAAAGGCTTTTTACACATTTGGCAAGTAACTATTGCATCTCTATACCTTTTAGTGTCAAGGTATGAGTGTAACTTTCTTGGCAAAATTTGTAAATTGCTTATTTCATTATTTAAGGGATTTCCGTCAATATGGTCAACAGTTTCATCTCCCTCTAAATATCTATCCAAATGGACCTCCATTAAATATTTAGGATAAGATATAGTGCGTTTTACTCCATCAGGAAATACTACAACACATCTCAATCTATTATCCTTCTTATTTAAATATGGTCCATAAAATCTACAATTTTCATAAACCATAATCCATTTGTTTAAACTCAAAGTCCCTCGTGTCTGCCTATTTCACCATCCGAGCCCATAAGAGTTTATTTAGTTAAAACAGCCCCGTTTTCAATTGCTTCAAGGACTCTTTTAACACAGTAGTTCACAGTTTCATTGTGTTTACACTTACCAATAGGAGTGTTAAGTATACTAACGAGAGATACTAAACATTCCTGATCAGTAAGTTCATCTTCTGCTAAATAAGGTTCCATATTAGTTACGTTGAAGAAATACTGATGCCCATTCAGCAGGATGGTCAAAGTCAGCAGGATTCATATCGCGGCTCAGAGAATACTTATGCCAACAGTCAGGAAGCTTGTAATATCCTATGTCACATGCATCATGTGCATCAGGAATGTTAATGAAAAGTCTTGCAATGCAACCATATGTATAACTAAGGTCAATCTCCAAGATTAACTCGGTGTCAGGGGCAAGATCTTCTTCTTTAATTGAGTCCAGAATCAACTGTTGAGCTTCGTCAGTCAGAATCTCTGATTTCTTAAGGCGCTTTTCAGCATCCTTACAAAGGAATGTAATTGATTGTTCCATAATGTAAAATTTGAATGTTTGTACTCCCTACAGGATTCGAACCTGTGACCTACGGATTAGAAATCCGTCGCTACTGTCCTACTGAGCTAAGGGAGCCCGATTGTTAGGGTTGCGCAAAGAACAGATGTATATCCTCTTTTAGAATATAGGTATATTCTCCTATATCATCGATATAACGAAAGTTATTGCTTCCTACTATAACTTCTAATTCATATTCCTTACCTACTGTAGTTACAGAATTAGGACATTTGATACACTTTCGAGAACCTAGTGTAGTAACCTCAATAGGAGCTATAGTCCTTAGGAATATTATACTAGGACCTACTCCTATAGCTCTACCACATTCACCTGCATCTCTCTTATAGTTCCCAGTACATATACAGCCTGTGCCTGTCCTAAATACGCAATAATTTGTAGTATCTTCTGCTGCAAAGCACCATAGAGTTGGATGTGCCTCTGCAACTCTAAGCCAGGTATTACAACCTGCAGGTTTAAAAACTTCTCCTATCTTTCTCATAAATTACAGTATTTTTCATTAAAAAGGGTAGGGCTTTCACACCCTACCCCTCGAAAGGAAGTGTTTGTGCTTCAGGATATAAGACCGACATATATCCTCAGTTACTAGCTGGTAATTATCTCAGGGTTTTATTTATAGTATATAGGAACCCTTTGCCATTACTAGGCAATAAACCTACTGGTTTATACTCACCAAGTTTTTCACTCCTCGGTCTCAGAGTGGTTACAATTACTCTTGTAGGATTTGAGTAACTGCTTAATTTCTTCAGCTACTGCTAAGCATTCTTCTTGGATTCTTGCAGTTTCACGTAGAAGTCTTTCAAATTCCTCAGAAATTGTTTTCATAGTAGTGAAAGTTAAATAGTTAATATTACTAAATATACTTCCACTTCTCCCAATATGCGGAGAGTGAGGGATTCGAACCCTCGGTACGTTGCCGTACAACAGTTTTCAAGACTGTCACCTTAAACCACTCGGACAACTCTCCAGTTAATAAAAAGATAGCTATTTAGCTTCTTGCCTCAGGTTGCTATCAAGAGGAGCTCTTTCAATCTACCCTGCCATTTTCCTGCAGTAGCTACGTCACCTCACCTGCCATTCATGAATTACGTATTTATCCAATGGCTGTTGCTGTCTTAGTTACGCTTCAAGCAACCACTTTCTTTATACCTACATGAGACCTCTAACCTTCAGCTTATTCTGTAGATCTACTACAGCAGCTTCAGGGTCAGACATAGGTGTTGATTCGATAAAATCACTGTAGGATGCAACCCACTTGTGATCTTCAGGTAGGTAATCCAGGGTTACACCAACTGAATAGTCATTATCCTGGTCATCAGTAACCAGAATATTACCTTCACCATCCTTAGTACTGGGATAGAGTACAGGACAGGAAAGTAAGAGATCTGTGAGATTCATGATTACTTCAGATTTGCGTGAATTTCCTGGATCTTCTTGAACTGATTCTCCGTGAAAGAATTTTGAGCTTTCATATCCATGTAGAATCCCAGTTCAGCATCACTGATACCATGATTCTTATGGAGGAACTGCAACTCACGGAATGTCAGAAATCGACCAATGTCTTGAAGAACACGATCTCTAGTGAAGACATTCTTATGCTTCGCTAGATAGGAGCTAAGGAGTGGTATGCTCATTATCTCTAAATTCTGAATTTTTTTCATGTGAAGCGAGAAGAGTAAGTATTAAACTCTTAGGATTGAGAATAAAAGCAATAATCCATCCCATCACAATATCTATTACTCTCATAAGTAATAGTACTAATAATGGGATAATAATTAAAGCTAGTATGGATACTAATTCGAAAGGCATACGAATATCATCCAGAATAAGGCTGCAACCCACATGTAAAGCATGCGATCTATAGCCAGGGCATTCTTCTTCTTTTGGTACTTCTCATAGGTTGCTGTTGTACCTAAGCCAGGTTCATAGACATCCCTCGGGTTGTTTAAGGTTTGTACCAAGTTGTCCAGGAAGCAAAATGTTGCCACCAGGGCAAGGAGTAAAACGATCCAAATCATTATAAATCAGAATTAATGGTGATAGTGCCATGAAAGGCAGAGAATACGCTTTTTTCTAATACCATAACTTCCCCGATCTGATAGTCCGGACAACCAGTGTATAATACTACTCCCACAAACTCACTTTCATCTGTGTCAACCGCACCTTCACATTCATCTGTAACCATAAAAACTGCTAAGTTGTAGGTTACAATATCTCCTATGTTAAACTTAGGTTTATCATGAGAACCAATACTTACCTTAGTCATTTCTCGTAGATTTAAGTGTTATAGAGTCATTAGTACAATATACAAGGTCTCCTACCCCGAATATATTCAGGGCAGAAGGATCCTTGTATTTGAGAACTTTAACGGTGATCATACACTAATAGTGCTGGTCGTTAAAGTGATAGATAATCTTAGTATTAATAGGTTTATGATGCAGAGTATCCCACGTGGAAATAACCTGTATACGGCTGAATCGTTTGCCTTTACCTACATTACTGGGGCGTACTTTGTACATATTTGTACCACGTCGTGCAGATCGTGCTGCACTTGCTCCTCTTGCTTTTGACATGATAATGATGGTTTAGTTGGCCATCTTCTTGGCCTGGTTTAGAACGTAGTTGTTGAATGTTTTCTCCATGAATTTCTTGTAGGAGATAGGCTTCTTTCCTGCAAAAAACTTGCAGTTGTAGGAGAGTCGCTGAAACCCCGTATTCGTTTCGTCAATGCCAATCAGCTCCTGAAAGAGAGGCTGCTTAGTCTTGGGATTGGCGATGACCTTGTGGCTGTAAGAACAACCTTTAAGGTCCATGTTGAGGTCAAAACGCATCTTCGGCGATGCTTTTCCTGAATTGGGAATAACGGTAAGCATAATGATTTGTGTAATTAAATGTTAGTGATTGTGTAATAAATTATTAAAAAAATTACTGCATCTGACTTAGTTAACTGCTTCCCATTAGAACTATCTGCCGCATTAAAGGGGTGACGCTGGCACTGGTATCTCACGAAGTATACCGAGCTGATAGACTAATGAGTTGTGTTCTACATTGACTCCAGATTGTATGTCTTATGAGCCATTATCCAGGGACTGCTACATTCAAAGCAAGTTTAAATAATTTGGATCTAGACAGTAATAATTTGCTAATTTCTCAAAAAGGCAGGCATCTCTGAGATGTTTACCAATTTGCCAAAGACTCTGATATATTCACCAGCCTTAATACGAGGTCTTTTAGGACGCTTGTACTTGCTGAGTGCTGATAATACCAAAGCTTTCTTAGCAACCGTAGAATAGGCTAATTTAGCCCTTTTTATAGGTTGCATGGCTCACAATCGTACCATTATGATTACGCGAAGGGCCCTTTTCGATACGACAGAGGACGAACTGCCGACATTCTTGCATCCTTGATACAAGTCCGTGATAAATGAAATATTTCATCTCTTAATAGAGATTAAGTTCTGTAGAATAGTACAGCTATAATTTCTGCTATTAACCCTATTATAGGAATAAATGCACAAAACTTAATCCAGTCGGGTATGTTATACTCGGCTAAATTAATCAACGCACATAGCTGTAGACAATACATTAGGAATAGAAATAATAATATCATAGAATTAAAATTTAGTACTGGCAGAGGGACTTGAACCCACGTGTAACCAACTACCCTTTCTACAAGGTATAAGCTTGAGGGGATATGCCAGTTCATTTTGATATAATTATTAAATTAGTTCCTGTAGGGAGATTCGAACTCCCCTGTCTAAGGTGTCACCAACAATGTTATAATGGTGACAAAATAGCTCTCCATATATCACACTAATCTAAGGGTGTGTGACTATCAGGAATCCTTATGTCAAGGCAAAATTATTACCTCGGGCAATGAGGCAGCTATGACAATTAGTCATACACCGACCGCATTTCAAGCCCAGCTATTGCAGTTAGCCTACCTGTTTATCATTAATATCTGCAAACTATTAATATTATCAGGTAATATTCATCTTAGACACTATAATCAGCCTTTGATGATATAAGATTGTGCATACCGCCTATGTGAGACAGTTAAAAGTGCCAAATACGGTTTAAAGAACGTGGACAGTATGCACCAGTAGGTAAACATTTCTCAATGGATACTACTGTTTATTATTTCTCGTTAACATAAGATATTCTTTTCTTGAAATATAGGGAGCACTATTAGGTTGAGTTTTACTTAGCTTAGCTTGAATCTGTAATACCCAATAAAGCTGCTTCTCAGTTAATGGCTTATTATAGGATAATTTAGCCAAAATACTTGACAAAAACTCGTATTCCCATTTGCTTAAAATATGATAATATTCATACAATTGCTCAATATAATCCTTGTTAGTGGGAATTAAAGTTGCTCCTATAGAGTTAAGATGTGCTCGGGATCTTGCCCTTACAAAATCACTATCTATAATGTTATATAACATGATGTTATGAGCACAATCTTTGCCTATACGAAGCAAATTCCCATTGAGATTATTCTTTATGACAACAATCTTATGTATGTAGTGAGTACCACAAATACATTTAAAATCATTGTTTAAAGAATACTCTAAACTGTGTCTACTCCACTCATTTAGTGCAAGATTAAAATCTTTCTGGTTGACACTATGTGAAAGTAAAACTGCTTTAAATTTATCAGATTTGCTCATAACTTTAAGTTATAAAGTGAATATTCTGTGAAAAACTCATAGACTCTACTAATATAAAGCCTATGAGTTATTGTGCCTGGATAAGGGATCAACCTACACCAGGCTGGGGCGTTATTGACATCGGGCAATATCAATAACTGTACTCATCATTAGGGCTTGATAAGTACACTATTTAAGAGTTAGTGAACAAATTCCATACAGTATATCAGCAGCTATTAACACATACTTTTACATAAGATTAATACGAAAATGATTCTAAGGTATGAAATTTTGACTGAAATATTCCGAATGAACAGTTACTCCAAAATATATTTTGAGGCCGTAAAAAGGCCCTTAAAATGCGAAATAAGGGTATTGGGGAGATAATCTCTCACTCCACTTCTCACAAATCATCTAAAATTACTGAGAAATGTAAGGAGAGAAGATTAATTCTCCTCTCCGAGTTTAAGAAGTTTAGCAATCTCCTCTACTAGAGCAGGTACATCTTCAAAAGATGTAATAGCATAAGCCTTGACATCAGGACCTAGGTTAAGATAACTCTCGGGAATGGAGGCTTTGCCATGTACTCCAAGCTTAGAAACTATTACAGCACGTATGACTCCATTGGAGTCTGCTGCTACAACATGCAGATTACCCTGACCTGAAGGATGAGGGTAATAACTACCAGCTGTAATACCGGCCTTATAAAGAGCCATGCTTAATGAGTGGATAAGGTGATGCTTACACCTAGTGAAATTAGGATGGTAAATAAATCTATCCATACCATGTGAAATGTGAAAGTAGTAAAATCCCTCGCGTATATAATATTAACCAGACTACTACTACTATCAGGTAAATAATTAGATAACTAGATCTGCGGTCGTACGCACGAGGGATGACTATTTATCCTGATAGGAAATTAATTTCCCATCGTAAGTACACACTAATACAAATATTGTCCATTATGATAGGAAACTTGAATTACGGTAATGCATACTTGGAGAGATCCAAAAAATATCTCCCCACACCCAAATGATGAGTGTGAGGAGAAAGAAGTGGCCTACTTCAGAGCGAAGTTGACCTTTCCCGAATTCAGAGCTTCGAGAGTACTGGTGGCGACTACGACAGCATCGCCAGGATTGTAGGCAACCATCGAGACCTGGATGCGATCCTCGTCATCCGTCCAGACAGTCATGCGGGCATTCAGACCCTTCTTGTAGTCCGTGATGGTCGGAACCTTACCGTCGGTGAACGTGTTGGTGAACACGAACTGACTGCGAGGCGTGTCATCCCCTTCAACCTTGAAGAAGATACGACGCCGGCGATGATCCTCAACGGGATTGCCCTGCTCGTCACGTACAAACTCACGATCACCAGTGGGCTCACCATTGGCATCGAGTTTTGCGGTGGACTTGAAGACCGGCTCGATACGAGAGATCACGATGTCCAGATCCGTCTCGTCCTTCCGGAGATTCACCGCATACAGCTTGCCGAGAATATCAGCTTTTGCCATAACTTGATAAGTTTATGATACGTTGTAACCTGCTTTGTGTCGGTGAGGCTACGATTATACCGAGAGGTTTCCGTAACTACGGTGCAAGATGCACTGACCGTTCGGTCCTCCGAAGGCTGGCCGGGTCGCTGGCTTTAACACTCCTCAGAAACCTGACGGGGGGAGAACCCCAAAAGGGAGCTGGGAGGGGGCCTAAGTGGGGAATATGTCGCCCTCAAACATTTTCTCCGGAAAAAATTTTTATTGTAGAAAAAAATTTTTATTTTATAAAATTTGGAAATATGGGAAATTTTTTGTATATTGCAAAAGTTTTAAATTCACTTTATGGGCAAGAGGAATAATTTAGAGAAGGTAATAGATACTCTAAGGAAGGAGCAGTCTAGAGCCAGGGAGTTAAGTAGTCGCAGTACTACTAATGGAGAATTTTACTTTTATGATAGCATTGCCGAGCATTTAGGTGAGGTTATTCATGAAGTAGCAAGAATTAATGATTTACTAAGTTATGAGCGATCGTAAGAAGGTTCTAACACTAGAAGATTTTGAAGAGTTTTTACGAGACTACCCTATTGAGGGACCTACGGAGTATCCTTTAAGTGAGGCTACTTTAAATAAGTTTTTTGAGTATGTTAAAGAAGGCATGCATTATGCGAAGGAGGAGTTTTCAAGTAGGAGAGATTAAGGTTGAGGATTACGATCTTTCTATAGATTACGTAAGGATTAAGAAGTCCAAAGATTTTTTAGATTTACGGTTAACCTATGAGGATGGTAATTTAGTAGAGGTATCTACAGATTATAGAATTTTAGTAAAGTCGAGTAAGCGGCATAAACTTAAGAGACGATGAATACATTAGTAAAGATTAGGCGTTGGACGTGGGAGTTTCCGCAGAGTTTATTAGGGGCTATATTATTGCCTTTTTATGAGAAGACGCGATTAAAAACCTTTGAGTATAGGGATCAAGAAGTGTATATCTACGATAAATTTCCTGGGGGTATTTCCTTAGGTTATTATATACTATTAGACTACAATAGATATGATTGGAATAACAAGAATATCAGGCTTAGTTTAAAGAATTCTATTAAGCATGAGAGTGGTCATGGCATTCAAAGTAAGTGGTTAGGTCCGTTGTATTTGCCCACTGTAGGATTGCTTAGTGGATGTCATAATATTATTTGCAGGATTAAGGATCATTATCATAAGCGTTATGATTATTACAAGTTTTTTGTAGAGAGATCAGCAGATAAATTAGGGGGAGTTGTGCGATGAGATGGGAAGATTTATCAATGTCAGATAGGTCTAATTTAATGAAAACCTATCTACAAAATGGAGTGACCCAGCTTAGTGATATGAGGGATCATTACAATAAGTTCGTAAGTGGTGGTCCTTTAAGAGATGAGTATGATAATCCTGACCAGTATTATGATTATAGGACTGCTGAAGAAGTAGGTGATATGTATGATCCTAAATCTAAGCATTGGGCTTCGAGAGACCCGAGAACTGGTATGATTCTTAAAAATCCCAAACATCCTACTTTTGGTATGGCTATAAGGGAGGATAAGGCTGATGGTTATATCCTTTATATTGATTCATCTACAGGGAGATATTATACTCTCAGACCTGGGGAATATGCTACTTCTCCTTATAAACCTACACTTCGTAGAGTTAATAAATTTGATGAAGGAGGATTATCAAGTACTTGGGATAGTGGATATATTAGAAAAAATCGGGGTAATTTAGATTATTTATATAATCAACATAGGAGATCAGGGCTTACTCATAATCAAGCAATAGCTTTACTGAGTAATTATATTGTAGAAAGTGGTGCTGATCCTCACATGAAACAAATAGGTGGTGGCGCTGGAGAGGGGCTCATTCAATTTACAGATCCTTCTCGTAAGTCTAGCTTAAAGGAGTTTCAACCTATTCATGATTTTGATGGAGTGTTAGATCCTGAACTACAAAGGCAAGCACGATATATTACAACTAACATAGCTAATTTAAAACCGGGAGAATGGAGACATGGAGGAAAAAGCAATAAATTTAATACTGCTAGAGAAGCTAAAGAAGCATTTTTTGACAACTCAAAATCTTTAGATGATTTAGTAGAAATTGTCTCAGAAAATTATGTTAGACCAGGAAAACCTCATTTAGATAGAAGAAAAGAAGTTGCTGCTTATCTAAACAAAGAATATTACGATAATCCTATTTCGAAAATATTCAGAAATTATTAAAATAATTGCCAAAATATTTGGAAATGTCAAATATTTTTCGTATATTGCAAGAAATTTAAAAGATAAGAGATATGGCTTGTAAGAAGAAAGGTAAAGGTAAGGTTAAGAAGTAGTTGAGATCGTGTGGCACTACATGGGTGGTTGTCAATAAATACTATTATTCATGTCAAATGCAGCAGGTTCTCTGCTGGCACGGGTTAGGGGGTACCCTTGGTAATGTAAAGTTCTTTACAAAGTCCATAAAACTCCTTCTTTGGGAGATGGCTGAATGGTTTAGGCACTTGACTGTTAATCAAGGTTACGCAGGTTCAAATCCTGTTCTCCCAGCTAATTAAATTTAACTTTTATGAGCAAGAAAACTTGGATTAAAATTGGGATTGGCACAGCTGTTGTTTTAGCTGTTGCCGCAATGATTAAAATTGTCCCTTTTTATGGGACATTGTTGAGTCTGTGCAGTTATGCTGCAGGTATCGCTTCCTACTGGGCTATTGATAAGTTTGGCAAGGAAGTAGTAAATAAGGAGAAATAATCAATAATTAATTATGGAAGCAAGAAGAAAGTATTACACCTTTGGTGAAGCCTTAGGTAAAATTATGGAGGATCCTGATAATCTAGTCATGACAAAATCCAAATATGCCTCAAATGGCAGTGTAATTATGGAAGTCCTACCTCATGTAGATTATGGGTATCCTAAGAAACCTTTGCTAATGTTGGTGACTCCCATTGGAGCAGTAGAATATGTTCCCTCACAAGAGGATATTCACAGTATGTCTTGGTTTATTCTTCATAGAGAATGTATTAATGAGGGAAAGGATGAGAAAGTTCCTGAAGATTTAACAGAAGATGAATTTAGTCCTGCTGATTCAAAAGCCTTAGTTAAGGAACTGGCAGATGCTGTTACTGAAATGAATAAACTTATTAGTAAGCTTCTTTAATATGAAGAGTAAGGATATAGTATTTGGCTTAGATGCCCTTTCTGAGGTTAAGAAAGGAGTTGACCTTTTGGCAGATGCTGTAAAGGTTACCTTCGGACCTAAAGGTAATACAGTAGTTATATATGAGGATAACTATCCGAAGGTTACGAAGGACGGTGTTACTGTAGCCAGAGCTATAAATTCTTCAGAGCCACTATATGATGTAGGTGTACAGCTTGTCAAAGAAGCTGCTGCTAAGACAGCAGATATGGCAGGAGATGGGACTACAACATCAACTATCATCGCTCAAGCTTTAATCAATCTCATCTATCAGCAACTTGTTGCAGGTGCAGATCCTAAAGCTATAAGAGCAGAGTTAGAGAAATCCAATGAGGTCGCTAGGGAGGTTATTAAATCCCTAGCCACCAAAGTTGGTGATACTCCGGATAGCATCAAGCATATAGCTACTATTTCTGCTAATGGGGATGAATTTATAGGTACACTAATTGCAGATGTTATATCAAAGATAGGATATGATGGTGTTATTACTCTAGAAGAGTCTAATGGCTTTGATACATATGCCGAAACCGTAGAAGGGATGCAAATTAATAAGGGATATATCTCTCCTTATTTTATTAATGACCCTGCTAATAGAGCAGTAGTATTAAATAATCCTAGAGTACTAATTTATAATGGTATTCTAAATAATGTTAAGGAGCTATTCTCAATCCTTGAATATATAGTACAAGACAATGAAGAAATCCTACTTATAGCTAATGACTACTCACCTGAAGTAATTAATGCTATAGTTAGGAATGTCCAAAGAGGATTGCTTAAAATAGCAGCAATTCGAGCGCCTGGTATAGGTGAATATAAGAAAGATCTTTTAGAAGATATTTCAATAATTACAGGATCTCCAGTATATGATAAACTACCTATTATACCTTTAAAGGGATATCCATCGTCAACAGATGATATTAAGTTAGGTACAGTTAAAAGAGTTGTAGTAACCTCAGACAATACTACTATTATTGGTTCAACTGAAGCTAATGAATCAATTAAAGCAAGAGTAGAGATGCTTAAGGAGTCATTAAAAAACGATTATCCTAAATATCTTATAGATGATATTAAATCTCGAATTGCTAAATTATCTGGTGGAGTAGCTGTTATTTATGTAGGAGCACCTACAGAAATTGAAATGTCTGAGAAGAAAGATAGGATTGAGGATGCAGTATGTGCTACTAGAGCTGCTATTGAAGAAGGAGTAGTTGTAGGAGCAGGCATTATACAGGAAGACATCTCTAAGGCTTTAGAGAAGAAAGGATATTATATTTTAGCTAAAGCTCTCATGGCATGTAGAAAGCTTATTCTTGACACTATGCCTATCTATTATGAAGATGCTTTAGAGTCTAATATTTTAGACCCTGCTAAAGTAACAAGAGTCTCTATAGAGAATGCGCTTTCTGTAGCATATATGTTCTTATCTACTAAATGTGTAATAATTAATGAGAATGAAGCATCTAACAGCTTATATTGAGGCGTTTAATGAAGCTTATACTCCTCCCTATAAGTTAATATTATGGGGTCCATTCTCAGCTGAAAATAATAAAGTATCTATTGGTCTAGAACTTCAGCTCTTATATGATAAAGGATTTCAGACACTTTTTATAGTAAGTGATGAATCTGAGGATATGACAGAGAAAAATATTAGTTCTACTGAATTAAGAATTATTGACGCTTTTAGAAAAATAGATTTTAATCAATATCTTAAACAATGGAAGGAGAATTAATTAAGCCTAAGTGTCCTCCTTTAGAGTCTCCTTCCGATTTTGAGAAGGTTAAGTGGAGTAAAGAGGACTATAATAGAGAGCCTGTATTCTACTGTAAAAAGTGCCTTAGTTTAGCAATTATGGCCTATAATGAATCAGGCATCTCTGAATATTGTAATGATTGTGGTAGTACAGATATATCTACAACGTCTATTAATGAATGGAATGCTCTCTACAGAGCTAAATATGGTAAAAATTTTTAATTATGGGAAAGAACATGGAAGCAAAACAGCAGGAAAAGCTTACTTATGATCAAGTTAAAGACATTGCAAATAATCTTCAGACGCAGTTGCAGACTCTTCAGAAAGAGTATAATCGCCTTATGGTAGAGTACAACAGAGCTATGGAAGTTGTTATGGGCAAGCGATTAGATAGTTTGTTTAGTGTACTTAAGTATAGGGAGCTCTTTAATGAAGATTTCGTAAGTGATGCTATTAACAGCATTGAGGGTATGCTTACTATTAAAGAAGCTGAGCCTGAGAATTACTCAGACGAGCCTTGTTGTGATTGCCAGAAAGCAGTAGAGTAATGAGTAAGAGAGATATGACTAAGAATACTGACATTGTATCTATTTCTACCAATTTAAAACCTACTAATCTTAATTTTTTTAAATTATGGTTAGAGTTTCTAAAACCTTTACATAGATTACCTGGTAGAGAACTTACAGTGTTAGCAGCATTATTACAACGTAGATTTGAGTTATCTAGAACAATTACAGATGATGATATACTGGACAAAGTTTTGTTCACTGATGAGATTAAAAAAGGTATTGTAGGAAGCTTAGGCATATCTCCGGGAAACTTTCAGTCAGTATTAACAAATCTACGAAAAGCAGGAGTTATTACTAATAATACAATTAGTAAAAGATACATTCCCTCTTTAGAATATGAAGAGGACTCTTATAGGCTATTACTAAATTTTAGGATTAGTTATGATAAATAATAAGACTCTCCAAGATATAATTTTGGCTGCTGCTAAGAAATTAGATATGCCAGATGACGTAGTAGAAATAGCTTATAGAGAATATTGGAATTGGGTTAAGAATACATTGGAAAATGTTCCTGTAAATGAGGAAATGACAGAAGAAGAGTTTACAAAGATGCAGACTAGCATTAATGTTCCTAGCTTAGGCAAGTTTTATGCAACATATTCCCGAGCTCAATTCCTTAATAAGCGATTTAAAGAATATGCAAAGAAAGCAGTTCAAGATAAAGAAGGTGACACCTCCGTTCACGAAGATGATAGTGACATCTAATACTTACACTGAGGAAGAGTGTGTAAGTGAAGCAGGTCTTATTGAAAAAGACTCTGTAGGTATGCTTAAAGAAGTACAGGAAGTTATTGCTGTAGGACCTGGAGTACGAGAATATAAACCTGGGGATCTGGTACAGATTGACTTCTCGAAGTATGCTCGGAAGCGTTTCACTAAAGATGAGACCAAAGCAGACATGCCGGATGAGTTTTATAATGAAACTCTAGATTTTGAGATCCCCATGTTTGAGATAGATGGTAAGGTTGCACTACTTATTGATAGTGCCAATATCTTCTTTAAAGTGGATGAATTTGAGTGGGAAGTAACAGAAGTTACTCCTCCGAAGACTAAGAAACTAGTATGTTAATTTAACGCTCCCTATCACAAGTAGGGAGCTTTTTTGATATGAAGCTATTTACATATAAGGACTATAATTTAAAGATTTCTGAAGAGGCTTATGCTCTAAGACCATTTAAGAAACTTGTAGATAGGGATAGGACTAAGGATAAAACAAGGGCTATGAAAGAGTTAGCTTACTTATACTTTATGTATGATCCAAGGTCAGATTTTTCCTTCGAAATTATAGAGGCAGACAGAGATTTACGTGTTAAAGATAGTATAGGATTAGAAGCTGATTGGAAACCAGATAAGCAGGTTTTAGAAGCTATAGAACTTTATAAATACCTAACTACAACATCTTCTTCTTTACTATTACAAGATACAAGAGTTATTATTGATAATATTCGTAATACTTTTAGATCTATAGATTTAACAGAGAAAGACGCTAATGGTAAACTAGTATTTAATATAGGTCAAGTTATGACCGCAGTAAAACAAGTCCCTAGTCTTGTTAAGGAGCTTGCGGATGCTGAAAAAGCTGTATCTAAAGAAATTGAAGATGTAGGTATGATGCGAGGTATGAAGCAAAAGACTATCCTTGAAGATGGGCTATCTAATTTTTTGAACTATCATGATTCTTCTTCCAACTAACGAATTTCAAACTCCTATTACTGAAGAATTACGAGATTCACTGCCTACCGAAGTTTGGGATGATTTCATGGATATTATAACAAATACAGAGTTTATAAAAAGTCTTATTTCTCCTGAACGTAAGAGAGCAAAAGACCTTCCTAGGGATTCTTATGGGAGGATTATTGTAGACGTCTGTCATCCTCATATCCTTGAAAATATGGATTATTTTAGGCAATCTGCAATATATTTTCAGAAATATGGATGTTATACTAAGCTACTTCCAAATCCTAATCCTAAGTCTGAATTTGGTATGTGGCTAACTAGGGAAGTTACTAGATGTCTTGAAGGAATGGTAAGACCTGAAGATGGTGAATGGATTCCAGGAGATATGTATTTTTATCTAAATTACTTCCCCATTATTCAAACAAAGCTTCGTAAAGGATCTAAAATTGGCGATCGTATAGTAGATTTTCCAGAGTTTTGGGAAGGAGTCTATCTAAGGTTTCACTATCTAAATCAAGCTCGAAATGGTGGAATATATGATGATTTTGTAGGTGCTAAACATGCTGTAGAAATTGCATCTAGAGGACGAGCTATTGAGGTAAATGAGTTAGTAGAAACTCCAGAAGGGCTTAAATTATGGAAAGACATTAAAATAGGGGATTACTTATTTGGAAATCACAATACTATTACAAAAGTAGTAAATATCCCATTTGTAGGAGAATCTCCTTGTTATAAAATAACTCTTAGAGATGGAAGAACTATCACAGCTTCTGATAATCATATTTGGAATGTTTATAAACGTAATTCTAAGAAACCTATACTCAAAACTACGCTGGAATTATTTAATGAATATAAACATTCTCATAAGATAAGCTCTAGGGTTCCCAAAGGTATTGAATATATATATTCTATTCCATCTAATGAAGGAGTTGAATTTAAAGAAGATGTTACGCAAATAGATCCATACACGTTTGGGCTCCTTCTAGGAGATGGTTGCTTTAAACATCTTAGTTGTTATTATACGTGTGAAACTACTGATTTTGACATTATAAAGCAGTATATACCTTATCAGTATACTAAATGGAAAGATAAGTATGCGTATAGAATTCATATTCCTAATTGGAGAACTTTACTAAAGTTTTATAAGTTAGTAGATAAAGGATCTGAAGATAAATTTATTCCTAGAGAATTTAAGTATAATAGTAGAAAAGTTAGGTTAAGTTTATTACAAGGATTAATGGATACAGATGGATATGTATCTACAGATGGCATCCCTATTTTTACTACAGTTTCAGAGTTTTTATGTCAAGATATAATGTGGCTTGCTAGAAGCTTAGGATATAATTGTTCTTTTAAAAAACATCCAGCAGGTTACAAAAAAGATGGTATTTATAAAAGATGTAAAGATGTTTATATTGTAAAGATTTATGGAGGACCAGAAGTATTTAAACTTCCTCGTAAAAGTAATCTTGTAAACTATAAATCTAATTATGCTAAATCTAGAAGAGATTCTACTAGGATTATTAATATTGAATTTGTTGGAAATAAACAATGCAAATGCGTTACAGTAGACGCTTTAGATGATTCTTTTCTTATAGGAGATTTTATACAGACTCATAATAGTAAGTCGTATAGCATAGCTGCAATAATGTGTAAAATGTTTCTATTAGGAGAATCTATGACTTCTCTTAATAAAGTTAAATGCACTATTGTAGCAGATCAGAAAGAATTCTTAATTAAAGACGGTAGTCTAAATAAGTTTGTAGATGGCATAGATTTCTGTTCAAAGTATACTCAATTTCCTAAAGCTCGTTTGAAAAATTCACTATCAGAAATGCAATGGGTATCTGGTTATTTAGATAAAGAAACTAATATTCCTAAAGGTACACAAAATGAAGTTTTAGGTATTGCTATTAAAGATGATGCTGATAAAACTAGAGGAAAGAGATCTCAGAGACTATTTTATGAAGAGTTTGGTACGTTCCCAAAGTTTCTAGATGTTTGGCAGACTTCACTTCCTAATGTCCAAGAAGGTAATGTAGCTTTTGGATTAGCTTATGCTATAGGTACTGGAGGCTCTGAGGGTTCAGATTTTATGGGAGCTCTTGAGATGATTAATTATCCGGATGGATATAATGTTTATTCTCTTCCTAATGTATATGATAAGGGTTCTGTAGGAGCAAAAAGAACTATATTCTTCTTTCCTAGTTATATGAATTCTAAAGGATTCTATAATGAAGATGGAGTATCTGATGTTGTTGGAGCTATCATCGATGAGTTAAAATTTAGAGTAAAGTTAAAGTATAACTCATCTGATCCTATTCAGCTCACACGTCGTAAAGCTGAGTATGCATTTACTATCACAGATGCTATTATGCGTAGGGATAGTAATATCTTTCCTTCTGATAAATTAAATGATCGTATTCTAGAATTAGATCAGAATCCTAAGAGTTTAGACGATATGTGGGTTGGAAGACTTGTTCAGACTAAAGAAGGGAAAGTTGAATTTACTCCAGATGCGGATGTAAAGCCTATTTTAGATTATCCTCATAAAGATAATAAGCTTGAAGGAGCTGTACATATTAATAAGATGCCCATTAAAGGTCCTGATGGCAAAGTACCTTGGGGACGATATATTGCTGGCGCCGACCCTTATGATGATGATGTGTCTGATACTATGTCTCTTGGATCAATCTATGTACTAGATTTATTTACTGATGAACTAGTTTGTGAATATGTAGGTAGACCTATGTTTGCAGAGGATTACTATGAAACCTGTAGACGTATTTGTTTATTCTATAATGCTGAATTACTCTATGAGAATAATAAGAAGGGTTTATTCACATATTTTTCTAAAACAAACTGTTTGTATTTACTATCTGACATTCCTGAGTTTTTAAAAGATAAAGAGATTGTTAAGGGAAATTTCTTTGGTAATAAGGCTAAAGGAGTTAATGCTACACAACCAGTTCAAACATATGGCCGTACACGCATCAGAGACTGGCTTTTAAAGCCTCTTAAAGTTGTAACGAAGGTTACTATAGATAGACATGAAGAAGAGGCAGAAATCACTATAAATAACATTAATAGGTGCTATTATAGAGCTCTTATGAAAGAGTTATCTATGTGGAATCCCGATAGCAACTTTGACCGATATGATGCCTTACTAATGTTAATGTTACTTCGAGAGCAAAAACTCATGCTTTGTGGTAATTTATCTCCTTCTGAGGTTATCAATGTAGATCAAGCAGATTACTTAGGTAATGATGATTTCTTTACTAGGAATTATGATTATAGGTTTGCTAAATATCTACATAAGGATAATTAGTAGTAGATATTTATGAAAAATATTAGCAAACTTTTGAACGCCTTGGAAATCTAAAGATAATTACTTATCTTTGTACAAATTATGTAATTAAGTTAATGCTATGATAGATTTAAAGAACTTACCCCCGCAGATGCTGTCTTATAGTAAAAAAACTAAGGAGTGGAGAAAACAGCATCTTGATTGGGCCGACAAAAGAACTTACTATTTTGGCAATATGGTGCGGAATTCTCTGTTGAAGAAGAGAATTAACTATAATCTCATAAATGGTGTTTTAGATATGAGAGATGTAGAGTTAATTCTTAATCCAGACAATGTCAATGCACTATATGTTCCAGAATCTATTCAGCATTTCCCTATTATGAACTCAAAGCTTCATGTTCTCCAAGGAGAAGAAGCGAAGAGAAGATTTGAATTTAAAGTTGTTGTAACTAATCCCAATTCTATTTCAGAGATAGAGAATAGTAAATTAGCAATGCTCCAAGAACAAGTTCAGGCTATGATAGAAGATGAGAACTTGTCAGAGGAGGAGTTTAATAAAGAACTAGATAAGTTATCTTACTATTTTGATTATCAATGGCAAGATATTATCGAAATGAGAGCTAGTACTGTTCTTTCTCATTACATGAAAGAGCTAAACATACCCAGAATATTTAATGATGGGTTTATGGATGCAATGATTTGTGGTGAGGAAATCTATCAATGTGATATTGTTGGGGGCGAGCCTACTTTTGAAAGACTTAATCCTTTAAAAGTTCATATTTTCAAAAATGGTTTTTCTAATAAAGTTGAGGATGCAGATCTAATAATACTTATAGACTTTTGGAGTCCAGGTAGAATCTTAGATACTTACTTTGATGTTCTATCTAAAAAAGATGTTGACAGTATAGATAAACTAGCTAGTACTTTTAGTAGTGATTCTATGTACAACATTGATGAAAGAAATGCCTTTATTAATACTGCTGAGATTGATGACACAGATATTTCAGGAGGTACTGTAATAGAGAATTTTCTACTGATGGGACAATCTGGATTTTCAGCAACGAGTAACTACTATGATCTCCAAGGTAATATTAGAGTATTAAGACTTTATTGGAAGAGTAAGAGAAAGATCAAGAAGGTAAAATCTTATGATCCTGAGACTGGTGAAGAGCTCTTTGATTTTTATCCAGAAACCTACATTATAGATAAAGAAGCTGGTGAAGAAGAAGAGATCTTTTGGATTAATGAAGCATGGGAAGGTACTAAAATAGGTCCAGATATTTATGTTAATATGAGACCTAGGATAGTACAGTATAATAGACTTTCTAATCCATCTAGATGTCATTTTGGTATTGTAGGATCTATGTATAACCTTAATGATTCTAGACCTTTCTCTTTAGTAGATATGATGAAGCCTTTTGCTTATTTTTACGACGTTATCTACGATAGGCTTAATAAAGCTATTGCTGCTAACTGGGGTAAAATTGTAAAACTAGATCTTGCTATGGTTCCTAAAGGCTGGGAGATAGACAAGTGGTTATACTATGCAAAAGTAAATCATGTTGCTGTTACAGATAGCTTTAAGGAGGGAAATGGAGGAGCTGCTCAAGGTAAGGTTGTAGGAGCTCTAAATATTCAGTCTAATGGAGTTATAGATGCTGAACAGGGTAATTATATTCAGGAACATATTAATCTCCTAGAATTCATTAAAAATGAGATGGGAGAGGTTGCTGGTATTACTCGACAGCGAGAGGGTCAGATTAGTAACCGTGAAACTGTTGGTGGTGTTGAAAGATCAAATTTACAATCTTCTCATATTACAGAATGGTTATTTACAATGCACGATGATGTTAAAAGAAGAGCTCTTGAATGTTTCTTAGAGACAGCTAAAATAGCTATGAGAGGTAGAAATAAGAAATTCCAGTATATCACCTCTGATGGAGCTATAAAATCTCTTGAAATTGATGGAGACACTTTTGCAGATAGCGACTATGGAATTGTAGTAGATGCCTCTCCTGAAACTCAGAATCTCGCTTCAAAACTTGATACTTTAGCACAAGCTGCTTTGCAGAATCAAACTCTCTCATTCTCTTCAATAATGAAGATTTATACGTCATCATCTCTGTCAGAGATTCGTAGGACTATTGAGAAAGACGAGCAAGCTATTCAAGAACGTCAAGCTGAACAAGCTCAGCAAGAACAAGAAATAGCACAACAGCAAATGCAGACTCAGATGGAAATGAAGCAGGCTGAGATGAATTTCCAAGATATGCTTAATCAGCGCGATAATGACACTAAGATTCTTATTGAGCATATTAAACAATCTGGAAATACAGAGAATGAAGTCCCAGAAGTTCAAGACAACTCTATGGAACGAGCGAAGTTAGATGAACAGATAAGGCAGTTTAATGAAAGATTAGCTTTTGATAAGACTAAGTTATTAAAGGAGATAGACATTAAAGAAAAAGATCTTGCTATTAAACGTGCTAAGCCTAAATCGTCTAATGTTAGTAAATAAAGTTAGGGGAGGAGGCAAATGCTCCTCCCTTTATTATTATAATTAATTATAACTATGACTAACGAGAAAATACTTTTACAGCTAGAGAAAGGTTATGATATAACAAATCCTCAGCTAGCGCAAGCATTATCTAATCTTGAAACTAAAATTTCAGAAGGTGGGGGGACAGATATTCCGGAAGAATTGGTTAGTTATTTACAAAATCTTAATGATAAAATATATGTATGTAATAGTACAGATGTAGTGAATCAACAGCTATCTTCTGAAGTAGTTAATACAATAAGTGCATCTGCTGCTATTATATTTTATGATATGGGGATCCTTCTTACAAAAGGAGGCGGTACTTCACTTGGTCCCATGTTTGTTGCTCCTATGAGTAGTACAAATTTAAGAAGTTGGATACTCAATACGCAAACTAATTTTGGAGGTAGCATAGAGCTAATCCCATATCAGGTTGCAAATGTTGTATTATACACTCCTCAGACTTTAGGTACTTCACAAAAAGCCCAAGTGAGGACTAATATTGATGTTAAATCAGCCGACGAGTTAATAAATGACTCTGGTTGGATAGCTAGATTAAAAATCAAGCTCGGTTTAACTTAGCGAGGAACTTGTGCGGATAAGTAGAAATAATTTTTATAAATCAGTTTATTTTGTTTTGATATAAACAGCTAAAATTCTAGTACAAATGTATCCAAAATAAACTTTAGTGTTGAAATTATAAAATATGTATTCATATAAAACAGGATTAGGTCAGGTTTGGGTAGGGGCTAAACTCCCTCCTAACTCTGGTAGTAATATTATTTGGTTGAGACCTTCTGATGATCATAGAGTATTGTGGGAAATTAGGACCTATAATATCTATAAAGAGAGATGGGAGGTATTAACTAGTGCTGCTCTTACGGCAGATGGTCTCCTAATACTTATTAGAGACCTAGAAAAGCGATGTAAATCTTTAGAAGAACTTAAAGTAGTATTATATGATACAATACAGAATCTTACTCCTGAGGAACAGAAAATTGCTCGTCAGAATATAGGGGCTATTTCATTAGAAGACTTACATCTTGATGAAAATGTTACTAGACTTGCTATAGAATTAACTATTAATGATGAGAAAGTTTATTCTGTTGTAACGCCTTTAGAAACACTTACTGAACATTACCGTAAGTTTTTAGCAGATCCTACTAAATATGTTTGGCAATTGTATCTTAAGGTAGGAGAGGATCAATTAGGGCTAGTTCCTTTGTTTATAATTACATATGGAGGATTACATATTGGATTCTATTCCCCCGATCTGTCTGGAGAGACGAAATATGTATCGCTAAATACTAATGGAGATGTTGTAATTAGGGCTACTGTAAATAATTATGGTCCTACACTTGTAGAAGTAGTTCAGTCTACCGGAGACTCCACAGAAAAAGTTGTGTCTCAGAAAGCTGTTACTGAGGAGTTAAGTAAGAAGGCTTCTGTGGAGTCTGTTTCGGATGGCATATCTGCTCATAATACATCGTCTACTTCTCATGCTGACATTCGTGAGTTGCTTAATACTTGTGTAGGTCTTCCGGCTTACGATTCATCGTCTTATAAGATTACATTCACGACTCTTGCTGGTGCGACTGTAGAGATTGACTTGCCTATCGAGCAGCTTGCCTTACGTTATAACGCAGAGACCGAGAGCATTGAGTTTGATAATGCTGATGGAACTACAACGAGTATTCCGGTTAGTGCCTTTGTGAAGGAGTATGTAGGCTCTATTGGTGATCGGATTCAGATTTCTATAGACGAGAATAATGTCATCCATGCCACGGTTCTTAAGAATTCCATTGACTGGGATTGTCTTTCCGTTGAGCTTCAGGAGCGCATCAATGATCATGTCACGTCTGCTGATTTTGCCGCGAAGGCGGTTCGAACGGACATTACTCAGACGTTGTCTATAGAGGCTCAGAATCAAGCATTGAAAAACATCGGCGCCGATCTGATGATTATTGATATTGTCAATGGTCAGGCTGTACTTACCGAGGAACAGGAGGCCAGATTGCTGTCGAGTAAAGGTGTTATCTTAAGAGGCACGACAGCATCTCCGGAGGTTTTGTCTCATATATTCCACTCAGACATTCAAACTGGCGATGTGGTAGGATTTTATTCATTTCGAAAAAATGATTATTGTCTTACTTGTCAGTACACTAAATCAACAAAGACGTTTAAGGTTATTGGTAATACTGCTTTACGTGATAATAGTGCCGTAGTATTCAATCGAGAACAGTCGCTCACTGCGTCTCAACAGGAGCAGGCTCTTGCCAACTTAGGCATGAAGGTATACGTCACCGACAGTACCTTTTTAGGGTCTACTTTATCTGCTGAAGAGATAGAAGAGGTGTTCGTTTCTAAGGCTATTCTGTTTACTGACACGGGGGATTTGTTCTCATTTGGTGCTGCGTCTTCTTCACAGATTTATTTCTATAAATTTATCGATAGGTACTTTATTGGTTATATTACGCTTAATAAGCCCAGTGGTTTAGTGTCAAATGGTTCATTTGGATATCAGGATATAAAAGCCGTACATTTCACAGCTCAAAATCCAGCTTTGACGAGTGCGCAGCAATCGCAGGCGTTTAAGAATCTCGGTTGGAAGGTTCATGTGATCTCGGAGTCTGCTATTGGTTCCTCGGATGCAGTTTCGGACGATGAGAAAGCCGCACGTCTGGCAGCTACCGCCTTATTGGTGCAGGAGACGGGTGAGATGTATATTTATGGGCATAATAGCTCAAGCGCTCCTTCAGAGCGCCGTTTTTATAGATTTCGTGATACTAAAACATTAGGTCTACTTAATGTTGTTACAACTACTGGGTTGATTACCCAACCTCTTTTTGTCAATATTTATGATGAAAATGCCGTTTCTTTTAATATTGACCAAAGTAATGTTTCTAACGATAGGAAGAATAAAGCCTTGGGCAACATAGGTATTGATCTTGTTAGACTTCCGTACTCTCTTTTGGGTACCACACTGTCAGACGAGATGATGAAAGTTGTCGATAATGCCCGAGGTATTATTTTAGTTGATACACCGTCCGATTACAGGAATCCGACGGTTTTCGTTAAGGGCAATAATGTATCTAAGTCTTGTATCTTTGTATCTTTTGTTACGGGAAATACGTATTGTATATTCACGCTTAACAAGTCTACAAAATTATTGTCGGGTATAAGTTCCGGTTTGACTTATGGAGGTTCGGTAAGATACGCCGAGGTTCAGAATTTAACCACATCGCAGCAGGATACGGCTTTGTCTAATATAGGTCTTGATTTTGTCATTGTAGATTACTCTGAATTAGTGACTACTTTATCCGACGATAGACTGTCTCAGCTTGTAAATGCCAAAGGGATTATCTTGACTAATACTCCTGATGATTACATACGCTCAGTAGTATTTACTGCTGGGACAAAATTAGTCAGTACTATTACTTTTTCTTCTATCGAGAATTTTCAGGATATAAATTATATTGTTTTGAACATTCCGAATAAGACACTTAGCTTAGTTCAGACATCAAAGTTAGTAGTAAGTAATTTGAATCAGAATCTTACTGATACTCAAAAGCAACAAGCTCGTACAAATATTAACGCTGTAGGATCTAGCATGATTAAAGGAGTAGAGATAGTATATGGGACAGCTCCTATGCAAGAAGATAACATACTCTATATAGAGTTAGAAGAAACTACTTAACTTATGAGTCATAGAATAAAGACTATTACCCTAAATGGTAAAGTATTGGCCACAAATGATAATGCTCTTATTAAGAGGGTTATTTATAACGGAGTAATAATATGGTCTTATACTCCTCCTGTATCTCAGAATCTTGTAGTTGCTACTTATGAGGATGGGACATATAGTCTTTATGATGAGACTAAAGCAGGCCATTTTACAGAATCTTCCTCAAAAGAGATTTTAAGTACCATCAAAAGGATTGTCTATAATGGGGAGCAACTTTGGTCAAAGGCTACTTAAGATTGTGACATTAAAATTACAAGAATTTCTAGATCTCAATTATCAAAATTCTCAAGGTTGTTCAAATATCTGGTAGTTTTGAACAATAATTAATTTCAAATATGGCAAATACTTTTAAAGATATTTCGCAGTTTACATTAAAGTCTGCAGCTACTGGTACAGAAGAATTTCAAGTTTCCGCTACCGAGAAAGTAACAGCGCAACAAATTGCTGACTTAGCAAGTAGTGGGCTTAATGTTTATACTGTATCTGAAAGTGAAGCTCAGAATCAAAAGATAGATGCTTCACGTATAGAGGAACTTAAAAAGTCTGTATTAATATTATTTCCTAATGAAGTAAGCTATGTTCCTTATATTAAGGTTTCTGTAGATAACAGTAAAGCATATTTCATAACAGGAAGTATACCTATTAACTCACAAGGTGAACCTGGAATTAATAATGGAGAAGAGCCTCCTTTTGAGCAGGTTAATACTGTAATGATTGAAGCTAACCTCACTACTTATGATATAACAATATTGCCTTATCCCATTATAAATAAGAGTTGGCTCAAAGAAGCTGTACAGGTTACTGCCTTTACTGAAAGTGCATTATTGGCGTTGCTTTCTAACTACAAAACAGGTGATTTTAGACCGTTTTACACGGGCAACGTTACGGCTTCTACGGATAATCAATTCCCAGAGTCAGGAGTATTTAATGGTTTCATCTCCGTGGGTAGCAATGAAGGAGTTTATTGCCAAATCTTCGCTTTCAAGACAGGTTTACCCAAGGCATACATTGGAGCTTGTATTGGTAGTACTACCCAGTGGACGGCCCTTGGCGATTCATCCAAGGATCGTGGACCTATTCCGGGCTACAAAACTTTGGTAAGTTCATGGAGTTCCGCAGTAACTACCGGGTCAACGGGGATCATAAATTTTAGAGAAGAAATTCCTCAAGCGTCACGAATTCTCGTTGTAGCGCAGATACGTAGTTCTCCTACTGGATCAGCCACTATCAGAGCAAATGTACCGCTTACTTTGGCATCTATTAATGATAGTGGTCAAGGAATCCTCTTCGATTTGAGTTTACAGTATTTGGCCACTGGAACCAATATCGGTAGCATCCGGCTTATCTGTACCTCGCTTATTACCGGAGCGAACGGCGTACAAGGTATGAATACTATCGTCCAATCGAATAACCTTGCGAACGCAGGCGATATTATTCAGCTTTCACTGTACTATAAATAATAAAAATCCCCTCTAAAACGGAGGGGGATTTTAACTCTATTTTCCTGAAATGTTATAAATTCCCATATTGTATTAATATCTACTATAAATTATGAAATGGAAGTTAATAGCAATCCAAACACTAATAATATTAGTTCTTGGCGGGTTATGCTTCGGAGCTTATAATAAGATTAATAGTTTACGAGAAGAAGTCTCTGCTGCATATACTAATATAAAAGCGTATGCGGCGGAGAATGATTCTCTTACTAATGAGAAGAGAGCCTTTAAGTTTACTATTGAAGAGCTTAAATTTAGTAAAGATTCTATTAATAAGAAGTTATTAGAAGTTCAGAAGAAGCTTAAGATTAGAGATAAGGATGTTCGATATTTAGAATATCAACTGAGTATTGCATCCAAGAAGGACACTGTAATTTTACGGGATACGGTATTTCAACCTAATGTTAAGATTGATACTACTATTAGGGATAAGTGGTATAGTCTTAGACTTGGGTTAGAGTATCCTAATAAGGTAGCTGTAGAACCTAAGTTTAGGAGTGAACGATCCGTTGTGGGACATCTTCAGAAAGAGACTATTAAGCCTCCCAAGAAGTTCTTTTTATGTAGATGGTTTCAACGTAAACATAAGGTTCTATTGGTTGATGTAGTTGAGGAGAGTCCCTACATTTACTCCGAGACTGAGAGATACATTCAAGTAATCGAATAATGGATTGGTTTACATTGCTGGGCGCTCTAGGAGTATCTAACTTACTCTCAATAATTGTTACCTGGAAACTTGGTGGCAAGAGAACTTCAGATGCTAATGCAACTCTTGTTGAGATAGAAACTCTTGTTAAAATGCGAGAGTTCTACCGAGATGAAATAGCACGTCTTCTGAAGGTTAATGAAGAACTTCATGCAACAGTTAATGAGCTGTTACAGGAGCTTAAAGAGGCTAGGGGGGAGACTACTAATCGTCCAGAAATCCCTTAGTTATGGAATTACTCTTACAGCGTATAGATAGACAGGATTCATATACTGGAGGAAAGTTATATGTGAATGGTGTATATGAATGTGATACTGTTGAAGATACCGATAGAGATAAGAATTCTAATGGTATCTTTGATGGAGATGAGAAGAAGGTTATGCATGAAACTGCTATACCTAATGGTAGATATAGAATTACATTAGTAAACTCTCCTAAGTTTAGCCCTAAGGTAGATAATAGGAATATGCCTCTGCTAAATAATGTTCCTTCATTTACCGGGATATTAATACATTGGGGTAACAGTGCAGCTGATTCGTCAGGCTGTATCTTAGTTGGAAAGAATTACTTTAGTGGAAGAATATCTAACAGCAAGGTAACTTTCTTAGCTTTACTAGATAAATTTGACAAAGCTGTAGCTGCTGGAGAGCAGATATGGATTACTGTTAAATAGGAAATAAAGTAGTAATTATTGGTGTAATTTATTAGTGAATTTCTAAAAGTATTTTATATATGAAAAAATATTCATATATTTGCATTAATCTATGTAAAGAGATTAACTAATTAAGATTAAAATTTTTGGAGAAGTATGGAAGAAACTTTATCAATGGATTTACTCAATGCGTTCGGAGACGACGCTATTGATATTAAAATTGAGGAGGAAGATCTGGAGTTTGGAGCTCCCGATAATGATCCTCCTACAGATACCAGTACAGATGCGGACCCTGATCCTAAAGGGATTTTTAAGGGTAAGCAAGAGGGCGGAGGTGCTGAGGAAGGAGAAGGAGAAGATCCTGATCCTAGCTTAAGCGGGGAAGATACCACTAAGGACAAGGATCCTAGCGATAAAACTTCTCCCAATACACCAATACTTGCTTCCGTCGCACTGGCTTGTTACGAAGATGGTATTTTCCCAGACTTAAGCGAAGATGAAATCAAAGAGATAAAGGATAGTGAATCTTTCGCTGCAGCTTTAAAGAAGCAGATAGATGCAGGTCTAGATGCTGAGCAGAAACGTATCCGAGATATGCTTAATGCCGGTGTGGAACCTGATGTTATTCAGCGTTATGAGGGAGCTATTCAGTATCTCTCTGATATATCTGAAGAGGAGCTTGAAGCTGAATCTGATGATGCAGAAACACTTCGTAAGAAGATTATATATAGCGATTATATTAATCGTGGATTTAAGAAAGAACGTGCTCAGCGAGAAGTAGAGAGATCTATTAATGCTGGTACAGATATTGAAGATGCTAAAGCAGCTCTTGAAAGCTGTTTGGACTTCTATAAAGAAGAATATCATTCTATTGTTGAGGAAAGAAAAGCTGCTGCTGCTGCTGCAAAAGCTGCTCAGGAGAAACAGCTTAAAGAGTTTAAAGCTAAGGTACTAAATACTGATAAACCTTTTGATGGTATTAACCTTGATAAGGGTACTAGAGAGAAGGTCTATAATAATATGACTAAGGCTAGTTACAAAGATGAGGATGGTCATATTATGACTCCTATTCAGAAGTATATTAGAGAGAATTCTTTGGATGCTCAATACTACCTTTCTCTAATGTATACACTTACGGATGGCTTTAAGAATATTGATAAGCTAGTTAATCAGAAGTTAACTAAAGCTAAGAAAGGTGCTCTACGAGAATTAGAGCATAAACTCAACAATACTAGAACTTTGGATGATGGTAGCGTTAACTTTAATATGGAGCCTGAGGAAGAATCCTTTGACTTCATTGATAGAATTGACGTTTAATTAAATTAATAAATTATGCAACTAGGTAAATTTCAAATGAAAGCCTTCACTTCGTGGAAAGGCTTAACCCGAGATAACCACATCGGAGCTATTTTTGGTCGTGCGCCTCAGAAAGCTACTAATATTATGGTACAGCTTCTGGCTCAGCATCGTGGTAAGAGCCTCGATAGTTATCTCCAGAGATTCCCTGTTAAGTACTTTGAAACTGATGATGAGTACACTTGGGAAGTCATTGGCAGTTCTCGTCGTAATATTCCCCTTGTAGAGGCTCGTGATATGAGTGATCAAGTTCTTGTGAATACTGGGGATACCGAGACTTTTGCTGGTGCCAACGGACAGCCCTTCAAGGTTGTTTTCCCCGAAGACTGGTTCGCTAGACCCAGAGTAGCTTAGCTACTAAAATTGGCGCTTTATACAGTAATGTATACTGAAAATTGGGCAAAATCGGTGAAGGCCCCTATCTTAGTCCTACATTAAGATTGGCTAATACCGAGCTAACCTATTAAATAATATTAATAGGTAGTGTAGAGAGTAGAAGATGAACCTATGCTAGGTATTTAAGTATAAAGCGTAGAATATAATTCTTCCAAGAGTGTCCAGATCCTATATGTTAATAGGATTAAAATGTACTCCGAACTATAGAGATAGTAAATCTATAGAGCTAGAGGATAAAGAGCCTCTAGGATAACAAATTGGATGGCGAGGTAATTGTAGGTGAACTTAATGAGGTTTATCCCCTGCGTATTCTGGGTCAGCCGAGACTTGAAGGTTCGAATGCAGTTTATACCGTAGAACTTATGGGAGGCGTTCTTGATGGCATGCCCGTAAGTCAGCTTGTTGCTGGTAAACGGTTCAGCTGGGAATATGCTCCTGTTGAGGATACGATGTCGCTGGAAGTAGGTGATGTTCGTTATACTAGCTCTACTGCTATGCGTAATGAATGGTCACACATTCGTATCCAGACTAAGGTTCCTGGAAATATTCTTGATAAGAAGCTGGCTATTGGTATACCTTTTGTAGATAAGGCTGGTAACAAGCAAGTAGCAAATTCATGGATTCACCATGTAGACTATAAGCTGGAGGAAACCTTCTCAGAATATAAGTCGAACATTATAATGTTTGGCCGCTCGAACCGTAATAAGAACGGTGAGTATCTGAACTTTGGTAAGTCCGGTAATGTCATTAAGATGGGCGATGGTATCCGTGCTCAGATGTCTGTAGGTAATACTCGTTATTACACTAAGTTTAGTCTGAAGACTCTTGAGGATGCTCTCTTCGAGCTGTCAGAGTCGAAGCTTGATTACTCGGATCGTACCTTTGTTATTGAGACTGGTTCTCGTGGTGCTGTACAGTTCCATAAGGCAGTTCTTGATGTAGTATCTGGATGGACTGTATTCCAGTATCTTGGTGGCAATGCAGCTAATCCTGCTATTATTTCAAAGACTTCGAGCAAGCTTCATGAGAATGCTCTGAGTGCAGGTTTCCAGTTCGTAGAGTACAAAGCTCCTAATGGTGTAACTATTAAGATTGATGTTAATCCTCTCTACGACGATCAGGTACGTAACAAGATCATGCACCCGAATGGCGGTGTTGCAGAGTCGTACCGTTATGACATTATGTGCATTGGTACTACTGAGGAGCCTAATATTCAGCTAGCTAAGGTTCGTGGTAAGGAAGAGTATCGTGGTTACATGTGGGGCCTGCGCAATCCTTTTACTGGTGGTATGAACAACCCGTATATGTCGTATCCTGAGGATTCTGCACAGATCCACAAGATGGCTACTCTGGGTGTATTCATCCTGGATCCTACTCGTACCATGAGTCTGATTCCGAATATTCTTACTGAGTAATAACTCATTTATAGGTAGGTGGGAGTTAAATCCCACTTACCTTCATTTAAATAAAGGGAGAAGTTATGGATAAAAATTTTAGCAATATTGGTGATATTGATATTGACACCTCAGTTGAGGAAGTAAAAGTTGAGGTACCTAAACCTACGAAAAGTTCTAAAGTAGATAAGAAGAGTTCTACAACGTCTGTAGAGGATGAGCCGATAGTAAATTGTCTCAGGAATGAGAAAGTTATTGTAAGGTGTATTCTTAAGCCTACTGGTAATATTGACAAACCCTCTCACGCTCTCTATGGAGGAATGGCTGAAACCGCAGTAAAAATCTATACGCTACCGCTTCTGATGTCGGGTTCATACAAGAATGCTCTTACTAAAGCTGAGAAGAAATTCTTAGAAATGGCCATGGGTCTTGAGGATAATGCTCTTTCTATCTATCGAAAAGAAGATAACTATTGGGAGTCTGATAATGCTATTGTTAGACTTGGTAAGATGGATACTATTCTAGATCTTTCCACTCCTGATGGTTATATTAAATATAAGATTCTGCTAGCTAATTCTGATACTATTGCTCCTAGTCTTGATACTCTTAAGACCAGTCCTAAAGCAACCTATAGGTATGTGCTTATCAGAGAGGGAGAAGAGGTTAAGACTCTCAATAAGGAGATGAATGTAGCTATGCAAGCATCCTTTGAATTAGGCAAATTCCTAGAGAATAAGCCTGTACTGCGGTTTGCAGTAGAGACTCTTGAGGGTAAGCCTGTTTCAGAATCTAGTACTCTTGATTGGCTCCAGGCACAGGCATTTAAGAATATGCAGAGCAATCCTAAATTGTTCATACAGATTCTTCAGGATCCGTATCTTGAAACTAAGGTAATGATTAAGGATGCAATTTATGCAGGTCTTATTAAGAAGCGAGGAGACCTTTATTACAAAGCTGACAATACTCCTTTGTGTGAAGGTATGGATGATCCTACTATTGCAAATGCTGCTAGGTATATCAACGCTGTCAAGAATCAAGAGTATAAGTTAATGCTTGAGGCTAAGATCAAGGCTTCTAAGAAATAATTTACATTATGACTGCAGCGGAACTGATTCAGAAATTTAATCTACATTATGATAATATCTTAAGTGCAGCTGCACCAGGTCTTAATGAGTATGAAATATCATTATTCTTAACTCAAGCGCACAGAGAGGTTGTTTCAAGTTATTATAATGGTACTATGGGTGGTGACACCATTGATAGTACAGAAGCTGTTAAATCTCTTCTTCCACGTTATATTCTCACAGGAACAGCTGTTATTACGCAGCTTATTCCTAATCAGATAGAAGGGCTTAATTCTTATGTTATAGACTTAAATGCTAATGTACTTCAGCTATTAGCTGAGCGTATAAAGGGTCCAATTAATTCTACTCTAAAGGCTCGCAATATAGTAGTTAAACCTGTTGATATTGATGAAGCCTATAGGCTTATGAGAAATCCTTTTAGGAGACCCTCTGATTTAAGAGTATGGCGTGTTGATGAGACAACAAATGCTGATACTACAGTACGTCAGGTTACCCTAATATCTAATGAAGATCTTACTTCCACAGAATTCCAATATATTTATACTTATATGAAAGAACCTGAACCTATCATTTTGGTAGATTTAGATTCAGCAGAATGGACTAGTATCGGGAATCTCTCTATTATGGGAGAGCAGAAAGCTAATGTAGATAAGAATACAGTAGCTCAATTAGGAGATAAGATTTCACCAACTTTGTGGGAATTAATTATTAATCGTGCTGTAGAGTTAGCTACACGTGATTATAAAGAGAATAGTTTGAATACACAAATAGCTCTGAATCGCAGAGTAGAATAATTTAATTAATGTTATAATATGGCAAATTTTACTGAAAATGCTGTTCGGCAGATCATTGTTGCAAACTCTGCAAACGATATCAAAGTTATTGATCTAAAGACTGGCAATAAAGTTGTTAAGGTTGGTACTGGTGATCAAGGTAACCCTGCTGCTGGTGAGGTGCTTGCTAGCGATGTGGAGAAATTTTATATCCAGTACACTAATGCTTATACCGACGTAATGAAGTCGGATATTATCGAAAAGGATAAGGTTCGACAATATGCTAAGAGACCTTTTAAGGTAGGCACACCGCGTACAGTAACTATTACGGTTGATAAGGCTGAACTTGCTCCTAATACGGAGTATAGTCTCCGTGTTATGATTCGTGAAGTTATGTCTGGCTCACAGGAAGATCAGATGGTTGGAGTAGTATCATATACTACAAGTTCTGCAACTGAAGCTGCTACTCTGTCGAAAGAACTTACGGATGGTCTTGCAAGTCAGATTAACAAGATGTATGGTGTATCTGGCAAGAAGTACAATAAGCTTGACTGGCCGGTTCTTACAGCTAAAGGTGAAACTGGAGGCACTGCAAATACGATTGTTATTGAGGAAGTTGCTGATAATCTGAAACCTTGGATTATGGGTAAAGTACAGCTTCGTTCCTATAATTTCGATATCTATCCTAATCCTGTTCTTTCAATCTCATCTACTGGTAATACCAACTTTGAGTCGTTTGATTGGATTGATACTTCGGATGTAGACAATGGTCTCTTTACGAAGACTGTAGGTGGTTCACTTGGCGATGGTAATGGTAAGGTTGCTGCTGACCTTGAGTACTTCTATCACGGTGAAATTGGTGATTTCTATCGTATGAACAATTATCCGTTGAACATTACGACGAAATATAAGGTTAACTATGAGAATAAGTACGATTCATTAGATCTTGCGTTCTTCTATCGTGGTGAAGCTACTTCACCTCAGGCTTCTGAAAAGCAGCTCCTAATTCTGTGTGCAACTACCCAGGCAGGTACAGCAGAGACCCTGACTTTAGGAACTATTGCTAATGGACTGGATGAAGTTATCTCAGCTATTTTAGCTTAATTTATAGTTTAGGGCAATTACTATAATTAAGTAATATTTATAAGAGTTAGTGAAAGTTGAATAGAGTAATATTGGGCTACTGCTTACGGGCAGTAGTCCTATTACATATATATTTTGCGCGAAATATATTTATATTTAGTTCAAATTAACTTTTAAAACTTTCACTAATTATGGCAGAATTTGCTTCTAAAGGCGTTGGTAATGCCGGATTAACTCTTGGCATTATAGGTACCGCAGGATGGCTCCTTCGTGGTAGCGGTTGCGGTAATGGACTGTTGGGTGGCCTCTTTGGCGGAGGTAATTGCAACGGTCAATCGGAGTTGGTATCTGCATACCAAGCCGCTGCTGCTAATTTAGCAGCTGAAAAATATGCTGACAATGTTGGCATAGAATTATACAGAGAAATTATTTCTCAGTCGAACAGAGCTGACCAGAGACTTGGTGAGTATGCCAACCAGCTGGCTCAGGGTATTATAAACCTTGACAAGAAGGTTGCTGCTATCGAAGCCACACAACCTCTGTTAGCAGAGATTTCAGCTCTTAAGTCTGAGAGATACACGGATTCCCGAACTTGGAATAAAGTTGACGGTGAGATCCGGCTTCCCTACAGAGAGATTTGCTATCCGCCCTATCCGCAGGTAGCTGTTCCTGTGAACAATCCCTTTGGTTTCGGATGTGGCTCCTCTACTACTGTAGTTCAGTAATTGAATCTAATTAATTGGGATCATGATGGAACGAACAGTAATAACTAACTTTGGTGAGGGAACTACATTAAATCAAGTAGTTGAATTTAATGTATGTTTACCCACTCCTGCTAGGACTGACGTAGCACCTACGTCTACGTTAATTCCTACTATTCGTTATACTAGTGAGTTCACGTTGGATTCAACTACTTACTATTTAACGAAAGTAGATCTAGCTTTACAGGTAAGCTATACAGACGTAACCAATATGAGCAGAACTTTTACAGTACATTCTAGTAATGCTGCTGTAATCCAGAGTTCAACAGTTCCTACTGTTGAGGATATTACTTCTGAGAAGATTATAGGGATGATAATTCCTCCTTGTGTATGCAAGGTTACTCAGAATGTGATAAACTCTACTCCCACTGCAGCTATGTTAGCATCTAACAGAGGTTACTTCGTATATGCAGTATCTACGAAAGGAACATCCGCTCCTGCTTCGTAGTAATTAGTAATCTTTACAACTATGTATGGATATCCAGTAGGGTCTGCTTATCAAGGTTTCCAATCACCGTTGACTAAGGAGAACCAGTTACGAATGTTAGAGGGACAGATAGAGGCACTTAAGTCTATGGGAAGTGGCACTCCTCAATATTCATTACTTGAGGAGATTAATAATATCTCATCTAATTTAACAGAGGATGAGAAGAAATTAATTGAGAAATCTCCTGAATATTCTGAGGCTAAGAATGTCTATGAATCAGGGTTTATGAATTTTTTAGGCAATAAATTCAGTAATGAATACATTACTACCCCTGAAGGAAGGATAGCCGGTGAACGGTTATTAAGTGTGATTAAAGATGTTAAATCCAAGGCACAGCAAGAGATTGCTGTTAAGCAAGAGAAGCTCCAGAAAGTAGCAGATCTATTGGACAAGCATCCTGAGTTACTAGATAAAATTAAGTAAACATGTCTGATTTAGAGATATTAAAAGCCGCATTAAATTCGTCGATTCGTACTATTGCCATGAACTTAGGAGTGCCTTATTTGGCGCCGGTAGCAATATATGGCGCTAATAATATACTTAGCAAGCCTAAGTATAAGTTTATTATGGACGCCTTAACGGATGGGAATGATAACATCGACATTGAGTCATTGTCTAATACTCTGAAGGATACGATGAGATCGATGCCTAATAAGCCGACCTTGCTGGGTATTACTTTTGGGCCAGAAGACATTGACTTGTTTAAGAGAGAGTTCTTAAACATTAAGAGTAAGAATGCCTAGTGTAACTTTTATTCAGAAGATGAAGAATTTCTTCACTCCTAACAGAGAGATTAAAGCTCTTTTAGCAGAGATTCTAGTTCTCCAGGATGACGTAAAAAATTATCTTGGTCATATTGATTCATCTCAGAAAGAAATGATCGAAACTTTAAAGGATGTGAAGGTAAGTATACTGAGTCTCAAAAGAAATCATAGCGGTAGAGATAATAAGCACAAATCACTTAAATCTCGTAGTTATGATGAAGAAACACCTGCACGTTAATTTATCTGCCGAGTCAATACTTGAGATGATATCTGAAGCTGCACACAATGCTATGAAGAAAAGTTTAGAAGGTCACTATCTTAGTGAGGAAGAGTATAAAGAGATTATTCACTCGAACTCTGGGGATCTTCATGAACTTATTCGAGAAAATCTACATGGCACTGTAGAATGCAAGCTTTTGGATGTTCTTAAGCTAATCAAGGCTTACTTTGATGCCAGAGAAATGGATGAAGAGATGCTGATGGTTATGCTTGACAAAAGCAGGGAGTAATTATATATCTAGTATGGAAATGGATTTCGAAAGAGTTATAACCTTCGTTAACGAACTTTATGGCTCATACTTTAAACTTAAGGAGATTCATTGGAATACTTATAGTAAATCTTTACATCTACTGATAGATGAAATAAACGAAGATTTATTAGAGTATGTTGATGATATTACTGAGAATATTATGGGTCTTAATGATAGTCGTGTTGGCTATAACATTATTAATCCTAATATTCCTAATACTACTGATCCTAAGGAGATCTTAAAGGTTCTAGCTGCAAAAGCTGAGTATTTAAAGTCTGGCATGACTGCTGGCAGATATGCTGGTATTGTAAATATCTTAGATGATTTTGCTCAAACTATGAATCGTTATATCTACCTTAGTTCCGATAGATAATTACCAAAAATAATAGAAATTATTATTTTTTTACAAAAGTCCTTGGATATATGAAAAATTTTTCGTATATTTGAGGACTTTTAGTTTATAAGCTATTATAGCTAATTAATAATTTAACTTAATTTAATATGAACGTTAATGAGATTTTAGAGGTATTTAAGGTTAAACCTTACCTAGTACGTATGGGTAAAGGATCCTTATCGAGACGACTTCATGCTTCTAAGGAAGATATTGTTGAAGCAAAGAGACTTTATCGTAACTCAGGAATAACTAAGTCTGTTATAAAAGCTCCTAAGATTCTTATTCTTGACATTGAGACTGCTCCTATGAAAGGTTATGTATTTAGTCTATGGAAAGATTCTGTAAATCTAGACAAGCTTCTTGCAGATTGGTATATTATCTGTTGGTCAGCTAAATGGCTCTTTGGTAGAGAAGTTCTAGGAGATTGTCTTACAAGTGAGGAAGCGAAAGCTCAAGATGATCGTAGAATTGTTATGAGCTTAGCTAAACTTTTAAATGAGGCAGATATTGTCATTACGCACAATGGTAAAAAGTTTGACTTATTAAAGATTAATGCTAGGATGCTAATACATCGGCTTCCTCCTGTTAAACCTTATCAGAATATTGATACTTTAGAAGTTGCTAAGAAGCAGTTTGGCTTTACATCAAATAAGTTAGATTACTTAGCTAAGATTCTTGGTGTTGATACTAAGTTAGAGACTAATTTCCAATTATGGTCAGACTGTGTTGATGGTAAGCCTGAGGCTCTAGAGTATATGTTTAAGTATAATAATTGGGATGTTGAATGCCTAGAAGCTGTCTATCTCAGACTTAGACCTTGGATACGGAATCATCCTAACCTTAATCTATATTATGAGTGTGATGAGCCTATTTGTCCTAACTGTGGTTCTAAGCATTTAACACCTGAAGGATTCTACTATACTTCGGTTAATAAATATCAGGTCTTCCGATGTGAGTGTGGTGCAACCTCTCGCATGAGAACTTCAGCTGTTGATCCTGAAGTTAAGGAAGTAATTCTTAATAACAATATGAACTAATATGGCTGTATATACTAAAAAATGTAAAATTTGTAACACGGCTACTCCTGTAGATAAAGTAGCTAATAAACTAGCAATATGTCCTAATTGTGGAGCTTCCTATGTTTTAAAGGAAGATGGGGAAGTTCGGATCACTACTTCAGATCAATATATTGATCCTTTATATAAGGAATATAACATAATTACTACAAAGTAATGAATACCTATCGTGAGTGTGTTTACACTATATTTGATGAGTTAAAATTAGATTCTGATGATTCAAGAATTGAAGTTGAACATATCATCTTTCTACTCAACAAATATAGAGCAATATTAACTAAGCAGAGATACGGTGGTACCAAGAGGGATGTCCCTCTTGAGTACTACCAAATCTGGGAACTGGGTCAGCTTGAGTTACCTACTAATAATACTGATGTTCGTAGAACATTTAGCTTTGAGAAACCGGTTCCACCTATTCTAAATCTACATGGTGTACTACTAGAGACTTCTATCTCTTACCATACTGCTCCCTTAGAGGAGAATTACACTACAGGTTATGTAGAGAATAACATTGACGTTAACTTTATAAATCCTGATAGATTTAAATATCTTGGTTATAACAAATGGTTATCGTCTCAGCCGTATGCTACCATTGGTTATGACCATAAGTTGTATATAAGCTCTACTGCTGATTTCCTCAATGGCAAATACTTTAGGATACAAGGAGTTTTTGAGAATCCCACAGATTTCCAGGATACCACTGACGGTAAATTAGATATGTATTTTCCTGTAGAGCAAGCTTTAGTTCAGCCTATTATAGACTTGATTGTTAAAGAGCTTGGTAATGTATTATACCTACCTAAGGATGGGGAAAATAATTCATCTGATGACTTATCTATACCTATGGGTAATTATCAGCCTCCTAAGACAAAGTCTAAAACAACTGTTGATGAATAATGGAGTACAGTGAATTTTTGAAGCAAGTAAAGAAAGTAAGTAGTTCTCGAACTTTCAAGATTACGAATTCTTTCAGTATTAAAGGAGCATATAAGTGGTATCGTCATCATAGACCTAAGAAGTCTAAGTATGTACTACTAGAAGGCCAATTTTACGCGGTTATACGCACTATAAATGATATGCTGGCTGATGCTCTTGTTCGAGGAGAAGAAGTGAAATTTCCGGCTCGTATGGGCCTTTTAGAGATTCGTAAATATCATATTGAACCTTATATTAATAAGGATGGAGAATTTGTTTATAAAGCTCCTATTGATTGGGGTAAGACATTAAGGTTCTGGTATGAAAATCCTGAAGCCTATAAAAATAAGATTACTATTAAGGTTGAGAAGCATGATAATTACAAGATTGAGTACAATAAGTCTAAAGCTTGTTTTAAGAAAAAATCTTATTATATGTTTCAGCCTAATAGGGCTCTTAGAATAAAGGTACATCAGGCAGCTAAAGAAGGGAAGCTTGATGCATTTGAATATAAATATAGACCCGATGGCAGCAGAAAGATACGTTAGTCTAAAGGTTGTTGCAGACCAGCTACATAGAAATCCACTAATGAATGGTATAGCTTTTGAAGCTATCCTAGATTATACTGTAGATTTCTTGCAGATTGTAGGAGTTCCTGCAGATTTTATAGATAAGTATTACTCTATAGAATATACAGATTATAGGGCTCCTTTGCCTGAAGATTATGTAGAATGTAATCAATTAATGATGGATAATCGTGTAGCACGATGGGCTACAGATACCTTTCATAATCTTTATGGTGATACAAAAACTACTGGTAACTATTGCATTAATGATAAGTTACCTAGGTCTGTAGATTATACTTTTACTATTAATAATAGTTACATATATTTATCTAAGGAGAAAGGTAAGATTGAGATGTCTTACAAGGCTATTCCTGTAGATGAAGATGGGTATCCAATGATTCCTGATAATCCTGTATTCCAGCGAGCTCTTCGTATGTTTATTGAGAAGGAGCATGCTAGAATACTTTATTTAAATGATAAATTGGATGGTAATAAATTCAGCAAGATTGAGCAAGACTACTGGTGGGCAGTTGGTCAATGGGAGACTGATTCTCGTAAGCTTAATCTATCCAAAGCTGAGGCACTCTTTAACTCTTATAGAACTCTTATTGTACGAGATACAGAGTTCAAGAATCGCTTCCGCAATGACGGGGCCAAAGAGCGCTTAATACGTCATTAATTATGGAGATTAAAAGAACACAGCTGGTTCCTAGGGGCATGCAGCAGGATCTTAGTATCTCAAAGTTTAATCCTGAGTTCTCCTATGAGAATCGTAATATAAGAATCACTGCTCGTGAGGATAGCTCATTATTATCCATAACTAATGAGCGTGGTAATAAAGTTCTGCAGTTTAAGAAAGCTAAACCTACTAATAAGATTACAGCTGAATATTTGAAGGATGAATATAAATGGGTATTCCGAAGCAATTCTCCCGTATATACAGATGTTAATATCATTAGTCGATGGGAACCTAATCCCAACACTCCTCTGTTGGTTACTACTGAGACTACATTACCTGCAGGTAAAAGTGAGGTGTATGCAGTTGAAGGAGGAGGAGAATATGTAGATATTACAGATATTTCACCTAAAGAAGATGATAAATTCATCTATTATAGTGACTCAGTTCCAGCTCCTGAAAATCCTACCTTTGAAGGATTTGAAGGAACTTGTATAGGATATGCTACTCTAAATGAATACATCATTCTTTTTACGCACGTAGGAGAAAAAAATGACCGTATTTATAGGATTAAAGATCTACAAGATGTAACTGTTATGTTTAAGGGTAATCTTAACTTCAGCCTAGAACATCTTATAGATACTCTTCCTGTTTATGAGTCAGAAGGTGTACAGAAAGTTTATTGGACAGATTCTTATAATCAACCTAGAGTTATTAACTTTATTAATGATCCTGAGCCTGATAAATGGGGTGAGGTATCATACTATGACTTCTCTCCTAGTGTAGACCCCTATAGTTTTATAGATGTCACTAAGAATGCTACTGGAGGTGAATTTGCACCTGGTGTAATTCAATATGCTTTTACTTACATTACTGATTGGCATGGAGTTGAAAGTAATATTGTAGATACTAGCAGTCTCTACTATATTTCTTATAACAAGCGGGCTGCTAAAAAAGATGAAACTTGTTATAACAGCTTTAGCATAAAACTTTCAGGACTCGATCCTAGATATAAATATGTAAGAGTATATTCAATTCATAGAACTTCTTTAGATACTACTCCTACAGTAAAAATTCTTGGAGAATATGAGATTCTTCAACCTAAAGATAACTATATAGAGTACTGGTCATTGTACAATCAATATAAGAGTTTTATTAAGAATCTAAAATTAGAAATATACTCAAATGCTACGTGGTCTGAACAACTGCCAAAATTAGATTCGGATTATGATTCTTTTGTAGAAGCTGTTAATAACGCATTTAAGGTAAATATAAGTGCTATAGGTAATGGAGTTTTCACGTTACAAGAAGTATTTGATTATATCTGGAAAGAAAAATCTTATTACGTAGAAGTAACTGATACAGGAGTTGTTGGTACTAACGAGGATCCAACAGCTTTGTTATATAAAGATAATAGTGAGGCAGTTGTTTCAACAATGGCTGCTAAAGACTCTACTTTATTTGTTGGGGGGTATACTATTTCTCAAAATGCTTCTGATACAGAGGATAATATAGAGTCTATTAACATCTATAGTGATTATGGTACGACAGTAGTTGCTTTAGGATATTCGTATGATTCTAAAAAAATCGACGGTCAAGTAAAACCAGTAGTTATTGTACGATCTCGGCAGTATCTTACTAATGGTGTATCTTCTACTATAAATCTACGCATATCATGGTCAAATACTACTGCCCCTTCAGAGTTTATAATTCCAGAAGGAAGTAGTGAGGGATATGTTATTCAGCCAGTTGGTAATTTAGTTAGTAAGATAGAAATTACTAATGAGAAGAATTTAGATGGTAAGTATTATAGTGATTCTGATCATATTTATTACTTGGACCAGTTTGAGTCTTATCCTACTGAAACCATAATTCTTGAAGGTTCTCATGGAGTTTACAAATGGGGTTATAGAGATTACATTAAAATTGAAGATTCTCAAGATATAGGTACGTATACATATACTCCTTATATTTTACAGAATGGAACTACTTGTACTCAATTTAAAAAAGGACAGCCTTATAGGTTTGCTTTACAAGGACAATATTCTAATGGCCATTGGGGTGATCCGATACCTATTCGTAATCTTGAAAATGGGAAGGAAATTTATGAATCGGAGGGCTCTTTAGAAGAGAAAGATGATAATAAGCTATATGTATATGATAATCAATGTGCAGTATCATATCTTGTCGATGCTATATTACCTCAAGAAATTACTCCTCAATATACCCTAACGGATGTTGTTACCACACATAGTTCAGATACTGTAGGTAGCTGTTCTAATCTTAGGCATACTAACACAAGTACTATATTTGAATTAACAGCTCCTCCAATTGAAGGTTCATTCTGGTATTTTCCAACTAGCTGTTATCAAGGAGATTTTGCAATTACTTCTTCAACTAATCTTTATAGTCAGTTAGTTAATGTTGGTGGAACTGATATTAAATGCAATCCTTGGACAATAATCTATAATAAAGAGTATTATCCCGATGTATCTAGCATACAACCCTTAGGTTTTGGAAATCAGGAATGGACTTTACCACTAAAAGATATCCATAAGTTTATCTTATTTAAATCTAATTATAGGGTTAATAATAAAGACTTTTTCTCAATGTGGGCAGGAAGTCTTAATAGACCTCAAACTCAATCTTTTGCATTAAAATATAGTGGCAATAGTATAAGGCTTCCTGCAATTCTGAGAGATTCAACAAATATAGAGGGTAATAATTTTGAAGGGAAGTTCACAACGTTGTATTTAAATAAATTATCTATTACCCTAAGTAAAGATATATGCAAAACCCTTTATAATAAAGGTTATCGTCGAGTAAGATTATTATACGTTAAACCCACAAAAGTTAACCGTAAATATCCCGCTCAAGGCATTGTAACTAATACTATATTTATACCATCTAGGAGATCTACTAATTCATGTTGGGCTTATACAGATTATTTATCGAGACCTAAGGAAGTATATCGAGTATGGAACGAGAGTAGTAAATTCTTTAAAAACTGGAGTGTTCGAGACGGAGAGATGAGTCTAATGTTAGGCAACTCTACAACCCAATCAACTGCTGCAAGACTACTAGCCTCTCCATATTTCTATCCATATGTACATAGGTTTTATACAGATTACGCAGATACTATTGATTCAAATATAACTTGGAATTGTACCTGGAATACGCGTCCTAATTACGGGCATTTAATGGCTACTTACCATGAAGTAGGAGGAGCAGATGCTAAGAAAGATGCTACAGAGAGACTTACAGATGCAAGCTACTTTAATGAGGAAAGCTCTACAGCAAAAGACGCTTTTAATTATAATCCAAACATTCAATACCTATCTAAGCCACATCTAACAGTATCAACACTTACTACCGACAACGCTAAGAACGATTTTATAGCTTTTGATGAGAACATTGTAGATTTCTGGAGTCCTGATGTAGAGTATCAAGAGGTTGATAAAAACTACTTTGAAAATACTGTAGAGGGATTTCAATTAAGAGGAATGACTTGTGTAGTTAGTACTACTAATAGTAATTATAAGACTAAAGTAGATGGGACAGTCCTCGGAATTCTAGGATATTCAGACTCTACTAATTACTATCCCTTTCAAAATCTTGATTCTCTAGATGGTAAGGGGATTAAAAAAGGCACTTATACAGATATTTCTAAAGTTAAATATTTAACTAATCCCCAAATTGCTAATTTATCTCCTAGTGTTCATAGGCTATATCTTAATAAACTAGGTAACTGGAAGATGGCAGACGCTGGTCCTAATTATGTCCATATGTGGGAAAATCTAGGGCATAAAGCCGATGCTCTTACTGACAGCCAGAAAGATAAGGATTCTCAATATTCTTATAAAAAGTATTGTCTAAATACTTTAATGTTTAAAGAATTAAACGCTTTATATTACGATATAAACCAGCCTTCGTTGTTTATAAAAGGAGATCCTATTAATTCTATAAGCTATTACCAAACGGCTTACTCTGGAGATAGTGTAACCTATAATCCTGGAATGGATGAATTATTGCTTAGAAGCGGTGAGAATGCTGGTTATAATATCCCTATTCAGTATAAAGCTAATACTCACCTAACATTCTCACTTGCTAAAGGAGATACACTTAAGTACTCATCTGATTCTGGATTATACAATAGAGAGATTGCTTCTATTCCTGTTATGCCAGAGTTAAGTGCTTATGCTAAATATCATGATAGTCAAGTAGTTTTAGGGAAAGCTGATGGAAAAATAATTTTTCTAAATATATACTGGTGGCCATCAAAAAAATCTCAGCGTCCTGATATTTACAGGAATGAAGCATATAGCGTGACAGACTCAATAAATAGAGGAGATGGACAAGCGGTATGGAAAATAGCTTTAGAATCAAATGTACCTATGCCTATAGATATTACCGTAGATATTACCTATAGATTAGGGTTTTGGAAATCGGATAAAGAGTCTCAACTAGGGCGTACTTCGATTACTATTAGGTCAACACAGTCTTCAGCTATCAAAATATTCAAAGAAGATTTTACAACTCTTCGAAATTGGTCTACAATTAATATAAAATCTTTCAAAATACGAAATGCTAATATTCCATCTGAGTGGCAAATAGATGCGGCGCAACGGTCTGTTAATAATAATAGTAATGTCAATCCTATAATTATACTTTTAGTTGATAATAAAAACTATATTAATGGTGAGAAGCCTACAGCTGCAGATCCATTTTGGCTAGGTTCAGAAGGTATCTATGTGAAAGATTTATTTGATCCTTTACAAGAAGAGCTTCTTGCTTCTGAGTATAATAATGTGGGAATACAATCTATTATTTGGCATCGTAACTTACCGCATTTCTTATTAGTAGATTTAGTAAGATCAGATGCATTCTTATATGCAGATTGGACAGATAGTGGACTATATCAACAAATATGGACTCCTTGTGGTAAACCAGTAGTACTTCCGAATCCCGCTATTGAGGAAGGGCCTAATACATGTGTAGTTGAAGCTACAGAAGGAGATGTTTTTGTGGGTAGATATGACTGTTTAAGAACCGCCTCTGATAGTGAAAAGATTGAGAGGGTTAATGATATAGTATCCTTCATTTGTGAGTCCTATGTAAATCCTGATGGTCGAGCGGATGTTAATAGATATACTACTGATACCAGAGCGATGAACTTTGATAATTGGAATGTTTTAAATCCCGTATATAGTCAAGATAATAACTTTTTCAGTTATAATAAGAATGATTATAGAGTTTTAGAGCATTCAGGATTATTTCCTAATCAATTCTCTTGGACATTACCCAAGTATCCCAATAGCTTAGTAGATAATTGGGCTAACTTAACTTTTGCTTCAACTTATAACCTAGAAGGTGAGTATGGAAAGCTTATAAAGCTTATTATGCATAATAATCAGCTATATGCATTCCAAGATAAAGCAATTTCCAATATATTATTTAACACTAGAGTTCAAGTTCCAGTATCTGATGGGCTTCCTATTGAATTAGGAAATAGCAATAAAGTTGACGGTGTAAGATATATTACTACAACATCTGGAGCTCAGAATAAATGGTCAATAGCTGCTACTCGTAGTGGCATCTATTATATAGATCATATTAGGAAAAAGCTGAATCTTATTACTGCAGAAAGTATTCGGGAAGTTACAAACTCCTCAGGATTTTCTAAGTGGGCTTTAAATAATTTTGGGTACTCTCTTAATGAACTTAATCTACAAGATGGTATGTCTAATTGGATGGTAAGTAAAGATAGTATTCATGATGATGTTTATATCCACGACAAAAATGAATGTCTTGTATTCTCTGAAAAACTTGCAACTTTTACAAGCTTCTTTGATTACAAAGATATTCCCTTCATGTTTAGGTGGGATAATAAATTCTTAAGTATATTCTCAGAGAATAACTCTACTGAAATCTATGAACAAAACGCTGGGCAATATAATCAATTCTATGGTAAACCTAAGGTAAGTTCTTACATAGATTATATAGTAAATCCTGAAATGTCTAGGGATAAAATCTTTAACAATATTGAATTTAGGGCTGATGCATTTAGCATTGAAGATGGGGATTATACTAAGTATGTTCCTAATCGAACCTTAGATCATATACATGTTAGAAATGAATTCCAAGATACAGGAGATGTAGCACTCAAGCAATATAAGAATCTTCAGAAGAAGTTTAGAATTTGGAGAGCTTATATACCTAGAGATGTTAAAGAAGTTGAGAATTATAAACTTAATAGAATTCGAAATCCTTGGATAAAGATGAAGTTATCTTATACTCCTACTGAGGAGGAAGATAATAAGCTTGTCCTGCATGATTTAATTGTTAATTATACAGTATAATGGCTAAAGAAACTAAAGAAGCTAACGTTAGTAAAGCGGATAAATTTCAAAAGGGTGTTGGCATCGCCTCGGGAGCTCTCGGGGCAGCCACTTCTCTACTAAGTAATTTTGAAGGAGGAGAAGAGATAGAAGCTCAAGCAGATGCCCAGGTTAACCAAGTTCAGAACCAGATGTCTAAGAGTTCTCTTTCTAATTGGGTTGCGGACTGGATTCCTCAATCTACGGAAAGTATGGGTCTTGCTGGTGTTTCTGGAGCTCTTTCGGGAGCTGCTGCAGGTGCTGCTGCCGGACCTTGGGGAGCATTAGCTGGAGGTGTTGCAGGTCTTGCAGGAGGGCTCTTTGGTGCCGGAGATCGTAACGGGCGTAGAAGAAGAGCTAATGAAAGAGTACAAGAAGCTTTATCTGTTCAGAATTCTTACCTCACTCAGAAGGAGACACAAGATGCCCTAGCGAATATTGTAGCTTTTGGTGGTTGGGTTAATACTCATGGTGGAGATTATCCTACAGGTTTTAATGAATTCAATGAGGGAGACTCACATGAGCGCAATATCAATGGTGGAGTTCCTCAGGGTATTGATTCTAATGGTGTTCCTAACCTTGTTGAAGAAGGGGAAACCAAATGGGATGATTACATCTTTTCTAAGAGATTAAAGATTCCCAAAGGATTTAGTAAAGCATATGATTTAGGAAATGTAGATAAAAGATCCTATGCAGATGCTTCAAAGAGCTTATCTAAGGAGAGTAAAGAAAGACCTTTCGATCCTATTAGTAAAAAAGGTAGAGATGCTATGTTAAGTCGCTTACAGCAGGCTCAAGAAGCTCAGAAGTATATAGATAAAGCTGATGAAGCTATGAATGAAATATTTGATTTAAATGAAATTAGTGACCTTCTCTATGCCGAAGGTGGTGGTATACATATTAAGCCTTCGAAGCGTGGTACGTTTACTGCAGCTGCTAAGAAACATGGTAAAGGGGTTCAAGAATTTGCTCGTCAAGTCTTAGCTAATAAAGAGAATTACTCTTCTGCTATGGTTAAGAAAGCAAACTTTGCTCGCAATGCTTCTAAGTGGCATGCTGCTGGGGGCCGACTGTTAGCTGAAGGAAATTATCTTTATAAGTCAAACTGGATGACTCCTGTAGGTGATAGGTATTCTGCAGGATCAGCTTATGATGTAGGTCCTAGAGTAGGATATAATCCTATAGGAAGAGTAGGGATGAGAGTACCTACTTATGACTATGATTCTCAACCTACTATTAATTCAAGAAATAGGTCTACTGAGTCTATTGCTTCTGGAACTTTATTAAATAATTTTAATAATCGAATAGTAGGCAATACTTCTGTACCAACAGATACATCTTTTATAGATGTAGAAGATAACTCTGAAGGTCCTAAGAAGCCCAAGAAGAAGAATTTTTGGCTAGAATCTTTGGGATTATTTGCTCCTGCATTAACTAATACAGGTTTAGCAATATCTGATGCCTTTAGTACTCCAGAAGAAGTATCTTATGGCCAGATGGACTTGAGCCCTTATATGACTAGGCGTCGTTTACCTTATGAGCCTATAGATAGAGAATACATGGCTAATAAGTATAGAGCACAGGCTAATGCTACAGCTAGGAATATTATTAACACTTCTGCAGGTAATCCTGCTTCAGCTAGGGCAGCTTTAGTAGCTCATAATTATAATGCTCTCAATGCATTAGGAGACATGTATATTAAGTCAGATGAAATTAATAGACAACGTAAGAAAGAGTCTATTATGTTTGATGCTGAGCAAGATCGTCAATTAGCGGCTTTAGCAGCACAACAGCAGCAGTTTAATATTATGAATAATATTAATGAACAGCAAATTAATGCTCAGAATAGAGCTGCTGCTCGTAATTCTCGTAGATCTGGAATATCTCAAATTGGTCAATCTATTGGAGAAGCTTCTAGATACTTAGGAGATATTCGGAGAATAAACAACATGTTTGACTACAACCAATTTGGGGAATGGTTAGATAAATATAATGCTTCTAAGAATGCTACAGGAGGGTTCTTATTTGATCCTGAAGTAGCAGAGTTCCTGCGAGGTATTAAGAAAGGAGGTAAGTAATGGCTGCTGTTAATGCTTATGATAAGATAACATATGGGGAGTTTAAGTTACCATCTTTGCAAGAGCTAATGGTTGCTCCTATGTATATGCAGCAGTTGCATAATAAAGCGGAGGAGGAGGTTCTTCAAAATCAGGCTTTAGCTGCTGATGCTGCTACAAGATTCCAGCCTGGGATTGATGATGCTGCTATACAAGCTAATCAACAATTCCAATCTTCGGTTCAAGCTGATATAAATGATCTCTCTAAGAATGGCCTTACTCCTGGTATTAGACGTAGATTAATTCAGCGTAAGACTGACTTTACTAATAATATTCTACCTTTAAATAAGGCAGCTGTTGATAGAGAACAGTGGGCAAAAGCTGCTAAGGAAGCGCAACTAAGAAATCCTTCCCTCATAATAAAAGATCCTATGCAAGTAGGACTTGATAGATGGATTGCAGATCCTACTTCTCATGAGCTTAATCCCATTAGTGGTCAAGAGATTTATGAGAGAACTCGCCAAGAAATGATTCCTATTAGTAAGTATATTTCTCAAAATCTTCCTGAGTTATCTAAGACAGGAATACCTTATAAGTATTGGGCAATGACTCAAGCAGGAGCAACTCCTGAGGATATTGCTTTAGCTCTAAATAAGGACTTAGGTGTAGATCTTGCTAAAACAGCTCCTCTGGCTTATCTTATAAGAGATGCTGCTAATAGAGTAATTTCCTCTACTGGAGTATACGATTATTATGGAGCAGACTCTGCAGAAGCACAGCGAGCTTGGGAATATGCAGCTAGTGCTTTTAATACAGCATTAGGAGCTTCGAAAGTAGAGGGAATCTCAGATGACTTTAGTATGAGATTAGCTTTACAACAAGCTCAGGAGCAAGCCTTAGCTCGTAGGGCAAATCTTAAAGGTAGCAAAAATACTAAGCTTTCAGGACTATATTTTGCAGATAAGTATGGAGCTTCTGAGGATGTTCCACAAATAAAGGAGTTATCTAATATAAAGGCTGCTATTGAGAATGACTTTTCTAAAAATACTTTAGATTTCTTAGCTTCCTTAACTGGCAATCCTTCAGATCAATTAGCTCTTAGAGCATACTCTACAAATAAGAATTTACAGAAACTAAAGAAGTATGGTATTGATGTTAATGAGAACACTTCAGTAGATAAAGTATTAGATTTAATTGATGCCGAAATTGATAAATTAGGTAAGAAGTATGGATATACTACTTATGATGACCCGGATCTAAAGAAGGGATTTATTAATAGGGTTATTCCTTCTATAACTTCTGGATCATTGAATGTATATAGTTCTTTAGATAATGCTCTAAGTGGTACTAAGGCTCTCCAGAAGAATAAGTGGTTTGGTAAAGATTCTCAGGATGTAATCAACACTCTAAGTAAAGATGATTCTAACTCATTCTCAATAGAACAGTTAGATAACTATGGTATGATACGTATAAGAGATGGTAAAGATACTTATTATATCAGACCTGAGGATATTGACCAGAGTGAAGCAGGATATTATGATGCTTTACGTAAGATTAGAGGTATGAGCGATTCAGAATATAATGATCTTTATAACAATGCTTATAACTCTATTATAGAGGCACAATCAAGAGGTGATGCTGAATCTTATTTTAAGAATATAAACTACTTAGAATTTCTATCTAGCCTGAGAGATTCTACTATTCCTAGTAGAACTAAGACCGCTATGTTAACTACAGGAGTTAATAAAGAAATTCAATTTAAAGCTGAATAATTAATGGATGAGAATTTAAAGAAACTTAATGACACACTATTCCAGATAAGTCAGCAAAAAGCTCAGTACGATAATATCGAGGGACTTCCGGGGGTTAATAAATTAGCCCCCCAGTCCTACGGTATGAATGAATTTCTTACTGAGCAAGCTTCTCACGATACTGGGTTTGCCAGATCTATATTTGGAGATGAATCAAATATTGGTCTTGAATATCTTCAAGCTGCAAATGGGGCACCCTCAAAATACGATGAGGAGATTACTGAACTTAACCAATTAAGAGATTTAAATACTCTTAGAGCTGAAGAGCAATCTGGATTTCTAAAAGCTACTAATGCTATTGTAGGAGGTGCAGTTAGTGGCCTTGCAACAGCTTTAGAAGATATAGGATACATCTTAGATATTGAAGGTCACTATAAGACACTTAATAAGTTAGATAACGATCGAGATAACTGGTTATCTAATGCTATGAGACAATTTAAGGGAGGACTAGAGGAGGCATTACCGATATATGAAACTGAAAGTGACAGTGCCTTAGGTCAATTCTTTAAATTCAGTACCATGAAAGGTATGATAGATTCTGTAATAGGATTCGCCATACCTGGGGGTCTTGTTGCAAAAGGTATTGGAGCAGTTGCTAAACTCAGTAGATTAGGAGCTTTAGCAGGTAGAGCATCAGCAGCTATGAATGCTTCAACAGGAACTAAGGTATTAGCTAATACTTTAGGAGAAATTGCTAAGGATGTTGCTGCTGGTACTATTACTAACTATGCAGAGGGCCAGATGATGGCTATAGAGCTTGGAGAGAATGCTAAGCAGCAGTATATAGAATCTAAAGCTCAGGAATACTATGAGCAGTTCAAAGATTCTCCTATTCCTTTAAGTATTGAGAATGCTCGTAAGTTAGCAGAAGATGAGTTTAATAATGACACTGAGGTACAAGCTAGAATAGGCAAAGAACAGGCTGAATTCGTCCGTAACAATAGAATATTCATGCTAACAGATGCCATAGGTCTTCATGGTCTTGTTAAAAGTAAAGGAGCTTTTAGGCAAGCACTTCTTACTAATCCTAAGGAGAAACTCAAGGCTATTAAGAACCTAGGTAAGCTTTCTGCAGATAATATACTTATTCAGGGAGCTAAGGAAGGTGCCGAAGAAATTGGACAGAATATTCTTCAGATGGAGGGAGAATATCAGGTTCGTAAAGCTGCTGGTACTTTAACTGAGGAAGATGAGAAGCTAGGGGATACTTTCTGGGATAGAGCTCTTGCCTTTGGTACTTCAAAGCAGGCTATTGTAGAAGGTCTTATGGGAGCAGTCACAGGCCCTGGACAAAGAGCTGTATCTAGAGTTGTTGCTAATGTAGCTTCTGGAGATATTCTAGGTCGTAAACGTCGTGATGAGGAATATCAATCATATGTTAAGCAACAAGAATTTATTAAGGGAATTAATAATAAGCTTAATAATATTGTTCAAGCCGAGGCATTAAAAGCTGAAGCTATCTCTAGGGGAGATGATGTAACTGCGGATGCTATGTGGAATAAGGAGGCTGCAGATCTCATTACTGAATCTATTCAGAATGGTACTATTACAGCATTAGAGAGATCTACAGAAGATATTATTAATGATACTAGCAGAACTCCTGAGGAAAGAGAGCAAGCTCAGAAGTTGAAAGAATACATTAATGAATCTGAGAATGAGTATATCTTAGCTTCACATAATCCTAATAGCCAAGAGATCTTTGACAATCGTATACGACATAATACTCTTCAAACCTGGAGTAAAGATTTATACAGGGATATTCAGAATAAACTTACAGATTTAAATGAATCCTTAAGTGCAAAATCTCCTGTTTATAATGTGAGCTTAGATAAAGATCTTAACTTCGAAGCTAATGCAAAAACCTTAGCACAATCTGAAGCTCCTGAAGCTTATAAAACTCTTACTGACCGTATTAAACAGTATAGAGATGTTAAGAAAGCTTTAGATGATGTTGATAAGGAATATAAGGAGATTACTAAGAAAGAGTATCAAGAGAAGTGGCTTGAGACCGAAGTTGAGAGACTACAAAGAATAGCTACTGAAGCTGAAAAGCAAGCAGTTGAATCTAAGGTGAATAAGCCTTTAGTACAGTATGATGATAATAATCAACCTATACTTACTAATAGAGCTCAAGTAGTTAAGGATGGGGATAATTATTTCCTTCGGGGCTATGATGATGAGCTAGGTACTTACAGCATGCCTTTATTAGAAGAGAATGGTGTTGAGCGTCCTGTAAATTCTGCAGACTTAGAATCTTATAGAGAGGAAAATGTTGAACCTGTTGAAACTACGGAAGCGGCTGAACCTACTCCTGCTACTCCTGAAGTCAAATTTTTTACTCCTGCTGAACGTAAGGAGCTTCGTAAGGAAGTAGATGAACTGAAGAGTCTTGATGATCTAGCTATTTGGAGAGAGCGATATAAGAATGACTCAACTCTTAGTGAAGAAGCTATCGAAGAGATTGATGATTTATATCATCGAGCTCAAGATAGGATTATTAAAGCATCTGGAGAAGAAATTAAGGATGCTAATCCTGAGAATAACGATGCTCAGGAGATAGAATTTGTTCGTTCTGATAGCTTTGATACTCCTGAAGCTAATGATGCTTTGTGGGATCCTCCCAAGAGATCTGCAGAGAATTACTGGCGAGGTTCCAAAGGCTCTGATATAGCTAGCCGTGAGAATGGCAATGTGGATCAAATACGATGGTTTGACTTCCTTGATAAACATGATGCTTCTCAATATAGAGGTATTATAGTACCTTTCAAATATGAAGGTAAGACTGCTGGGAGATTAATTCTCACGGATCACGAAGGAAATTATATAGATGCTGATGGTAACTCGATTGGGAAGGAGTTTGATCCTAATAGAGCTATCTATACTACTGTAGCAGATCCCACAACTAATGCTGATGGTAAGTACTATGGTACTCAGAAGGACTTTGATTACTATAGAGCTATTTACATTAGAGATGTTTGGGAACATCTGCAAGATGGTGTAAGTGTACCTGTTGTCATTCAAGGAACAAGTGCGGGTATTATTGATGATAAGTATAAAGATGATGTTATCAAGAAGCCTGCTCAGCTTAAGCCTTTAGCTGAGAGTTTACCTGCTAATATGGATATAAATACTTTAACGGTTTATATTTCAAATACTGGTAGAATTATTACAGAGAATGGTCAAACCTTTACTGTTCCTGCAGGAACAATGGCTATCCATGATGCTACGAATAATAATTTCTATAGAGCCAACTCAGTACCTATTCAGGCAGAAACTAGGCAGTTTTTAGTAGATTTATTTAGGCATTATATTGCTAAATCTATTAAAAGAAAGACCTTTGTAAGTAATAGTAAGTATACTTTTAGGAGTGGTAAAGAATTTATACATTACGACTTTTTTGGAGTTCTACGAGATTTACTTAGGTATAATAGTCATGGTGATCCTGCCCGTACTTTATATAATATTAAGAATGAGAATGGTCAGAATACTGTAAGGTGGAATATTGGGGATAAGAAGTTTGGAGATAAACGATATATTGAAGCTGCTGTAAGAGATGAAAATGGTAACTATGTTATTAACGAAGCGTTTCTTACAGAAGTTAATAATTTCTTAAGTAAGGCTTTCTATAACCCTCGTTATTCAAAGATTAATCCTGCAAGTAAAGATCCTTATTACTTCCCTACTAAGATTAATAAAGATGGTACATTAGGAGCTAAGAAATACCAAAATTACCATACTTTTGTTAGAGAAAATCTAGTAGACTTTGTAGTAGATCCTAATAGTCCTTATGCACATGCTGAGCGATATGTAACATATGATCCTTTGAATGTAGAAACTGTTACTTCTGATGAAGTCTCAGAAGCTAAAGAAGAGGTTTCTAAGGAGAAGTCTTTAGCAAGTGTTATTGATACTATTAGATCTGGTACTCCTGTAAAGATGACACTTGAGGTTACCAATCCTGCGAATGGTAATATTAATAGGTTTGACTTTGAAGCTCAATATGATGGTAGAAGTATTGTTAGCTCTGATCAGGAGAATGCTTTCCCTATAGTTGTCGCAGATCAGCTTAACCAATACGCTGGCAGAGAGGGAGCTACTTTAGCAGATGTTGCGAATGCTGCTCAAGCATACCTTGCTAACAGAATGGGGGTTAAGGATCCTACTCAATTTGATGCTAAACTTACTCTTGTAGAGGATAAGAAATCTCCTGTTTCAGAACCTACTACACTGTCAAGTAATCCTGCTATAGCAGCACTTCAGCGGCAGCTTGAAAGCACTACAGATCCTAAGACTAGAGCTCAACTTCAAAGAGCCCTAGATATGGCTAACAATCTAAACGCTACACCACAGAAGTCCAATGATAATGTTCGTATTTCCACAGTTACAAAATTCCGCAGGACATATGAACAAATGAGTAATTCCGCGAATGAGGAATTAGATAAAGCTGGAGAATGGTTTAAGAAGAAGTTTCCTGATATTGACTTCAAGATTGTTAAGTCTGCTATTGCTAAGAATGTCGTTGGTAAATTTGAGGATAGTGTAGTTACTGTATATCAAGGTACTGGCGCAGAGTCTGTATATCATGAGGCATTTCACGTTATTTTAGACTGCTTACTTACAGCCGATGAGAAAGCTAACCTAGTAAGGGAAGCTCTTAATAATGATGAGTATAAAAGTTATTTTGATTCATTAAAACCTTTATATCCTGAATTAGGTAGTGAAGAATTAGCTGAAGAGGTTCTAGCTGAAGCTTTTGCAGACTTTATGGTAACTGAGGATGAAGATAATAACTTTATTAAGAAGATCTTTAAGTATATCAAGTATCAATTAACAAGGTTATATAATAGCATTCGGCATCTTGGTAAACCCAATAGGGAATGGACTCAAAGTATACAATCTATTGTAGAGAGAGTTCGTAATAAAGATTTTCTTACAAATGATTATCTTACATTAAAAGCAACATCTCCTCACTATAAGGTTATCCCAGGTTTAGATGCTATTACTACAGCAGACGCTGTAAATAGTTTACACTATTGGTTCCTACAGTACTTTAAGGAGAATGGTAATCTAATTGATATACTGCAGTCAGAAAATGCTAAGATTGTGTCTGAGGCTTATGAGTTTGCTCATAATGAGTTTGTAGGTCGATACAATGAAATTCTATCTTCTATAGCTTTCGCAGATCCTAATTTGATGGAGCAATATCTCTCTGATCTTGAGAAGTTACAAAAAGTTCTAGAAACTTGGAATGATCCTAAGGGAATCAAAGCTTTACATCAGCAAGAGCGGCTAGCACAATATAAATTAGAGTTAAATACTTCTGAAGACTATCAAGAATCTGCCTCTGAGATCTCAGGTGGTGAGAATAATCAAGGTCGAGACTCTGCAGCTTTATTTGCGGAATCTATTACTGTAAGTAGTAAGATGAACTCTAATAAAATCATAAAGCTACTTCTTAGTACTTTACCTAAGAAATATTATGATTTTAAGACTCGGGAAGCTATACCTTATAAGAATAGCTTAGGAATGCCTGAGGTTGAACCTTTTGGTAAGGTCTTTAATATCTTAGCAAATAAGTTAGCTAATCTTCCTACTAGCATTTCCATGCAAGAGTTGCAGAAGAGGTTGTCTCAAGTTGCTGAAGAGTATCCTGCTATTTATCCTCTCATTAGAGATGAGGTTGTTTCACTTAGGACTCCCGAGGGAGAGATAATTACTCAAGTAGTCCCTTCTTGGCTCAAGTTAGATAAAGTTGATTCCTGGTCTGCTTCAGATATGCTTCAGGTTGTACAGTTCATGCAGGCATTTAATAATAACAAGAATAATTATCTTATAGGTATTACTAAAGCTAATGGACAGTACACTATCTTTAATGCTTCTACTGTAGGTCATAGAGCTCGCATTGCAGGAGCATGGAGAGCTCAGTTATCTAAGTGGTTGTTAGAAGGTAACCCTGATATTATCAAATTTTATAACCGTAATAAATATAAAGTTTGGCAATATAATGCAGATGCTATTAAGAAAGCTTTCCCTCGTATCCCTACTGCCGATAATGCTGAAGAGTTCTTACGTATCTTAGGAATAACCTATGATATCAATAATCCTGAGACTCTTCAAAAAGCTTTGCATACTAAGAGATTTTTGGATAAGATAGGACAGGTTTACTATCAGATACTTAAGGGATCTTTAAAGACTCCTATTGTAAATGAGAACCGTGATGGAGAGAATGAGAACTTAGATGCTTTCTTAGATATACAATCAGATCTTGGTATAGAAACTCTAGAAAATTCTCACATTTCGCTTGGAGATGAAAGAATTTATGATCTTCAAAAGCCTGGTTATATTAATCAGACAATCAATAAGATTAATCGAGTTATAGATAACCCTGAGAAGCTATATTCAGAGATGCCTCATCTAGATCCTTCTCATAATATTTACGTAACGCACTCTTTGTTACTTAATAGAGCTCTTGTAGATCGGAGAACTCCTAAATTATCAATCTTGATACATGAGGGTAATAGAGAGAATTCTAATGGTACAGGAACGGATTATAAGGATATGAAGCTTATAGATAAGCTTTCTACAGTCCTTAATATGACTATGGAAGGTAGGGATAATATTATGAGACCTGCTGATAATGGTCAAGAGCGATTCCTAGATCATGGAGACACTTGGATTAATGTAAATACTACTCGTGGAGAAGTTATAGATATTTTCAGAGGTTACTTATGGGATGAAATTGCTAGATCTCATATCAAGGATAGAGCATTTACAAACTTTAACAAGAACTATACTAAGGGTACAGTAATTGAAAGTTTGTTAACTCCTAATGAGATTAAAGAATTCTTAGTAGATACTGCTGAATCTCCTAATGATTTTGCAGATAGAGTTCTTAATACTATAGGTAGAGATGTGTTATCTACTCGTATAGAGAGGATGATTAATACTTGGACTAGCAATGCTTATGATAAGCTAATAGACCTAGGAGGTCTTAAAGAACTAGCTAATGATCAAGTATTGAATATGTCTCTAAAGCTAAGTACTAATCCTACTACTAATCAGTACTCTAAATCTAACGTCATAAGCTGGATACGTCACGCAGTAGTAAATTATGCTATCGGTAATATTGAGCAAAGTAAGATATTATATGGAGATAATATATTCTATAAATCTTTAGGTGATGAATTCAAACGCCACAATGGTGCCATGGGTTCTAAGAAAACCTGCTTAACATCTGATGGTATTAATACTACTATAGCACGTGACTTTAAGCGCATGGATGGTGCTGAGAATCTTACTGATGAAAGTGGTAAGCCTATACTTAGAACTGCTGTATTCTCAGATGTTCCTAGCTATTCTAAGCAATTATATCAGATTGCTGAGATTGTAGATGCTGAAAATAATAAATATAAGGCACTTCGCAATGATGTTCTTAAGGCTTATGAACACTCTGATAAGAGTAAGTCCTTTGAGGATATGATGACAGAAGCTCTTATTAAGAATGCAGATAAGTTGGGTCTCAATAGTGCTCCTTATGCAGATATGACTGAGGGTGATGGTTTCGGAATGATTTCATTAGATGCGTACCGAGAATTCAAAGTTAGAGTAGGAGATTGGAATCTTGATTCTGAAAAGCTTTATCAATGGGAAGTACAAGAAAGAGCAGGAGTTCCTGTTGAGGAGAGAGTATTTGTAGATTTTGATGGTCATAAATCTCCTTTAACTCGTGGCAGCTGGGGTTCTCAAGTATTTAATTCCTTAAAACCCCAACACTTTGGTCCTTTAGCTAATGTTGAAGGATTTAAACCATCTTTCTATAAGCTCTCATTGATGCCTCTAATACCTTCTGTCCTGAAGGCTTTAGGAGATACTAACCTCTCTAAGCTTCACGAGCTGATGATTAAGAATCAGGTTAGTGTAGCCGTACACTATTCAGCTAATAAAGGTGTAACTACTAAGACTAATTCGGTTACTAATGAGGAAGGTGTATTAGTTACAAATACAGAGCATCCTTTTAATGACTTCTATGATAAAGAAGGTAACTTCTTAGTAGATACTGAAGGTAATTATACTGGGCCTTTAGATCTCCTTACTCAAGATACTTATTGGGAATATTGGGGTATTCAAGTAGATACTGGTGAACATAAGCACCATGATGTAGTTACTGGTACTCAGATGATGGTACAGATTCTTAATGGGCTTTTTGATGCTGGAGAGATTAGTGAACACTTTGGAGAGAACACTCCTAAAGTTAAAGCTTTAGCTGAGGAATATATTAGCCTGAATAATCAACGTATTGCTATAGGTAGAGATCAACTTGTTAAAGAGTTAGGTCTTGTAGCAACTAAGAAGGGATGGAAGATTTCTAAAGAGGGTATTGTAAGTCTCGTTAATTCTCTACGTCGAGAAGCTATTGAAAGGGGATTAGCGGATAATTACATTACTGCTATAGAACTCTTAGACAATCTTGATGATGGTACTACTAATATAGATATTCTTCCTACACGTGAGAAGATTGAGAGCATCCTTATGAGTAGAGCTGCAAGTATGACTACTTCTCAGAAGCGTCATGGTACAGCAGCATTCCAGGTGCCTTCAACCATGTGGGAGACTAAGGCAAGCCGTACATATAATGAAGGTAAGTATAAATCTTCAGACTTAGACTTCGTAGTAAAATATGTAAATGGTAAGCCTAAGATTACATCTATGGAAGTATATCTTCCCTCACCGTTTAAGGGTATTACAAAGGTAGGTAAAGTACCTCCTGAATTACTACAGCTTATAGGATTCCGTATCCCTACACAGGGACTTAGCTCAATAGAAACTATTGTCGTTAAAGATTTCCTCCCTGAAGCAGCAGGAGATATTATAGTCTTACCTACAGAGATTGTTGCTAAAGCAGGTTCTGACTACGATATTGATAAAATGTACTTATATGTACCTAATTATTATAAGGTTAAAGGACAGCTTAAGTACATAGATTATTCTCATTGGGAAGAGCAATATGAGGAACTAGTTAACTCTTTTAAGGATGAGAAGAAGGAAGGTATCCTTGAAGCTCTGAGTGGATTCTTTGGTAATAGTGAGCTATTACAAGAGCTTGCTGATACTGAGCAGACTCCTAAGGTATCTAAAGAAGAGTTTCATAAGAAAGCTATTGAGAATCGTATTACTCAGATTCAGAAAGAACTTGCTCACATAGCTGAGAATGCTTCTAACTTTATAGCACCTATTCAGACTAACATCTTGGAAGCTTCTGCCAAGAGAGCTATGAAAGCTGTCTTTGGAGATACTTATGAGATGGAAGCTGAGTATTATAAATCTAAAGCAGCTCTTCCGAGTATTCTAGATCCTACATATGTTCTACAGGTTGCTGAGAATTATATGGCTGGTAAGAAAGAGGTAGGTATTGCAGCTAATGCAGGTAAATTCTACGTATTTGCTTCCATGTATAACTTGGGAATACCTGCAGAAGAAGTTCAGATTAATTTTGAGCATAATGAGGAAAATGGTGTTGTTCAGCTCGGACGAAAGTTTACTGCTGGTACTAAGAAAATTCCTATTTCCGAGCTGTTAAATCAGTGGATTAGTGCTGCTGTGGATGCTGCTAAATCACCCTTTGGAGTGAATTTAGGGGCTACTCCTGCAACATTAGGAACGCTTACAATGCTTACTATGGCAGGGGTTCATCCTGATACTCTAGCCCTCTTCATGAACCAGCCTATCATTCGTGAGTACCTAAAGCTACAGCAACAATACGAATCTCAGATTGCTCAGGAGAATTATGTATCACCTAAATCAGCTAGGGTTAAGGCTGGCACAGCTATGGCTCGATATAATAAGAACGAGATTCGAGCATATCTGTCTATGAAATATCCTCCTATCGATGAGGCGGCTCCTGCTAAGGTTTTCACGGCTGATGAGCTTGAGAGTTATATTACTACTCAGAATTTAACTTATCAAAATCAGATTCTTGATGATTTCATTCGGTACGTTGAATGGGGACGTAATGTTGCAGATGCTATGCAAGGTACTACCTATGATACTAAAGATGGTGGTAAGAATCTCTCTGAACTACTCATGAAGTTACATAAAAGTCTTACAGCAGGTGAGAAGATAGTTAACTATGAGAAGCTAGTCGATGAGGGTTATATAGCAGGTTATAAGAATGCTGTTGCTGAATATAAAGACTTCTTTAAACCTCTCTTCCTCCTACTTAGAGACGAGCAGTTTACTAATGGACAAGATGGTTTATTTGATGACGTGATTAGTAGATACACAGCATCTCCTACTCCTGATTATAAAGCTGTAAGTAGTCTTAATAAATTTAAGAATGATTTCTTAACAGCTATTATTCTCAATACTCCAGATGCTAACGGTACGACCTTAATTTCTGAGAGAAAGAGACTTATGGTAGGTGATAACAGTGTCCCTATGAAGTTAGCTAGACTTCGTTCTGAGCCTGCATATAAAGATAATCCTTTATTCCAGGCATTAGTACCGATCTTAGATACTGTAAGAGAAGATATCCATAATATTAAACCTTATGTAGATAAAGATCCTTTGGCTTCTAATGCTGTAACTTATGCTTGGGAACAACTTTATCTGCAAGATAAGGAATTTGCAATGGATTTAATGAAGTTCTGCTTATTACAATCAGGACTTCAGATGTCTCCTCTCAATTATATTGACATTATTCCTGCCTCTATGTATAGGGATTATATTAAACCTATGCTAGATTCTTATCAAGAGAGAGGTTATGGTGTTATGAGAGAAGCTTTCTTGTATGCTTGGCAGTTATCAAATTACAATGATGATAGTATCTTACCATTTAATCTGAGAATGGCACTTGCGTTTCCTCTTGGAAAGAGATATGCTACAGATGAAGATGGTAATAAGACTAAGAAGATCTATCCTATTGTAAGATATTACAACGAGAAGAAGCAAGATATTGAAGGTTCAAGGATTAACTTCCCCTTAGATTCTCAATCTGTAGCTAAGAATCACCAACGTCAGATTTATAATTTTGAAGCTGATAGTCCCTTAGTTAAGCTTATCAATGAGATTAGAAAGATCAAGGAAGTGAATCTTGATAGCTCTGATATAGAGAGATCTCAACCTAACAAGCCTTATACTTGGGAAGAAGTTGAGATAATGAGGGAAGCTCAGATAGAGGAGGAGATGGCTAATTCTGCTCCAGAAGATTTTTATAGTGATCAATCCTCTTCTCCCAGATTTAAATATAGTTTAGCAATGAATTTTGCAGATGGAACTGGTGGTAGAACTATGAGATCTGAATTTAAGGGCAAAACTACTATGGAGCTAGTCCTTAGTGGAGATAGAACTGCTACTTCTAGAGACTGGGGTAAATCTTATAATAGGATGAATCTTACAGAAGGGGATATACTTAGAGTAACTGGTTCTGCTGGAGGAGAGTTACAAGAAGCCTTCGTAGAAGTTACAAAAGCTCCTTATCCTGTAGATTCTATTTCAAAAGAAGAGTGGTCTAAATTAGAAGGATGGAGTGAAGCAGGATATGATAGGATTAAAGGGAAAGGTTATTATCAATTCCAATATAAACTATTAGAATCCTTTAACAACTCTACAAAAAGTAAAGGTGCTGAATTTATTCAGTCGGGAGAAGAACGTAAAAAATTGTGTAAATAATTATGGCTAATGTATGTCCTAACACAAGCTCTCAGGCTTGGAAGGATTTAGTCAACAGGTTTGGTGAAGACATTGCCTGGGCATTGTATGTAAAGAGTGGGGATAATATCCCTACTCTTCGCCAAGCTTTGGAGACTATTAAATCTCTTCGTATAACTTATGAACCCATTTCTGCTACAGAAAAGATGGCTCTTGGTATTGTAGATAGTAAAGGACGACCTGTAGTATATACTAATAGCAAAGCACAGTATGAAGCAGCAATTAATAAAGCTGCTCAAATTAATGCTAACTATGGGGCTTATAGAGCTAAAGTTGTTAAATCTGCAAGCTCTCCTATGGGCAAAGAGTATTCTGAGGTATATGTAGAGAGATATGTCCTTCCTGAGCAATATAAGCCTGATTTAAGCGCTTATGATGTTAAACCTGAGGAGATGTACCAGATTTCAAGAGAGTCCGCCAAATCGCCTATAAAGGGCCTTGATGGGCTTTTAAAGGATTGGGCTGGTAGAATAGGCTTCCAAGTTAAGACTTGGGGAGATATTACTGATAAAGATGGTAATCCTATATCTGCTATAGCTCAGGTTGATATGGTAAGGAAAATTATTACCGTAGCTTTAGATAAGGCAGATGCTACTACTCTCAGTGAAGAGTGTGCTCATATCATGGTGAGGATGCTTGGTAAAGATAATCCTCTTTATCAAAGATTATTAAAAGTTGCCAGAGAGAGTTCTACTTATGAGAGAGTTAAGCAAGAATATGCTGAAGTATATCAGGGTGATGAAGTAAGGATGGCAGAAGAGGCTGCTGGTAAACTTATTGCTCAAGAAGTTGTACGTTTATATGAAGCTAATTCCAACCAATATGTTCCTGAATCTACTGGGATAGTATCTGCTATTAAGAAGCTATTTAACTTAATAAAGTCTTATTTTAAGCGTAGGGCAGAAGTTGCTAATATAACTGTAGAAGGAATGAATGCAGATATGCAACCTTTTACAGAAGTAGCACAGATGATGTTACGTAAGCAAATTGTTGGACTAGATAACCTTGAAGCAGATATTAAGAATGGAGATTATTACTATGAATTAACTCAAGAGATGATCTCTACTCAACTAGATGCTGAGGATTTTCTAAAGAACCTTACAGTACATTATGATGTAAGACAAGGAGCTTATATCAAAGCAGATGGTACTCCCGTTAGTCGAAGAGTTTCGGATATTGTAGCTAGAGGTATGAAGAGAAGATTTAGGGTAACATCAGATAGTGAGAATGAGGATACAGACCCTAAAGCACAAACTCGTACTGTTAAAGGTACTACTGTTCATGCTTACTTAGAAGCCCTGATGAAAGATCGTATAGAGGGTAGAAATTCTACTAAAGAGGCTATTGTACAGCAAGTAGTAGATAAGTTAAGAGCGTTACCTGAATTAGCAGAAAAGTCCAATAATGGTATTCGTGAAATTGCGAGAGTTTCTGATAGACAATTTAATAATCTTAAGGAAGCTGTAAGTAACTCTTATCGAGAAATACTGTCACGTCAGGCTTATATTGATACTCAAACCGGTACTAAAGGTAGTGTTAAAATCTTTACTGAGCAAACTATATATGATGAAACTAGAGATCTTGCAGGAACTTGTGATTTAGTAGCAATATACTCTAATGGAGTTATTGATATCTATGATTACAAAACTCACGAGTTTACTATGGAAGGAGATGAGATCATTAGTGATATTTCTGACATAGCTAAAGAAAGTTGGAATACTCAAATTACTCAGTATAAAAACGTTTTCACCAATGGTATTAGGAAAAAAGCTGAGGCTGAGGGCAGAAGGGTTAATGTACATTTTGGAGCTACAAGAGTACTTCCTATTAATGTACAGTTTGCTAAAGATGAAGAGACAGGTAAACCATCTATCTTTGGATTCGGTAGAATTGAACCTTGGTCTTTGGAAATACATGCTTTGAATCCAGTATCTCTTAGCGAAGAAGCAGATTTAAATCCTAAATTAGCTAAACAGTTAGAGAAACTGTATCAAGCTAGAAATGCTCAACGTAGCAAATACCTACGAACTAAATCCCAGCTTGATAGAGACGCATGGCATAGAACTGAAGATCTTATCCAAAATATTCTTATTAGACAAGATTATACTTATCTATTTAAAGAAATTGAGGATATGTCGAGATCTCTTCAAAGAAGATTAACTATCCCCTTTGGACAACCTGGGTCTCTTACAGCTAATGAGATACTTGAGCTTAAGCAAAGATCTGATGTATATCTAGATTTCTTTCAAGGGTCAGTAGATCTAATTAACTTAGAAGATGATCTTAATGTTCGAATGCAGCTAGGTAAAGCCTTGAGAGAGGTATTATTTATTAGAAATCTCCTTAGTCAGAAACCTGTAGATATGTTGTTAGCTACTACAGGAGAAGATATTACCCAGCCTGGCAGTCATGTAGGCTGGTGGGCAGGATGGTTTAGCAAGGTAAGTGAAATAGCACATCCTATATTTAGAGCCTTCTCTAAACTTTTGAAAAGTGCGCAAGCAAATATTTATGAGCAACTTGAGAAAGCTCATGAGAAGATTAAAGTTCACACAGAAGCTCTTCAAGAATGGGCAAAGTCTAATAATAAAACTCTGCAGGATGCTTTTAATATGATTGTAGATACCTCAACAGGTAAACTTATTAATAAGTATTCTAGTAAGTTTTATAAAGACTTAGAGAAAGCTCGTACATATAGTAGTCGTTCAATAACATTCTTTTTGAATAACTATCAAATCGAACGTGATCCTAAAGGGGGCTATAGATATACAGGTAAAGCATTAGAGGATTTTAATAAGGCTAAAGCTGAATGGCTAACTCGTATAGAGAATGCTAAAGGAACCTCTGCGGAGGAACGTGAGGAAAGAAGATACTTAGCATGGCGTAAAGCTAATGACTTAAGTTATAATAAGAAAGCAGCCTTTCATAAATATAATATGTTTATCAGAGATAAATATCGAGTGGAGAATCCCGATTATTACAGTGAGGAATTCAATAAGATTAAGGATATTAAACCTCTGGTAGACTATTATAATATGTATGTGAACTTTAATGTGGAATTTGAGAATATCACAGGTCGTAAGATTAGTCAAAAGTTTATTGCTAATGTAAGAAATGATCTTATGGACTCTATCTTTAAGAATGGCATTGGAGCTTTGTCAGATCTTAGGTCTATAACTCTAGGAGCTTTAGAAACCCGAGATGAATCAGATGTAGTTTATAAGAGTAAGGAAGAAACATCTGGCTTAGATTATGCTGGTAATCCTATTAAACATGTACCATTATTCTTTATAGATCCCCTTAAAGATAACTTAACTTCTGCAGATATTGCAAGAGCAGAAGCTGCTATTAATCCTAATCTTTCTAGAGATACTGAGGAATGGCGAGCAGCAAGATACAATGAACTTCGTAAGATAGCTGAGGAGAAAGGTCTGAGACATAAATCATATGATCTCTCAAGAGTGTTACTCCTTATGGCCCAATCTGTGTATACATATAAGCACATGAAGGAAATTGAAGCTAATGCGCAGCTACTACTTTATCATGCTAAAACCAATGAAGCTAAGGTCTTTGTTGAGGATAATATTCCTAACATGGATAAATGGGTAGGCAAGGTAAGTACAGCTCTAGGCTTATCCATAGATGATGTCTCAGTATTAGAGAAATTCATAGATCTCTATGTATATGGTAAATCTATTCAAGAGACTGGTAAACCTTTCACCTTCATGGGTAAAACTTATAGTTGGGGTAAGTTAGCTAAAAAGGTAGTTCAATGGTCTTCTCTAAGTACACTAGGATTTAAACCTATCTTGGGATTTCGAAATTTTGTTCAGACAATGCTTAACTTCAAAATGGTTGAGATAGAAGGTAAGTATTATACTAAAGAGTCTACTAGGAAGTCTAATGAACTTAAGAAACAGGATCCTACTAAATATTATGGAGCAATATCATTCTTTCATATAGGTAATGAAGATGTTTGGAAGAAAAGAGCTCTTGAACTTTCTGCAAATAAGACTAATAGAGTATTTAATGTAGAAAATGCTTTCTATCTACTAGAAGCTACAGACTCTAATATAGATCGTAAAGTTCTTACATCTATGCTTTATGCATGGGGATATGATGAGGATAAGAAGAAAGTAGTTAGATTAGCTCGTAGTCCTAAGGCTATTCCTATTGCAGATTTACTACATGTAGATGAGAATGGTAAGATGACTATTGATAAACTTTCTAATGAAGACATTATAAAGTTTAGGACAGCTGCCCAAAGTGCTGCTACATCTGTTAAGGGCGTTATGCCTTCTGAAGATAGGTATCTTGCCAATACTACTATTGCAGGTACATTAATTATGCAGTATCGTAACTGGCTTCCTGGGCTATTGAGAACTAGATTTAAAGGTCTCCAAAAGGATACTATCATAGATGAATATGATGTTGGTAGATTTAGAGTCGGGATGGGAGAGTTTGCTACAGGAGGTATAGAAATATCTAAGGCATTTGGTAGAATGCTCTTAAGGTCTATGCCTATCTTAGGATACTTAGCAGGTGAAAATATTGGCCAGAATGAAGTAGCTGCTAGAAAGCAATATGAAGAATATTTTCATCAACATCTAAATGAATCTAAACAAGATTTCACATTTGAAGATTTCTGCCAATTAAGACTAACTAAGTTAAAAGCATTAGGTTATGAACTGCAATCTATTGTAGGATTATTCCTAATGGCTATGCTAGCAAAAGCTATGGTACCTGACGAGCCTGATGATGATTTGTCAGGATGGGCTACGAATATTGCTACACAGAATTTATATAGAGCTCTCTATGGAGCATATCTTGAAGCATCGTTCTTTGTAGATATTAGTAGTGCTACAGATATTATTTCCTCTCCTATGGCAGTCATGTCTTACGTAACTAATTTAATGGGATTCTTTAGGAATACTGTTGATGAAACTAGGGACTTGGTAATGGGAAAGGATTACAAAGGATTAATATGGTGGGAGGAAGATAAGAATGATAGAACTCAACCTTTCTATTACTTATCAAGACTAACTCCAGGATTTAATGCCGCTCAGGATTTCTTTGATATTTATGATACATTTACCTTTAATCAAAGATAATTTTCCCTGAAGTCTAAAAAAAATTCCCCGGTAGGCGTATAACCTATCGGGGATTTTTATTACTCTACCTTAACATTGAAAGGTTTACCATATTCATAGGGTTCTTCAGTAACGAAATATCCTAAGACATCTCCAAACTCTTGTAATCCTTGGTAAATATATTTCTCTGTAGTACATTCACAAGTTTCTTCGTTAAAATAACTGACTTGCATTAATGTCCACAGTATCCTGTTAGGTAAAGCAGCAGAGGCTATTCGTGAAAATTCTATAGGATTATATAGAGTACCATCATACTCAGCAACTGGGTTAAATTGGTTCTTTATAGGTCTATAATTCTCAACGAATTCTTCATAAGAAATTGTCTTCATACTATTTAAAATAAGCTTGCCTAGCCTCAGCAGAGAGCTTGTAAACCATAGCCTTAGATTGGAATTCTATAAGATTAAGTGAATCGCAATAACTCATTGCAGTAGTCAAGTAATCCTTAAAATTCTCAATCTTTTGGCTAAGGGTATGAGTAATCTTTACAGTCTTACTTATACCTTCAGATGTCCTTAAAGAGCTCTTGCCCATCTTTTTCTGAGCAACCTTCGTAGACATCCCATAATACTCTCGTTCTCGACTTCCATCAGGTAGAACAGTAACTTTGCCACAAGCTTCTTCACATTCAGCAAAGAATTTACCACACATCACAAAGTCAGCTCCCAAAGCTATAGCTTTAATGATATCATCATAGTTGGAGAAACCCCCATCTGCGATTATCTTTGGGTAAGTAGGCAAATCTGTAGCTAACTGTACTCTTCGGATATTATCTAACAACGATGCCATAGGGAAGTGTACTCCAACATTAGCAGATGTTGTACATCGAGATCCTGAACCAATCCCAACACGTACATAGTCTATTCCTGCTTTAGCATATAAGACATATGTCATAGGATTAGCTATATTACCTGTCATGAGAGCTAGTCTGTTCCCAAATATCTCTTTTGCTATAGTACAAAGGTCAATGAGAGATTGCATATGACCATTAGCTATGTCTACACAGACTTTTGCTTGTAGGTCATTCTCTTCCAAGACTTTTGCTATATCATTAGATTTATTTAGAGTACAGAAGATCTGCATGAACTCGTTCAGAGACATTCCAACAAATGTACTCGTCATAAGATGCTTTCGAGTCTTGAGAGGAACTGTGCGTGGAATAACTGTTAAGACTCCAGCTTTAGCAAAAGTTTCCCAGTTAGTTTCGTTTATAACACAATCCATAGGGGCAGCAGCAAGAGGTAGTCGTCCTTTTGAATAGTAAGGATCACACTCTGTTCTGCTAGCAACTCTTGTAACTGGGGCTGGTATTAAGCATACATCATGTAAGCCTAATAGTGGGGGCTGAGTTTCAAAGAGCATATTATCCTAGTACTTCATTTATCATATCTCGATTGAGTACAACTCTAGGTCCTTCCGCTTCTGCAATATGATCTCCTAAGTCTTGTGCTATGCCAGCCATAGCGCGATTAATTATAACATGAGGCTCATCTGCAGCAACTGGATCTGGATGCCACATTAGGTCATGTATTTCTCTTAGGTCATTTAATATATACTTGTCTGAATCTATGCTACTAGATTTTTTTGGCTTTATCTCAGAAGCTAAAGCTCTCTTAATTTTATCTGCTAGGAAGCGGGCTTCATTTTGTGCTCCAGGAACAAATCTTTTCTTAATAAGATCTGACCAATCTTTAGCAAATCCAGTCATAACCTGCTCAGTCTTAGTGAACAGAGTGAGATAGTCTCTTGCAACCTCAGGTCTGTTACCTTCTTGGATTGCTGCGAAGTAGTCCAACTCAGCAAGTTTAGAACGAGAGAGAACCTTATGGAGATGAGGATCTTCGTTCATAGCATCAATGATGTATCTGTTCTTCTCATCCTTAGGCCAATTGTTTTCTAAGGATGGTGATTCCTCATCAGGAGTAAAGTACCATTTTTCGTCTATACCCCCTAGCTTCCCTGTAACTCCTCCAAACCACATCTCTCGTCCGAATGGAACTACAATAGTAGTTTCATGATCAAACCGATCCTTTGTATAGTTACAGTATCTTGTACTTTCCTTAGAATGAGAAAATACTCGATGCCTAACATACTGCTCAGAAATCTTGAAGTTAGTAATTAGTCTAAAAGAGTACCTTTTATAGGGATCATTCTTTTCCGGGATAAAGAATTCTACTCCTTCTGGAAGATGCTCATCTTTCATAATTGCTATTGCTAACTCGGGATAGGCTTCACAGATATATCGAAAGTTAGTATAGTAATACCTCTTCCCATCCTTTCTGTCCTCTATGTGACACCACGGAGATTCCTTTAAGGAAAGAGGAGAAGAACTAGGAGTTGTTAGATAAATACTTCCATGTTCTAGTACTGAAAGGTGTTTCTTACCTAGGAGCATTTCAACAAATGCCTTTGCTGATGTCTCCGTGATTTTTTCCTCTGACTTATAACAAGTTCTTCCAGCTACTTCGATATTTTTCAAGAGTCCCTGATCAGGGAGTAACTCTACTTTGTGGAAGCAAATTCTCATATAGTAATTAATTTTGGTGAATATATAGGTCTGTAATCTTCATCTAAATAGCTTACATTAACTATTTTATGAGTCCCCCAATCTGAAAGCTCATGATTACCCGTATGTACATGTCCACAGATTATCAGATCAATATTCTTGTCAATAATCTCTCCACGTAAGGCATAGCTTCCATAATCAGGATAGTGATCTAAACCAAAGACGGTGCCTGTGTTGGCAGCATCAAATGGTGGGGTGTGAGTAATAAGCACGTCACAGTTAGGAATGCGACTAAAGATCTTATGAGCTTCCTCATCTGTTATACTGAATGCCCATCTAGGAAGATCAGTAACATGAGGTGTGCCATAGAAGGTTTTATGCCCATATTTATAAGAGCTATTTCTCAGGTAGATAAGTTTATTATTCCTACCTAACTTAAGTGTTACTCCTCCAGGTTCATCATAATCTTCTAGGAAAAAATCATGATTTCCTGCAACTAAAATAACTTTAACGCACGGCAGAGATTCACACCAAGGAATAAAGGTGTTTCCAAACCATATAGCACTTAGAAGTTTATTTCGTTGTATACGAAGAGGACTAATGTCCCCAGCGATGCAAACTACATCACTTAGGGGCATGTCCTCAACTTTGGGCAGATAACCATGTAAATCAGATATTGCGCAAATCTTCATAGCTACTTATCACGTTCGAGCCATGCAGCAGCCATAATGCAGTAGTTTGCCATATCCTTCAAAGTATCTGCAAGGGGCTCATTTACTTGTGCATCTGACAATCGTTCTCGATCGCATAGGTTGGCAAGTCTCTCGAACTTATCACTTATCCTAACTACACCAGCAATAAGTCCAAACTTATCAAGAGACTTTTCAAAGGAGTTGCCATAGTCACGGTTTTTAGCGATATATGTTTCCTTGATCTCCGCGTGTACTCTGTTATAATCCATTGCCATCTACAATTTGAATTAGTTCTTGAATAGTAATTTTACCAGTATGTCTGCCAATTTCCTTACCATCCAATCCTATAAGGACTAGAGTCGGAAGACCTCTAACCTTATACTTCTCAGCCATAGTCTCATCTTCCTCGATATTAATCTTAGAAATGATAATTTCTGGCCTCATAGCTCCTAGTTGTTCTAGAGCTGTATCTGCTGAGACGCATCCTTGACACCAAGGAGCACCAAACTTGATAATTTCTTTAATCATTAGAATAACGTTAGCTGACTATTTTTAAGCTCTAAAATAATTTTTCTAGCAGCTCCTAAATAGTATGCGTAGTTAATGTTGTCGGGGATATATGAAGGATCTTTAATATTGTTGTAGATTGTTACACCACATTCTGCAATAATACGTTCATATTCTGACCTTCGACCTTGATCATCTACTTTACACTTTAGTAGTATGTGGCCATCTGTAGACATATAAAACCGATTGATTTGTTGGATTAATTCTCCATTATATTCTACTCGAAATTTCTTGTCTACTTTCTGATATGTCAAGAATTTGTGGATATCAGTACAACCATATATAGTCTCTTCAATAGGAATGTTATCAGTAAAATACTTATTTATTGCTTCTGCAATTATTAAAGTATCCATACCTTTACCTAGAGTAACTGTATCAATAAAGAGACCCTTCTTTTTTATCAAATTAGGATCCTTAGATACAGAATAACCCTCTTTAACAGCAAGATAGTCATTGATTGCATATTGATACATTGCCTCAAATCTATCTTCCTCTAAAACTAGCTTAGTTAGTGTTTCCCACGCTCTACATACATCTTGGAACTCTTGCTCTTTGTCCTTTGGCCTTAGTACAAATAATCCATCAGTATTTGCTTGAATTATAGTACAACCAATTGCAATAAGCTTTTCTGCAAGCATTAATAACATAAGTTGACCATTCATCCTAATTTGCATTACTGTAAATGGTGAATAGCAGAAGTTATGTTTATTTTGTAGATTACCTGAGAGTCCGTTCAATGCTAATTTAAGAGTTGCATCTTTAACTTTGTTGCCGTTATGCTTCGCTTCTAATCGCTCAGTCTTGATATTTGAATAAACCTCAAGGAATTCCTTACCTAGATGTGGTGGATAAAACTCATGTTCAATAATCATACTAGGATACAGACTTGCTACATCTATATCACTAAGTATTTGACTACTGTCTGGAATAATGATCTTAGGCTTGTTCTCAGAATGTATACCTCCTACACCTACACAATATCTTAGTCCATCAAGTATAAAGTGTTTTTCATAACCTTTACGTCCTGGTGAGACAATCTGTTGTTTCAGCTCGGTAAGTAACTCTTGTAGAATAGGAGTATCAAAATGTATTAAGGGAAGTATTGCTTGATTAAGGTCAATATAGTCACATGGAGATCGAAGATTCTCGATTTGTTTCCAAGACTGGTTGGTCTTCTCTAAATACTTCTGAGTAATAATTTTCATTCCAATGTTAACTCCATCCTTACTCAGAACTTTTACTCCATACTCATCTTCAATAGCTAGCCGTAAATCTATATCTTTTTTGCAACGATTAAGCAATTCTTCAGTTGAATCTACATCATTAATATTATAAGCAATCATCTTCTCTATCTCCGTAGTAGGTAGATATTGATTAAAATCGCCATCATATTCTTGAACATTATGAAAGCGCATTGTTACTTGCATAGCTTTAAGGCTAACTCGTAACTTCGTTGAAAATAACATTGTTAGTAAGTCCATTGACTCAAAAAACATCATGTATTTCCACTTCTTCCATCTTAGATCTTCTTCTGAATTAATGATTATGTTACTAAATTGAAACAGCTTACGACATATACGATCATAAGGTAATTGCAATACAATATCACGATGATCAATAATAAAGTTAATTACTGGATTATCATAATGAATATTGTTATAGCCACAAAAAATTTTATCTGTATCAAATTGCTTAGCAGTAGTATAATTACTACTCCAAATACCTCTCTGATCTTCTTTGATTTGCCAAAAAAAATTAATGAGTTTCTCTACGTCATTTCTCCTCGATGATATTTCAAAAAAGAGATATTCCCCAGTTTCAGTGTTTTTAACTGCACAATGAAATACATTGGGGAATACCTCAATATCATAGACATACACAATTTTATTGCGTATTATCATACTCTAGTTCTACTGTCCAGATGTCTACTTCATCATTGTGATTAATTTTCTTAACCCTAAATAAAGTTCGTTCTCCGGTAGTTACGTTAATGGCAGGTAACAATTCCCCTTCACATACTTCGGGTCCCTTATCACAGGAAACACAAAGTCTAGTAAAATCCTTATAACTTACACCTAAAAAATTCTCGTAATGTAATTTAGCTATTATATTAGAAACATTCTTAGAAAGAGGAGTTAGGATAGTGAAGAAGTGTTTGTTACCTCTACCATACCTAAATTTATTCATTCTTCTGAGTTGTTTCTAATGGGTTAATCCAAATACAACGTTCGTCAAAATCTATAGCCCAACGATATTTATCAAAGAATGTTGAGCCCAATATTCCTACAATAGTAATATTAGACTTTTCTTTAATAAAATCAACAGCATCTTTTATATCTGTTATTAGAAATGGGATGTCTTCAAAGTAATCTCGCTTAAAAGACAATGTTGTTTCCATGTAGGGACATTCCTTCGTTGTGCCATTAGTTGACACTATATGCTTTGCATAATGCAGGTCGTTGAAATATTTGTGATCTACGGTATCAAAGAAACTCTTAGTGATTACATTATCAGTAGCTCCACTATCTACTAAGAAATAATGAAGTCCTTCACCTACTTTCATCTTGATAAGAGGAACTTTGACTTTCTTAAAGTGCTTCTTAAATGAAACTTTATACTTATTAGCAGCAAGATTCTGTTGCTTAATAGTTTGATAGATTCCCAAATAAATCTTACCTACGGAGGCCAAAACCATACCCCCTACAATTATACCGATTGCAGTACTTAATACACTCACTACTTTACTTCTTTATATCCTCCAGACATGCCATATCCTCCTCGATTAGGATTATTAAGGCATCCTACCTTATTAAACTCAATCTTAGATATAAAGAGCCACTTAATCTTAGTCCAGATAGAAGCTCTCTGAGAAGGTTGTAGTCTGAACTGAACGATTCTTTCTCCCACATGAATGGTACTAACTCGATCTGCCTTAAGATAAGCAGACCAAATATCATCGCTGCCACTATATGAGGAATCAATTACACCTTGACTATTTACTAATGTTACGCCCTTAGTTCCATAAAGACTGCTGCGAGGAACCATTACAGCTTCAATCCCCTTAGGTAAAGCCATAGCAATACCTAAAGATACTTTCTTTGCATCATACTCTGTAATACGAGTATTATATGCATTATGGGGAGCTGCAAATTCTACATTTTCTGCAGCCATTAGATCAAACCACTCACCATTCTTAGTAATTACAGGTTTGATCATAGGATCTACTGAGCGATAATTAACTACTAACTTCATTTTACTAACATTAATAAACACAGTGAATAACCACAATTGTTACATTTCTTACATCCAGCTTCACGTGATAGCTTAGTACCACACTCAGGACATGTATCTTCTTCAATATCCTTGGTACAGTACTTCATTAGCACACGACATACAGCTGATGTGAAAGAAGCAATGTTTGCATTCACTTTCTTTGCGGTAGCTATGACATATTCTATAGGTGCACCGTGTCGTAGAAGCATAGAGATGTAGATCGAACTTGACCTCTCCTCTAGCTTATCATTGGCAAGATGAATATTCTCAATAATGAGGTCGTGATCACCTACAAAATTATAGCATCCGCGTTTAACCTTAATGATCTTACCAGTTTGAGGTAAGAAATTTCCTTCTCCTAACTCAAATGCGAAAGTTTCATAAGGTTTGCCTTCCATTAAGCCTACAATTACTGCATACTTAACTTTCTTAACTTTAACTACATGAAGTTCAGCATTGAGAACTTTCGGTCTCTTAGGAGCACTATGTTGCTCGAAGACTTGTTTAGGCTTAGTATCTGTTACCAGCACACCAGCTCTACAGCCATCTCGATAAACTGTTACTCCTTTAAGATTATATTCCCAAGCCTTGAAATAGATCTTGCTAATTTCTCCTTCTGTAGTACTACTGGGAAGATTTAGGGTACTAGAAATACTATGAGTAGTATAGTATTGAACTATTGATTGCATTCTAAGACGAGTATCCCAGTCGATCTCAGGGGCAGTATTCTTATACCAGGGAGACCAAGTAATAAAGTGAGATAGTTCTTCAGCAGACATCTTCTCAATGCATTCCAATGTTACTTCTATAGTAGGAAGGTCTAGCTTTAACCTTGCCCATTCTAGGAAGGGTCTATGGAATACCTTGAACTCTTGGAATTTCTCACCATTCTGATCTACAAAATTGTGAGGTTCTCCTTCTACACACTTCTTACGACGTGTATAATATAGGGAGAATACGGGTTCAATACCTGAAGACGTCTGAGTAAGAATACTTACAGTTCCTGTAGGAGCAACAGTAGAGAATGATACATTACGGCGACCTACTTTCATCATCCGATCATAGAGTTCGGGGAATGTTTTAGCCACCATTTGATACCATTCATTGCCTTCTACATGAGCAAGTTCTCTCTCCTTATCCCAACCTACAAAAGTACCTCTCTCTTCAGCTAGATCTATAGTACTCTCAAGTTCTGCTTTAAAGATAGTGTTCATGATAACATCAACTGTGCCGATGCCATCATCATTAAACCCTGTCTTAAGCATTGCAAGAGTATCTGCAAGCCCTGTGAATCCTACTCCACATCTTCTACTCGATAATGCAGCATCTCTAACAGACATCCAGAGATTAAACTCTCGACTGTTATTACCTTTAGAAGATGTTATATGCCCTAATATACGATCTATAGCCTCTACTTCTAGGTCTATGAGATCATCTCCCAGCCTGATTGCGATTTTTGCAACCCTATACAGGTTATCCAGATCTAAAGAAGCATCGGGATAATAAGCGTGTTTTACGAATGAAGTAAGATTAAGGTGAATTAATCTACAACTATCGTAAGGTTGCATAAAAATTTCACCACATGGATTTGTTGATACTCCACGATACTGAGGATATACTCCATCAGGACTATATTCAGTATGTCTATCTACGAACATAATCCCAGGTTCAGCAGTATTCCAAGCACAATGGATCAACAACTCCCATAGTTTACGAGCTCTTACTTTCTTATAGTAATAGCAAGTATCCTTACGGGGATGCTCTAAGCATAAAAGTTTACCATATTCAAGATCAGAGAATGCAGTATTCTCTACTCTTGTAGTTACAGGCCAGCGAAGAATGTAATCATGATCATTCTTAACTGCTTCCATAAAGTCATCAGTAACCTTAACGCTAATGTTAGCTCCCGTAACTTTAGAAAGATCCTGTTTCTTAGTGATAAACTCCTCAATATCAGGATGACGAATATCTAATGTTAACATCAGAGCTCCTCGTCTTCCTCGCTGAGCAACCTCTGTAGTTATTGCAGAATCTACATCCATAAAAGATGCAGCACCAGTAGAACTTTTAGCTGCATTTTTGACAGAGGCTCCCGCCGGCCTGAGGGTTGATAAATCTTTACCAACGCCACCCAATTATATTCCATTTAGTTCGCTACACTAAATGCGCATACGCAGCTCATACTTTCATATGAGATTAGACTATATCTTCACCCTAACAATAGGGGCCCTATGTTTCCACTCGCTTGAGTGTACTCTCTTTCGAGATAGTCGTTGAGCTTACTTTAGAAATTTCCAGATAAATCCATTATAAGATGGTCTTAATCCTCTACAACATTTTGAGATTTCTTGCCGAACAAATCCAGTTTGTCTGGCTGCATCTCTTAACCCTTTATAGAGAGTTTCAGATCCATCTTCTAAACTTATAGATAAGACTTTAGGATTTCCCCAATTTTTAAGTCTTAATAATTCATTAATTTTTTCTTGTCGATGGTTAAAAGTATTGTTATACTTTACTGTACACCATTCAAGATTAGTATAATGATTATTAAGCTTATTCTCATCTATATGGTTAATAGAAGGTAACTGATGTGGGTTATCTAAAAAATGTAATGCTACAAGTCTATGGATAGTATATGGAAAGGTTTTTCCCTCTTTACGGAGTTTAACTGCTTCATATCCATATTTATCAATGGTTGTAGCCAAAACTTTCTCATGTACAGTTCTATAGCCAAAAGAAGACCTTGAGGATTTTACCATCCTTCGTAAACTTTTAACTTTGCCTGTAGAAGAGATTTGATAATAACCTTCAAATCCGATAATATCTTTCCAGATTTCTTCAATAAGTTGCTGATTGTCCATAATTATAAAATTTAATTTTTATAAATATACGTAAAAGTTGTCACATTACCAAATAAATTGGTAAGTATTTTACGTCTTTAGGAGTTTCCAGCAGTTAATAGGGTTTATTTTTCTATACATTACTGTATAGCGACGCAGTGGTGTTTACGTCTTTTCATAAGGTGAGCTTGCTCTTCTCTAAGCTTCATAATACCCGAGTACGAATCCTCGGGCTGCCCAATTACGAAGCAATTGGAGAGAGAGCCTATAGCTTTACTACCAAGTCCTGCCATTACTGATCCACCAGGAACTATATAACGAAAGTCTTGGAAAAGTCCAAGAATCTGCTCTTCACTAAGCTTATTGGGACCACCATAATTAGCTTCTATTCTAGCAAATTCTTTTGCCATGCGAAGATGCATTTGATCAGGATTAGACTCAACAATCTCGCCCTTCTCATTACGAAGAGCATATTTATCAGTCCAAACTTTAGCTGCCAAATCATCTCCTTTAAAATACGTTAACGCATCGATATTTCTCATTAACGAAGATATTTAGAGAAATCAATAGTTCGTTCTCCTCCAGACATATAAGTCTCGTAAGAATAATCAAACTTATTGTTCTCAATGTGCCACGCGGCTTCTTTAATAAGCTCACGCCAACTCTTATACCCATTCTTCTGCAACAAAGTTTGCTGATCATCTATAATATTTCTATTTAGACGACTAAACGGGTATGACCATACCATAGGAGTTCTTTCAAACCTGTTAATGACAACAAATTTGAAAGGAAGAATTGTGAAATCCTTGAAGTACTCATCTTCAGAAATTACATCTAATAGAATCTGAGTATACATAGATGCTTGGATATAATAATCCCATTCCAATGCTGAGAGCTCAAACTTCTCCTCCTTCTTACCAGAGGTTTTGAGATCAATAGGCTGGATTGTTTTGGCATCATGGTCTACTATAATTCTATCAAACATACATCTAATAAGATTCCCATGATATGTAGATGAGAATTTTAACTGATTAACCTTCTCAATCTTAGGATTGAAAGGATCTTCATCTCCCATATACTTCTCAGTAAAGGGATGAGTCTTAAGAATCTTAACACATAGGGTTGCTAGTGTAAGATCTTCTTCAGACATGACAATCTTTCCTTCACTTCTTTGCAACAATGTATAATAGAATGATTGCTTATCTAAGCGATCTAATCTTGTTTTACTACTCCAAGATGTTGCATAATCAAAATTATCTAGAGCTTCTAGCTTTACTTCGTTAGGTACAAAGGTAAAGCTTTTGGCATTAGGAACTTTTTTGTAGATATACAACATTATGGAAGTGATTGTTGGAGAAGGAGTTTTCATAGATGTAATGAAGAACCTGTCTTCTAAAAGATCTGGTTCAGTCATCAAGCAATCTACTAATGATCCAAATCTTAGTGCATCCGACTCATCGTGAGAGGGAGTAACTAATACTTTGGGATCTCCAGAGCGAAGGAACTTAGCAAGCATAGAATACGAGAAGCCTCCCAGCTTTCGATATTCCGGCTCACTAATGTTGAGGGATAGTTCTTTAATACTCTTCATCATAAGGGATGTTGAGTTCATCCTCTTCGTAATCATTAAGTCTAAGGTATTCCACGATCGTTGATTCTAACTCTGCAAAGATGGCGAACATCTCGTCATACATTGGTTTATCTTCCAAACTCCCGGGTTTCTTAGATTTAAACTTAATAAATTCTGAAGTAACTATTTCCTTGATAGACATCAGATTCCGACGCTCCAGCCAACTTTTGACTCTGATAGCATCTGAATCTTTCAGGCATTGCTTAGACAGTTCGGTGATTTTGCTTACGTAATTCATCTAATAAAATCCTTATAGATTGCTCTATTTGAGCAATGTTGTGAGGTTCAAAGAATACGTAGGGTTCACCTACGCTTTCTAAGTAGTGGAGAAATAATTTCTTCTTAAGAGGATAAGCATCGTTAGGTTTGCCTTTAGTGTCAAAATATACATGTGTTCCACCTATAAAGAATTCAAAATCCGGTGTATAAGTAATCTCTCGATAACTTTTGTACTCAATTAGAATCTTCTTTCGGGGAGCATAAATACTACCAACTTCTAATTTTGAGGAAGGAAGTAACTTATATCTAACTGGCTCATAGGCTGGGTCAAATCCTGCATCTTTGAGTAGCCTATAACAGTTATATTCTAAGCGACTTTTGAAGTTAATACCATCATAACTGACACCTTGAGCATTTTTTACTTTCTTATTCTCAGCCACTAGAACTTAATTTCGTCACCATTAAGATCACGAAGTATCTTATTGATATCCGTAAACATGGTGGCTTCAAATCCACATCCTAACCTACAGAAGTAGGCTGGGTGAGGATATGTTAATACGTGGTTATTAGGACCTACGTATTTCCTAAATGTTTCTGCAACTTTTCCTAACAATACATAGATTAATCCTGGATTATATTGATTAAGCGCCAGGATAAGATCTCGTATAAAGGGATGCCAGTAATGTGTGTGGCTTTCAGGCTGATGGGCTCTTACAGTTAGTGCTGCATTAAGTAACAACACTCCTTGTTGTTCCCAGGATATAAGAGTTTGGTCAAACTCATCATTACGCCTTCCAAAATCTCTAAAGACTCGATCTCTAAGAATTGTTAAAGAAGGGCTAATGTTCTTTACTTCTACAGGATTTGCAAAAGCTATACCTGTAGCGAATCCTTTTTGAGGATATGGGTCTTGACCAATAACAACTACCCTTACTTTCTCATAAGGGCACTGTCTAAAAGCTTCAAAAACACACTTTTTGGGTGGATAAACCTCATACTGCCGGTACTCTTCATTGAGTACCGACAGAATAGGTTTAACAGCGTCAACATTTAGTAACTTATTCCAACTACCAAACATTCATTTAGTGTCGTACTGTAGTAACTAAGTTAGTCCCGAAGTCTTGCTCTTGGTCAATACGTAAGTCAATTAATCCTGCCGGATCACTGTACTTATTAGCCAGCTGCCTAAAGAATATTTCTCGATACTGAATATAGTCAGTAAGCTGCAGCGAAACACGACGAGAATAAACATTTGAGATGATATCCTCTAAAGTAATCGCTGTAGCTCCTATGCTACTCTTCAGCAACTGATCTTTATTCTTAATAGCGAACTGGAGTATACCTGAGCAAATAAACATCCAGTTTATAATCTTCTGAATGTTAAACGTCGGAGCGTGAATTCGGAACTCTACAGTCTTACCTTGCTTCTTGAAAAGCATGTTGATAAGATTCGCCCATACATAGCGCGCATGAATATTCCACTTAGCACGGTCTTCTTCATCCATAGGATGAGGATATGTCAGGTTACCATCAAATCGCATACGATCTCCCGAACAATAGATATAGTATTCCTCAAAAGAAGAATACCTACGCAACTTTGTACAGTAGTCTTTACCCTTTGACTTGAACTTACCCGTGTTAAATGCGAAATAAGGCATAATACGAGCGATTTGAGGCTCTATAATCACTAGGAGCTTATAAAGGGCCCAGATAGATTTCGCCTCGACAGGAAAGCCTCCTAAATGCACGTGAAGGGAACAATCCTTATCAAAGGTAGTACTCTTTTGTAGAGTCTTCACCTGATTGATTAAGAGATTAAATCCCTCAGGTCCTTTCATAGGTATAGTAGTATACTCAATACCTGAGATAGAACCATCTCGCAGAGGAATAAGTCCTAAGTTAAAACATTGTGCTTGGCTCAACTTTCCAGCAGCAGTTTCGAACTCTAGACCAAAGGAGAACTCTCCAAATTCTTTTACATCAGGGATATTGATAGGGTTATCAATTCTCATATCGCGGGGATATTTGAGGAACTTCTCCATGTGTTTACTTGAAGAATACTCCTGATTAAAAGAATAGTTGTATACACCCTGTCCTATAGTGTTAGCTAAAACACCTTCTACCTTCTTAAGGATAGGACTGAGTGCAGTAGTGTCTTCGTAGATTCCCAGGTTTTTGTTATAATGGACCGGCCCTTGGAGAAGAGACCGATCCATATACGTAACCATATTTTGAATATTACCACAGGAATCTAGCTTAGCAACATCAATGTTGCGAGTGTGGTCTACTTCAAAAGCTCCAATTATAGGACGAGTATTTGATGAATCCCATCCTACAACTCCCTTGCAGATGTTAACACCACGAGTCTTCCTCCAGGATTGTGAGCCATAATCATAGAAGATTCTCGGATCCTGCTTCAGATACCATGATGTTCCGATCTTAACAGCTTCCTCTTCTTTGATGTAGTACTCACCATTGATAGTGCAACAGTTCGACTTTAGAACTCTTTTACCTGAAGCCGTTGTAATACGAGTTGTTCTCTGTAACATTACTAATGTTAAACGTTGTAAATAGACATGATCTTCTTAGCTGACTTTTCAATCAAGTTAGCGAACTTTACCGGAACCTCCGGACCCTCATACTGTGGACAGTACGTTTTCCATACACTACAGGAATTCGGATTATAAGATTCTGTGTATTGATAAATCTCTCCACGCTGAATCTTGTATACCCGATTGGTAAGAGTGAAATATACAGGATAAGTTCCTGTAAATAACTTACCTTTCCGAGTGTAGAACTTCTTTAACTCAGGATCATAGAAACATCCCATAGTTAACTTCCGAAGCATAGTATCCTTAAACTTGTCCCCAGCCATTTCATAGATTCTGCGTGCTATATGCATGCAAAGAGCATCTTTCATCAGGAAGCCCTGGAAGAAATAGAATGTCTTGGGACGTGCTACAACATCAGTTCCGAGATTCGAGTAGGTATTCTCGAAGCCGTATTCTGAAATTCTGTAGGGACCACTCATAAGGACTTTGCCCTTATAATAACGTCCATCAGGTTTGAAGATAACCTTATTGCTATTGACATAATCATAGCGGGCCTCTGCTTCACCTGCTACAATACTTGTAGCTTCGAAAGTTTTAGTATCTCCTACCTTGAACCACGGCTCCTCTTCGTTCTTCTTCGGAGTCGTCGCCACCGCCGATGTGTTCTTGTAGCCATATGACCCATATCCATAGTAGTCTTCCCTGTCGTAGTCTTTAGCATAGTATTTCGAGCCATAACTGACCTGAAATCGGCCACTACGATCACACTTTCTTGTAGATATAACACGACCGTTCTGGATAATGATAAGGGTATTCCCAGGAACGCTTTCAATGTCATAATCTCCGTAGGTTATGAGTTCAAGAGATTCCTTAATTGAAGAAAACCATATTCCTTCAGGAGTCTTAACCCAGAAAAGAGGACGTTCCTCAGATGAAGTAACACTACTTCTGTACTGAGGACTCTCTCCCTTGAATAAGTAGAATATAGGAATTTTCTTCCTGTAATCTACGAATGCAAAAGCTCCTGCACCATCATACTCCTCTAATACTTTGAAGCCATGATAGTAAACCACATTGGCGAATATTTGGGAGTCAGTAAAATGATCAGGCACCTTTGCGAGATACTTATTCTTCAGTTCGTTATGATTCAAAAGAGTACCATTATGAATCATTGCGAAGTCGATCTTCGAATCCTCATCATTAGGAATACATACAGGCTGAGCTTCCTTGATGGTTTTAGCTCCCACAGATGCTTTCCTACAATGACCAAGTGCGTGTTGTACTGATACTCCTCTGTAACCCTTTAGAAACTTATTCTTGGTAGCAAAATTAGCAAAGAGTTTCTCATCGCCGATACCCCATTCACATTTACCATCAATAAACGCTCCTGCAGAATCACCCCCTCTGCTATCGTTAATTGCTCCAAGTATAGAGAACTTAAGAATATTAAATTCGTGATTGCCGAGTTTACCAGCAAATCCAAATATTCCACACATTATTCTTAGACTAAATTAATTTTATACTTCTTAATTAAATCTTCTGCAGCTTTGCGGTTGTTATTGTTGATAGCATCCACAATATCTGCAGCATCTTCATCTACTGAACCTCCGTTGTTCAGGAATTCAATAGCTGCCAGGATCTGATCAAAGCACCATCCAATAAGCCTGGGGGAGTCGATGAAGTATCCGGACATAACTCGATATTCTACACCATACGAAGTGAATCGGAAACATCCTGCCTTACCATAAAGCTGTCGTCTTCGATCATCCTCATCGATGAGAATTGAAGGCACTCCAAGGAACAAATCCAGAATGCGAACTAATTCCATTGAAGTGTCACGATCATGACCCTCATATCCGATATGGAAATGACACAATATTGTTATCGATAGGCTTTTTATCCTATCTTCTAGTAGTTGAATGTACTTCTACTAGTTCAGCATAAATTTTCACCCTAAATTTAGGGGTAGAGCACTCGTGGAGATATTATATTCTGATTTCTCAGGTTCAATCTCTATGCGTTACGGTGATTATAGTTATTAACCTATAATTTACCTCGGTATTTAAGATAACTTATAAATTTCTGGCGCTTTCTATCAAGCCAAATTGTAGCATTCTGATATAATAGATTGTAAAGAGTGTAAACCTTAGTAGGTTTATCTATTCGATGAAAGTTTAGAGTAAACACATACCAGAAACATGTCTTACCTTCTTTCTTACTGAAATAGTAAGATGTGTCAGGTAATCTGTTACATAAGTAAGTAGAAATCTGTTCTAAGAAATTAAAATCAGTTCCTACAAATCTAAATGTGAATACTCCTTTATCTGCTTCTAAACATCCATCTCCATCAAAAAATCCTCTTATAAAACTAGCTTTATACTCGTCTGGGATTTTGTTTAATAGGTTCTGTGACAGAGGATGATGAGTTTTATCTGGTAATATATTATAGACTTCCTTGAATGTGTTGAACATTTGTTGATTAGTCCATCGAAGTTGAGCTTGCGCTTTTCTCGCAGCTCGTTCTCTAATTATTACCTTTGTACTTAAATTTAATTCAAGTGCAAGCTCATCTAAAATATTTCTGTCAGTTGATAGAATATTAATAGAAAATCTTCCAGTAGATGAAACACTTCCATCTGCTAGAAAAAATCCTAAGAAGTAAGCTTTCCTTTCAGAATCAATTACATCAAAATATGTTCCTAAAGAAGTATTGTAATATTCTTTAGAGACTTCCCCAAGTTCGTCTATAAATCTAGATTTTACACTCGATACAGAAGACTTTGGGCAATTTAATTGCTTACAAATTTGACTATGTGTATAGCCCTTCTTAAATAAGTTAATTACTTTGTTTTGAAAATTAGTCATACCTTTATTTTGTGTTTATATAAGCCAAAGGTACGAAAAATATTTCAATTTTACAATACTATTAGTAAAATTATAACAAAGTAATACATTTTCTCATCCACCGATTTTGCTCTATTCCACACTAGATTACTCTAGATCCGGGCAATCAGTTCACCCGTCGTTCTTAAATTTGTAGTATCTCCCTGGGGACGAGGGTTCTGCTCTCCCAGCCATGCATTGTAATCTGGTGAACATCCAAACAATTTTGCTTCATCACTCTGGAGTTGATCCTCATCTACTAAAGCAGATGCTTTGCAGCAGATATCATAATTCGGATTCTTAGATTTCACATAGTCTCGAATATAGTCTTTCATAACCATCATGTGAGCTATAAAATCCTCCTTATAACACGTAGGAGGAATATTAAACTCCGCGAGGATATTGTCAATCTGCAGGCCAAATCCTTCAGGAAGCTCCGCAGGTTTGTAGGCATGTCCCTTAACACCGGGGATCACCCCAATGGAAGAGATAATCTTATTATCCTTAGATTTGTCTACGATGAACAGCTCAGGATCTGAGCCGATTAAAAATTCTTTAATTTTCATTACAGATACTTTTCAATAAGTTCGTTAATATATGCAATTACAGGTTGATCCTTAGGCATCCATTCGGGATGTCCTTGAATGCATAAAGCACGTGTTTTAGGATAATAGACAATCTCAGGTTCTTTGAAGTTTTGCGGAACTTCTACCGGACCTGCTCCGATACAATATGCTGAGCTCAGGTTTACAGTAGACCAGGCTAGCAGCTCATAGTCTTCTTTAGGAAGATCGTAGGGATTCATCATCTGATGATGACAGGAGGTAATCCTCATCGTGCGATTATCAGATGTTGTAATGTTATGACCTCCTGTACCTCCACCATGGCCAGTAACATGCTGGAAAAGCTTACCATCACTGAGGGCTGTCAAGAGTTGAGCACCTCTACAGCCTCCAATAAGCAGAGCTTCTTTAGGAGCATCTTTGAAAGCTAATACCTCCATGTCATCTCTGTTCGAGAAATGAGTTGTGGGGTGAGGAACATCTCCATAAAGGGCAGGATTAATATCCTCTCCTCCCGTAAACATTACGATATCAGCTTCTTTAATATTATCAACTTTTTCAAAGTCAAACAATAAAAAGCTTGTGATGTTGCACCAATCATAGCCAACAACATAAACTTTGATAGGTTTTCTCATGTAACTAATTGATGTAAGGACGAATTTCTTTGTACATTGCTTTGTAGAGATCTACAATAGGTTCAGGAATCTTATCCTGAAATACATACTCTCTGACATATGTCGGCTCGTCGAATCTAAAGTGTGCTAGCTTATTCGTTTCAGGTGCATTGGGATGTGATACAGTGTACCATATCTTATTTGCAATTTCCTTAAAGCCTAGTTTTTCAACGAATTCATAAGAGACCCTTCTAGGAAGAAATACTCCCTCATGCCAGTTATCTATGTATACATAAGGATCAGGAAAGTTATGTGCATTTACTACTTTTTGGATACTCTCCAACGTTTTGGGAGTATATACGCGTGTTTCGAGCTGTGTAGCTGTTCGTGTTACCATTGCAGTAAACGCATGAGTATCCCTTCCTGTTGTATTCACAAACATGAATGCTGATAGAAGTGGGAGATATTTTAACTCTGGAATAAGATTTCGCAGAGTAAAAGTTTCTCTTAACACTAGCGAAGTCGAACTTTCGTATATTAGCCTGACATAGCTCATTATCCATTTGATATAGAATCCTGGAATATTTTGAGCTTTAACTACTATGTGTATCCCTTTAAGAGCATCACCTGTATGATACTCATAGCCTGTATATATAGTAGCTGGTATAATTTTATACGTTAAACTATATTTACTAAATATTTCACACAGGTGATCTAGCCACTCTATAACTTGAACTTCCTTAAGACACACTAGGTTATTCTGCTCACATAATATATTAATATTAGCATCCGTACAAGCACTAATGCGTATTCTAACCTTATCATACTCTTTGGGAGAGTTTGAGTTTTTTATATAGGCCCACGAACTTGAGAAGCAAGCATCGTTATTCTTAAAGGTTCTACGACATAGTTTATTATCCTTTATTAGAACTACAGAATAACTTGCCCTCAAATTCAGTAATCCTACATTAAGCCTTTGGATTTCTTTTAAGGTCATATACTAAGATTTTAACTCTTGAGGATAGTCCACTTTCAGTTTAGGAAACTGGCCTTTGATAGCTGCTAGAATATTCTTAAAACATTCTACATGATCTTCTGGAACGTCTCCATTAAAGATAGTTGTGATGATTGCATTCGTATCAAAGAGCTTTTCTTTACCAGTCGCATCACCTCCGCCTATTGTGTATTTGGGCAAAACAAATTTGCTCTTATTCTTAGGATCTCTTTCAACTACTTCATAGAAATTCTGAACCTTGCAGTTTGTATCTACATAAGCTGCAGAATCACACATCATTCTCTTCTGAAGGAATTCTAGACCCGAGGGTTTGTAGAAATAGTTTCTGCTATCCTCTACCCACTGTATAGGTCCTTGGTCATAAGAATACTGCAGACGATTTTGCAGCAGAGCAAAGAGACTCATGATAGAGAACTCCCTGAAATACCCTTTCTCTTGAAGGTTAAAACATTCTTTGAGTAGTAGAGCATTCGGATATTCAGAAGAACATCTGATGAGAGTAAGAAGACACAGAAACTGATATGCACTCATCTTCTTAGCTTCCACATGGATCTTAATAGCAGGACAACTAACCTCACGCTTGTTTCGATCCTGATCATACAACCTTGTAGTCTCCTCTACAGAAAGTTTTACTCCCGTGTCTTCTTTAGAAGAAAACTTAGCGAACACAAATTCGAGCTCTCGGTGGTACTTATGCAGTTGATCAGGAGCCAGAGAACAGTAGTTATTTTCATGTTTTTTTACTAATATGTCTTGATCAATATATTGATAGACATCTGCTTTGATATCCACTAAAGTCTTAGTTCGACCATTGCTATTGGGAGCACTGTTAAAATATATTCCAAAGCAAGGCTTATTGTGTAGCTCGTAGTTATACGAAGGGGATTCGCTCCTATCTCCCTTAAGCACTTTCACCGAAATTGCTGCCTCACAGCAGAGAGCAGTACCTGTAAGAATAGTATTAGGCATTTACGATTTGTGTTAACTTGTTGATATATTCTTCTGTGGTTCTTTCACCCAACGAGGGTGCACTGTTTGTTTCCAGGATGATAAACTTAGGATCCTGACCTTTATTAGCAGATTGAACTTTGACATCAATAGCAGCAATATCTAATCCTACAGCGTTGAGGGCTTTGACACATTCTGCTACGATAGCATCCCAGTTAGTAGGTTTATCGAATTGAGGATTTTCCTCGACAATCCATACACTGTTATTATCATGACGATGCCAACGTTCTTCTGCATCTCTCCGAAGCATCTTCCGACAGGTATAGAAATACCCATCCTTAGTTACATGAAGTCGGTATTCACGGTTGTACGTGTAATACTTCTCTATGATATGATTAGCAGGATTATGAGATCCTAACCAATCTCGTAGAGCTTCTTGATCTTTGATGTAGTAGATACTATTCCCTTTACTTGAATGGTTATGTTTAATGATCGCAGGGAATTTATCCCATTCTTCATTTACAGGGCCCCATTCAGAGGAGGTAACTTGTGCTTCATCAAAAGCTTGCTTCATCAAAGTTTTGTTACCTGAGATTTGACATGCGTCTACAGAGTTCAACTCAAGGACCTCAGTTCCTGGGCGTAAATACGGGAAAACTACCGCTGTAGGAGTTGTGCTTCCAAGCCTCAGAAGGGCTCTTTTAGTACTCCTGATCACTCTACGAAGACCATTCGCAGTGTGATTTTTAGAACGAATTTTTAGATAGAACATAGGAATGATACCTACTTAGATTTTATTTGTACAACAACTTTTGAGCTTCTTTTAATCTCTTAATGAGTAAATACCGGGGAATTGAATTGTGCCGGTAAAGAGTTTCATACACATAATTTGCCTCTATTGCTTCTGCGAGTTTATCTCTGATACGATAAGAAATCACCTTGCTAGCAAGCATTTTCCTATACTTGAGAGCATACTTACACAATTGCTTATATGTCCACTTCGGATCATCAAAACGGGCAAGTTTGATCTTGTTCATAACCAGTTAATTTAAATATTGTGTCCCTTAAAACTTCTCTACCATGTAACTGATATAGATCAGAGCTATCTTTAGCACCAAGTTCTTCAGGCAGCTCAATCTGTGGTAATCCGAAGGTACTAGCAAGAGTTTTACCATATTCCCTACCATGATTCACAGGTTTACTGAAATCATTATCATAGAGTATAAAGATATTCTTAAACCTACCTTTTAACTCATTGATAACACTTTCTTTAGGGAGATATGATTCTGCTTGAAGACTACAGGCAGGAATTCCTGTATTACACCATATACACAAAGCATCTTTTCGGGAGCTAGTAATAATAAGGTAATCTCCAGTCAGTGGTAACTGTTGCCATAAATCCCACACATCAGAAGTATGCTTATTTATCCACTTATAGTCTTTACTAAATGGCTGATAAACTTTCAGAGAAATCTTGTTATCTTTCTCTTCAATGTATACATAAGCATGTTTTTCTGCTGGTACAGAAGTACAGGACTCATCTTCTCGTATTAGGAAGATGTGACTTACGGGAAAAACTTTTCCGAACTTAAGAAATTCTTTGGTTATACCATAAGAACTCCAGTATTCTCTGTCCCAAGACTTCCAAGGTCTAAGGGCAACCTGAATATCCACGACAGAGGGCTTTTTAGCCGATTTAGCACTCTTTCTATCATATTGTAATATAGGAGTACTAGTAGTGTAGTTAGTCGATTCTACGAGGTTTAAATAGATATTCTCCATAAGCTCTCCAAATGATAAATTAAGTATTTTCATAAGGAGAGTATACAAAGATCCTCCTTCCCCAGTAGCAAAATCCTTATATACTATATGACCACTTTTGTTGTAATGTAACCCCAAGGAAGGATTAGTATCCTTCCTCAAAGGGCTACAAATTACTATTGGCAAATGTGTTATTCCGAGATAGAAATATAGGATATCGCTTTCAGAGACTTTCGAAAAGACCTCTTCTTTAACATCAACTACTTTCCCTCTCGCTATAGCCATTACCAGTCAGCTTCTAAGTCATCATCCATACCTACTGCTACAGGTACTTCTGCTACTGCAGCTCTCAAGTTCGTAGGTTTAACTACGTATTCTTGAACTTCATAAGGCATATCACCAAAGTCTGTGTTGGGATAAGCACCATTGGCTTTAGCTTTCTTTAGGGCAGCATCATAATACTTCATGTCATTAGATCCTCCCTTCATAGGATAGTCTATGAACCAGTCCTGATAGACACGATTATCATCCGTAGTTCTGGCTCCAGCACCCATCTTGAAAAGCTTCATAGCCGGAATAATACTCTTCAGCTCAACAAGGTTTCCTTTGCCTATCATATCTTTGAGGGTATCAAATCTACAGCTAGCATCGGCTTTATTCTTGATAAGCTCCCCAGTAGCAAAATCTGCTACAACTCTGGGAATATTTACTGAGGCTTGCACTATTCGCATAAGTCTTTCCTCACCTATGAGACACGGGCGGGGGTCCTCCATTAGGAACATGGATGCAGGCACATTATCAGGTAAACGCTTCTCCTTGAATTCTTCCTTAGTGAGCCATGTTGTTTGTCCATACGGATTAATTACCTTAACCTTAGACTTGTCAGCATTATACTGAACAGCATCACTTACCCACGTAGTGATACGAGTAGTCATCTCGATACCATTACATTTCTCAGGAATAGTTTTACCAATGAAATCTATACGAAGACGCTTAATACCAGTTCGAGGATCTACACCGAGATACTCAGGATCGTTCTCAAAGGGTCTTCCATAGATTGCTTCCAACTCCTTCTTGTTAGGGTTAATAGCAATAATTTTCATCGGTACCACACCAGTGTACACAGGAAATGCATTACCTTCAGCAACAGGCTTACCTGCAGCAATAGCCATCAATACGAGTTCTTTCTTATTCATTGTCATCTACTTTAATTTCGAAAGGATCAATTTCTTGGTCCATAATTTGCTCCTCAGGAGCTTCCTTGATCTTAGTAGTCAGTGAGCCATTGAGAGCTTCGATTGCACTATCTATAGATTCAAGTCTAGCTGTCACTTCTTTTATATCAGAATCAATCTTTTCAAGAAATGCAGCTTTCTTCTTTTCCAAAGTACCTAACTTAGTTAAGTAAGGCTTCTTGGAATTTTCAAGCATCTTCTGAATGTTAACCATAGCTATTTCATATCATAATATTCCCGAATTGTTTGATCTACCAACTTCAGAGAGTTGGGGATTAAGAAATCCTTAAACATTCCGAGAGGAGTTTTGCCAGAACTGTGGTTTGCCTTGGTCTCGAAGTAGTATTTGTTATCTCCTTCAAGACCAGGTTCTATACGAGTAAATAATACTATAGGGAGCATTGACTCAGGAAAAATCTTCTTCAGCTTTTTACCTGATGTAGCAAGTGCTTTGCGATCTACTCCATCAATATCAGTTATTAATTCTACATGACCCATAATATAACATATCTGGTCATCACGTAGAATAACATTTGCTGTATTGATAAGATCTACAATATCAATTGCCATGTCTCTCCATGCGTCAAAACTCATCTTACGACGGTCTAGCATTTCCTTAAATGTGATATAACTATTAATAGTGTCAACACTACAAGATTTAATATTGGGATCTTGTGCCCATGCTTTAAGAGTCTTGATGATTGTGTCAATATCACAAGTCTCTCTATAGTTCTTATTCGCGCTACACCATTGTTTTGTTAATGATGCAGGGAAGGGGAGTGCTTTTTGATCGATATTAAGAATACCATGACTCTTAGGATCGATCCCTTTGTAACCTTCAGCAGACAGATCTATAGAACCATCAGGATTAATGATAGTACTAGTAGTCTTTCCGTCTCCAGAAAAGCCAAAGATTCCTACTACTTTTGCCATAAAGTTTAAATTTGGAATGAAGAGAGCTAAGAGTTGTTGCAACTAAAGCTCCACCACCTCTGAGGGACCTTAATAATGAGTATACCTTTGCTAAACCTTTCTCATCCTTTGGGAGAGGAAGTTCTTTAAAGAAATTTACTGCACCATCAAAGTAGAGAGGACATACATTTCCTCCTCCACCCTCACGTCCACCAATAAGCTCTAAGAATCTTATATTATCCTTAAAGAATTTGATGTCATAACCTAGATATTCCGCTATCTTGTATCTATACGGAGAATATAATCCAAAGAATAAGTCAGCATCCCTAAACGTTGTTTTACAATCTCCTAATCCATCCGCCGTAGGTCTCAATTTATCCATTTTAAAATTCTCATTGGACTCTTGAGATGCTGCTTGCTGCTGGATAACTACGAAAGTGTAATTAAATCTGTTTCGTAAATATACAAGATGCTTATTTGAGAACATTTCTATAGTATCTCTAAGATTTAATCCCTTTTCTAAAGAAATAAGAGATATATGATCAAAAATTACTATATTATAAAGTTCAGGATCATCAGGTTCATAATAATCGAAAATCTTACGTGAGAATTTTTCTGTACCTTGATTATCATAAAAAAATTTTGTCGTAAAATGTATCTTACCATTTTTTTCAGCATACTCCTCAAGGTAAATTTTTATTCCAGTCGGATTTCGAATATCATCAATAATTGTTACATGCTCCTCAAAATATCGAATATATTTTTGGTATTTATCTTCTTGTAATAATTGTAAAATTTCATCAGGCAGTGGTTTATTTATATCTACAGAACGTAATTGTTTAGTATCTATATGAATGTTACCATCAGATAATCTGTATAAAAGATGACAAATGAATTGCCTATACTTTTGTTCTGCAGACATCTCCCAGCTAAAATAATGCCAACGAACGTGAATGTTATCATGTTCTATAGCATAAAATAGTGGTTCATATAAGCACATACTATCTGCTATCTGAGTTTTCCCAATTTTACTATTTGCTGAAAATAACAAGAACTTGCCTTGTTCAATACCAGGAAATGCTTCTCTAAATCTTGGAAATGGACATGGTATACAGTTTAGGAGACCTTTAGAGATTCTTTCCTTACGCTGTATTAAGTCCTGAAATACTCTATCAAATATGCTCATTAAAGAATAGTTTCAGCAAACGCTGTTCCGTCATCACCACAATTTTCGAGATTCTCGATAGTAGTTAACAGATCAGATTCGCCATCTTTCTCAATGAAATATGGTAGAATTCGCATCAGGGAAGTATCAATTCCAAAACTTTTGACATAGGCATCAGTAGCCTCAAGGATAGTTTCCGATGGAAACTCACCATATCTCTTCAAAAAGCTAGTTAGCTTCTTTACTACAAGAGCAGAATTACTTCTCCAATATTTGTTGGTGCCAATTTTCTTTCCCGCAGGAAATTTCTCAGCCATTTGTTTAGCTAAAGCCTTGACATCATCTTCATTGGTTGTAACAATACGAGAAAGTCTCATTGCTTCCGTAATAGCATTATATCCCTTACCATTTAGTTGAATCATGTGATCCTTAATGAAGATATAACGCTTATCCAGGAGTTCCTGAAACTCACTCTTAGTAATTCTATTCCTTAGAGATAATAAGTAACAAGTTTGGTTAAAGGATAGGTTTTGTGATTCGTACGCTTTCTCCTTAATAGTTATGTCCATTGAATGTACTTATCATCTAATTAGTTTCTTCAGTTACTCTACACATTCGTAACTTACTCCCCAGCCTAAATTAAAAGTCTCTACGAAGGCTCTTAACTTATCTTGAGGACTCATTTTCTTCCAGGTTTTAGGGTCTAGGATCCATGCAGGGCGATCATCTACAGACCTATTCATCTGGTATCTTAGCACATCATCTCCAACGATAGTTTTTCGATAACATGCTTTACCCTCTTTGCCCAAACTAAATGCTACAGGCAAGTTCACTGTCACAATAATTTGCATAGCTACTTTCTTTTAAACTTCATTCTCTTAGCATTCAACTCATTGAAATATTCTCTGAGGTGCTTCCAATCCCGTTTCTTCTTTAGAACTTTGATAATAAACGCTTCCTCTCGTTTACGATCAACCCACGGCCCTTCACTTAGGGAGGGCTGTTTCTCATACTTGCTGGCATCATAACCTAAGCGGTGATGCTTACAAATTTTAAGAAGTTCAGGGATACTTTGAATGAATCTTGCCAGAAATATAACCAGCGGGATTCGAGAGTCTTTATCCCGATTCATAGACCTCATAAGATCTCTTTTAGAAATCTCAAATTGGACACTCGGGATTTGTACAGAGTTTTCAGTCACTTGGACTACAATGTACATATACCCCTCAGGGGGTATCATCTCAACACGCGACGAATTGTACGTCTGATAGTTGAGGGGAATTAGCAGCTTTCCTTGGAATTCTGCTAAGGTTGCTTGTAATTTATTCATTCAGCAGTTATTCACTTCCATATGAATTGAAGTTATCCCTACGATAAGGAGTAACTTGGGACAGAGACTGACTTTTGATAGCTTTCCTATAGCCTATAATTTTGTCTCTATAGGACATTGTGCGCCATTTAATAAGGCATACATAGTCCCATTCTTCAAAATCATTTCCAGCATTGTAGTAGCCTCTATAAATCCCAGTAGCTTGTTCTTTAAGGTGATGTGGAGCTTTTCGAAACCACTTGTTAAGCTTTCTTGGGGAGGGATCTCCTCCACACATAGCTATAATAGCTCCTGTTACCCAAAGTAAAGCTATTCCTAAAAATACTATCAGTGGAATCATTACTTAATTTTTACATGACGAACATATAAGCACTTTGAGCATATGTAATTATTATGATCAACAACTACAAATCCCTTCTGATTCTTGTATTCTACTGTCTCCACTTGTACAAAGGTATGTTTGCAGAATACCTGTCGTAAGTAATGAATTAACCATCTCATAGCTGTGAAGTTATATTTCATCCGTGTTTTGATGCCTACTAACAATAGTATGAATTTTGTTAATGTACTCTGGGTCCGTTGCATACGGCAGTTCTCTTAAAAAAGTGTAATATTCTTCTACTGTGCAGGAATCTTTGCCTAATTTATACTGAACTAAGTTTTTATATCCTTCTACAGAATCCCACCAATTTTCGAACTTGAAATAGTCCTTATTGGCAGAATCATAGAGTCCAAGTATATTGTTGTAATCCTTGCAGACTCTTGAGGTATAATAACCTGTTTCTAATATAGATTGAGCTACTACAATCTCTGGATGAAGGAGGTTATAGTACATACAAGCTTGCTTTACAGCACATACTGTAAGCTCTTGCGGTATCTCAAACTTAGGCACTAAGGTATCTAAATACTCATCAGTACTGCCTTTGTTGAGAACGTTTGCAGGCTTCGTTGTAAGCCCACAAAATAGGATTACTCCTACGATCTTAGGTATAGCTTTCATCATATGGTGATTTGAAGAGCTAGTGAAGGGACTCGAACCCCCAACCTGCTGATTACAAATCAGCTGCTCTGCCATTAAGCTACACTAGCACCTTGACCTATTCAAACTGGAGCTCCACGATCTTCTTCTCGTGGTCAGTAGTAGAGTCTTTAACTCTGATAGGCTCTCCATCGTTGAAGCAATGGAGCTCGTAATCTGGAGCTAATGTCCCCAGATACTCAATCATGTCCTTGACAGTAATAGGCTTCATTTTCTTTTGAATTAATTCACGTAATTTATTCCAGAAAGGAGTGAGATTATTCTTATTCCTGAGGATATTTGCAGGTGAATTTCGAATAATATTCATCTCCATAGGATATAGATTCTTAGTCACTATATACACCCCTTGGTAGAATTGTCTTCTACTAATTTGAGTTGAACACCACTCTAAGGCTAACCTGCAAATTATAGTCCTCATGAGTTCAAACTGATCAGGGATCAGTTCTTTGAAGATGACATTCCTGTGATCTACTCGCTGATCTGCATCACAAGGTCCTGTATCATATTCTAAGATGGTACATTGAAGATTAGGCTCGTGCCCTCGGAAAATACAGCCTTCACAACCACCTTCTTTAGTAGCTGGGTAAACTACTATTTTTTTAGGGGTTCCGCGTACTTTACATGTGAATGCTTCCCCAATTTTTCTTTCTACTATAGATAGTGACATAGTTACAGTTTTTTACCGCATATAGGACAATATTGGAAGTAATATCGTCGATGAATAGTAACCTCGTCAGGAAGGTGACCTTGTACTGAGCAGATTGTTGAAATACCTCGACTTAGATCATACTTCAATTCTTTTACTTCTCTACAAAAGACACAGCTCGGTTGTGATATAGTTGTCTTATCCTCAGGTACACTATTTGCAACTTGTACAAATATAGCTTCTCTGTTATCAGATCTACAGGATGCACTACAGAAGCCTGTTCCTTTGAGAGGTTTATTACAAGTATTATAAAGAGAATATTTATAAAAGAAGCATTCATCACACCTACTCCCCAATTTTACTTTGAGGCATACTGTGTTGTATGGATAGTAAGGGCTTGTTATCGTAAAGACCTCTCCAATTTTGCGTGTAATTGTCATAATTATAAATGTTAAGAGTATTGCAGGTAGGATTCGAACCTACGATCTCCTCCTTGAAGGGGAGGTGACTTAAACCACTCGTCTACTGCAACACTTCATTTATTCCTCTAAGTTAGGTTGTGTCTGAACAACACTGCGAAGATTTCTTAGCTTTGTCTGTAAGGCATCTGCACTTTCAGTATAAGCCCTTCCACACTCTTCTAAACACCAAATGAGTATTGTTAATTCATACTCAGTAAGGTCTACAAGAATCTTTTTAGGTATCATTACTGAAAGGCTTTAGTACAGCTAGATATCCATCCTTTGAAGAATTCTGCTGTAGTGGGCACTATTCGTTCAGCTCTCTCGGAGCGAAATTTTCCATTAACTCTGGGAGAATTCTTGTAGTTCGGGCTCGTAGTCGACAGAGTTGTACAAACGAGGCTATTCATTTTCTTGCGTAATTTACAGAGGGCATGCCCACTTTTGTACCACGATGTGTTGTAATAGAGAGGAGTTCCTCCAAACTTTTTAGCACATTCTTCAAATCCTGCAGTAAGATTATCAGGAAATTGATTCATTACTTTAATAATCTCAATACAGCGTTTTTCAGTCCATTTCTTGTACTTCATAATAATATTATTATTAGTTAATAATTGTTGCGATGTCAGGATTTGAACCTGAAATACATCATCCAAAGTGATGTGTGTTACCGTTACACTACACCGCATCCTGACTATGCAGTCTTCTCCATAGCTTCTAAGTACTCCTTAGTAGTGATTTCTTCTGCATTCTGAAGTTCTGAAGGATCACATACAAGATTAGTTATCTTGTGATGAGGTCTGTCAGGAACTAACATTGTGCATACGAGAATACCAAAGTTCTCACGTTCTACTTTAAAGTACTCATCATGAGCTCTCTGACGATTTGCAGGGAGCTTAAAGATTTTACCTATGAGGCTCATAACTATCGATTGTGAGTTGAATCTTCTTCGTTGAGGTATTTATCGAGAAACTTATCCAAACATTGGACAGTTTTATCAGGCAGTTTTTGAACAGTTTCGTTACTCTTGATATAATCTATAGTTCCTCCAAGTCCCCAAATCATATAGGCTTGCTTTGTGTTAGGAAGAAATATAACTCCGAGTAAAGAAAATCCTAATATCAAGATTGATCTCTTTACTATCTTGAGAATAGTAGAATAGTCATTATCTGACCTATCCGAAACTACGAGAGTAAATCCTCCTACAACTACTATTGTTCCAAAGATTATGAGGAGCACAATGAATAGATTACAAATGTAGTCTAATCGAGAAATCCAGTAAATTTCTGACATTTTAAATGAGATTTGATTTGGCTAAAATAATTGCTTGTTCTATATCATCAAAGAGTATCGGAGTAAAATCTATTCTGTCCATAGATACATTAAAATATCTCGGATCCATGATAACTCTATCATGAATATGGCCGTGTATATTTCCACGAACCTTAGGACTGAATGAAAATTCCAGGGGATGAATAGGTATGTGAGATACAAAAAATCCTTTATACTTCATACATCCTACTACTCTTATTCCTAAACTGAGATCGGAAGAGCA